GCCTGCGTCGACTGCCTCGAAGCCTGACCCCCGACCACCCGTTCCGGCACCCCAGGAGAGACACCGTCATGATCCCCATCAGCCACGAAGACTTCACGGCCCTCAAGGCCCTCGACGACGCCCGCCGCGCCGCCGCTCCTCTCACCACCCGAGTCGCCGACTCAGCCAGCAGAGCCTTCTGGTACTTCGCCGAAGAGGCCCTGTGCATCAACCCCAACCCGACCACGCAATCACAGGCATACCCCGACCGGCTCCTGGGCCTCCTCATCGCCTACCCCGAACGCCCGCTGGAGGAGTGCCTGAACGACATCGGGTACGCCGTTATCGAGCCCGACGCTGCGTCCGACCACAGATTGGACCCGCTGTGCTACATCGCCGTCTCGGGCGACACCGGCTCCCCCGTCCGCGTCTTCGCCAATCCCGACGCCGCCTACGAGTTCTCCGGGAACACTGAAGCCGGCATCGGCACCGACATCCTCGACATTCCCTTCGAGCCCCACGTCGACGTCCCCGACGGCATGGACCTCGACCGGCTCGCCGCGCAGCTCGCTGACACCATCTCCGACCATCAGCACGCCGAAGGGATCGGCTTCAGCGTCAATACCGAAGCCGTCCTCCCCGCTCTGCCCGCGTTCATTACCGCCTGCCTCGCCCGGCAAGCCGAACTGGACTCATGATGATCGCCCTACCGCGCCCCGAATACGAGGCCATTGAGATCGCCGACAACGCCCGCCGCGTGCTCCGCAAGCGTTCCGCCAAGGCCGCCAACAACGCCACCCGGGCACTGCGGAGCTACCTCGACGACGTCATGGGCAGCGGCCACGCTGAAGCCCTCCTGGGTCTGCTCACCGACTACCCCGACCGCTGCCTCGGTGAATGCCTCAACGCCCTGGGCTACGTCGTCACCGACCCTCCACCCGACCCCCAGGCGCCGAAGTGTTACATCGTCGTGCGCAATGACGATGACTGCGATTGCAAGACCCCCATCCACGCCTTCGTCCTTGAGACAGCCGCGCGCGAGTTTTGCAGCGATCCGTCCACCCACGTCGTCACTGTCGACTTCGAGCCCGCCCCCGAACCTGAGGTGCCCGAAGGACTCGACCTCGACATGCTCGCTGCTGACATTTCCAAGATGCTCAGCCGCTACGGGTACGACGAGTGGGGCCTGGAGAACGTCAGCGACGACGAGATCCGTCCCGCCCTGCCCGCGTTCGTCGCCGCCTGCCTGGCGAACGCCGCCGCGAACAAACCGAGCTGCCCGGATGAGGCGACGTGTCACCACGAGTGCCGCTCCGTTTGTTTCCGAGTGAAGTATTGCAGTCCGTTGTCCGGCGTGTACCCCGGCGATGACTGGCCGGAGTCAGTGCGCGCGAAGCACGCGGGGGACTGACCCAATTATGAAACCCGGCCGCGTTGTCCTATTCCTACTCGCTGTACTCGTCGCACTGGGCATTTACGGTGCCCGCAACACACCTACCATCATCCCGGCCGGCGCCGACACCCCACAATGCTGGCAACTTCACGATGGGATCAACCAGCCGTGCGCCTCCCACGGGAAGCTCCGCACAATGGTCGAGTGGCGCATCGTCGACAAACAGGGCCTCGACCACGACTGCTGGCGTCTCGCCATGACCCTGGCGCACCCCGGCCCCGATGACCCCGATGAGTCCAACTTCACTGACTGCAACAGCAAAGACACCTACGACCGCTACCAGATCGGTGACTCCTACTGGTCACCCGACTCCATGACCCAACTAGCCGGATAGGACTGCCCATGGTCACCGCTAAGAATCCTCGCTTCTACCGCATTGAGTGGAAGGGCGACCTCATCGAAGCGCCAACCACAGTCAAGAGGTGCGGGACGGTGCCCTTCCGGCCCATGACCGCAGACATCACTTACATGCTCAAAGACGATCAATGGGTGCCCTACCTAGCCCTGATCACCGGGCCGCAGTTAAAGAAAGACAACACCGACGGCAAGTCACTGATCAGTTCTGAATATCACCTGAGCTGGGCCGATGACACCCCGGAATGGATCACCGCCCTCGCTCGCCTCCACACCCCCAAAGTGGTGTCCTCATGACGCGCCCTTCGCCCGCCACCGGGGACTACACCGCTGAAGCCGAAGCTTGGCTAAGGAATGAGAACTACCTCCCCAGGGCCCGGCACGACTTCGCGGCAGCAATCGCGCAACTCGGCATCCTCGCCCAACTCACCCGCATCGCTGATGCTTTGGAGGAGGCGAACCGCGAATGACGCAGCACTGGTCCGGCCTGCCGAGCTTCGGCTACTTCGACCAGACCCTCCCCCAGCACCTCAAAGCGTGTGCCGCTGCCCACGAGGCATCCCACGCCGTGATCGGGGCGCACTTCGGTCTCACGCTAGGTGAAATCAGCATCACCCTGCACCGCGAAACCGAAGACGTCTCCGGTCTGGTCGTCATCGAAGGTGATGAGGACGGGAAACGCATCTCTGAAACCCACCTGCCCTCCTGGCTGATCGGATGCGCCGCCGGGCAGGTGGGCGAAGCGATGTGGTGGCAGCACTACAAACACTGCACCTTCGAGCAGGGGATGCTCAACGCCGACGCGGGCGCCGCCACCGACCGTGCCATGTTCGCCAAGAACGGCGGCAAGAATCCACCCATCAGCCTGCCCCAGGCCCGGCTGATGGCACAGGCCCTCCTGATGCCCCGCTGGGCACTGGTCTCCCGCTACGCCGCGACCCTCGTCCACGACGGCCGCATGGCCGGCCGCAAGATCCAATCAGAGGGGAGGTAACCATGCGGCACCCAGACAGCTACGAACACGAGCACTGCGGAACCGAGACCGTCGAGTAGAGCGATCCAGAGTCAGCACTGAGGGGAACCGAGACGGGGACAACCAGGGGAGGCCGACATGAACCGAGGGGACTAAACCCCCTCACACGAGAGACCCCCAGCAGACGCGGCTGGGGGTCTCTCTGCGTGCCGGAACACCGGGACATCAAGGGGGATCAGTCGTCGCGCGTGTAGTCCTTCGGCACAGCCATGCGGGCACGCCGGTCGGTGTAGCGCCGCGCACGAGGCACCGGGATGCCCAGCGTCAAGAACACCCACGCCGCTGTCTTCAGCCGCTCCGGGTTGCCCCCACAGTGCCGGCAACGGTGGTAGCTGCCGTCAGCCTTGGGCGCGGGGCATCGGCCGCACTTGCGCAGCGGGTCGCGCTGCACCTTGACGAACCACCACAGTAGGCCAGCGACCACCGCCAGCGTGCCCAGTGCGGCGGGGGACATGCCGCTGGGGGCCGGTTCCGGGCCGGGAGCCTGCGCCAGTGCCGCCGCGTAAGCGATGGTCACCATGTGTAGTCGCCGCCTTGGTCGTTGGATGGTGCTGGACTGTCCTGGATGGTTCTGGCTAGTTCTGGACGGTGCTGGCCTCTCCGCGAGATACCCCTAAGGTCGAGGGCTCGCTGACGGCCCGGCTGGACGGTGTTGGATGGTGCTGGACTCCAGCACCATCCAACCAGTTGGTCACTGTGCGTTACCGGAGTCCAGGCGGTACTCCTCGGGCACCATCGACGGAGACACCAGCCGGTAGTACTCCGAGCCCGCCGCGATCGGCACGATCGCCTGAGCCTCCTGCGCCTCCCGGCGCTTGTTCTGAGTCCACGACACCGACCGGTGGCACTTCTCCCGCAGGGTCTTCACCCGCACCCCGTCGCGGCCGGCCAGCTGGAAGACCTTCCAGAACTCTGCGGTGGCCTTCTCCGTCGACCAGTCCTCGTTCTCCTCCGCGTATCGCTTCTGTGCCGCCGCCAGATCCTCAGCTTCAGCCTTGCCCTGCGGTACCAGCATCAACTCAATCGGGATGCTGTCCGCCACTGCTGTTGCGTCCATGGCCTGCTCCTTAGTGTCGTTCCCCGCCGGAGTCCCCGGCTCATTCCCCGCTGATTCCCCGACCGGATTCCCCGCCGGGCTCCCCTCCGAGTCCCCGCCCGACTCCCCGAGCATCGCCGCCAACTCGACGTCGATAGCGTCGGGTCCGAGCGCCGGATCCGGGGTGTCGTCCTCGTCCTCATCACTCCACACGCCGCTGCTCGGCTTGACGTCCTCCGGGCGCCAGATCTTCCGGGCCCGGTACTCGTCGTTGCGGCAGTCGACGTTCGTGCTGCCGGCATCCAGGGGGCAGCACCGTGACCAGTACTTGCACACGATGTCGTAGATGCCGTCACGGTCGACGTTGCGAACCCGCAACGCCATGTCGCGCATGTAGCCCATCTCGGACAGGAAGCACCACCCGGCACCCTGATCGCCGCCGGGCTTGTCGGGGAACGTGGCATCCACGGCCCCGTTGTGGCGACCCAACGCGATCGCCTGGTGCGCGGTCTGCTGCACCCGGAAACAAAACCTCCGCAGAATGTTCGCCTGAAGCTGACTGGAGCCGATCGCGTCCAGAGTCGGGTACTGGGTTGCGGCGCACAACAGAACACCGACACCGGCACCCATCCGGCCGAGCTTTTCCACTAGCTGGAGGGCGTGGAAGTTCTCCATCTGCATGTTGAACACTTCCGCTGCCTCATCGACATACAGAATGATCAACGGGTGCTTCTTGCTGACCCGCCACACGTCCCAGCCCTTGCTGGCCGCGTAGTTCTCCCGGTAAATCATGATCGCGTTGATGCGCTCCAGCAGTGCGGCGGCCTCCTCCATGGCTGCCTCGTCGCGACCACACACCAGCCAGTGGAACATGGGCGCCCAGGGCCTCAGCGCCATTCCGCCCTTAGCGTCGATACCGAACCGCACCACATCGTCACAGTTCGCCGTCTCCGCCAGCATCAGGTGGTACAAACCGCTCTTACCTGACCGGGTCGCCCCAGCGGCAAGGGTGTGCGTGCCACCGAATCCCTGCTTGTACCAGTAGATCTGACACATTTCGCCGTCGTCGTAAGGTCCGACGTCCATGGCGTCACAAATCGACGTCATGGTGGGCGAGGTGAACGCCACGGGGATGCGCCGGGCAGCATTGTCGGTGTTCTCGACGAGGTCGACACAGTCCGACCGGGTCATGTCACTGTCGTTCTTGACTTCCATGACCCGCAGCTGCCCCAGGGGAATACCCAGCGACGCCTCAATGCGGGGAGCGAGTCCCTTGATCTGAGACACCGTGTAATCGTCCCCATCCCACCACAGGCGACGCGTAGAGCCGTTCTTGGTCTTCTTCTTTGGGGTGATGCGGGACAGTTCAATTCCGAGCTTCTTAGCCTTGAACTGAGCCCACGCCTTGACCTCAGCGTCAACCTCACGACGCTTCGTCTCACGCTGGTCAGTCCAGTAGGCGCACCCGGACAGCATCACCGCACAGAACCAGGCGATGCCGAAATCGAGCTTGTATTCCGTCGCCCACGGCGTGTGACAGGCGAACATCCACAACATGCCCAACACGAGGATGAAACGGTAGACGCGGCGCTGCATCGCATCGAGCAGGCCGATCGTCCACAGGAAAACCCCGAGCCCGGCGACACTGACCCCCGCGACGGTCTGCCACCAGAAGGGCACGAGCAACGCATCGAGCACCCCGGCGAGACCCACGGCCGCCCCGGCAGCGAAAGGGTTCAACAGGCGGGAATGCTTGTTGTACCACTCTCCCCAGGTCTGGTCGTGAGCGATCGCCGGAGCGTGCCCGACGCGTCGACCCATGATGGTGTGCTCCTCTCGTTTGATTAGCTGGCGTTGGACAGGTACTGGCGGCCGGGATCGGGAGTGCCGCCCTGGTAGTGCTGGATCAGCGCCTGGTAGTGCGCGGTGATCGCCACGTGGGTGGCCGTGAAGTAGGCGCCGGCAGCGGAGATCTGGTCGGCGGCCCCGTTGAGCTGCTGGACGCAGGTGGGGTGAAAGCCGATCTGTTCCCCGTTGGGGCCGGAGCCCATGTTGATCATGCGGGCCTGGCGCTCCCGAATGGTCTGCCCGATGGCCACCATCAGCTGGTTCATCGCCTCCAGCTCGGCGACCATCTCGATGTGGGTCTTGGGCACGTTCTGTGCCCACGCCGTCCACGGCGTGAGCATCGCCCCGACCGTGGCGGAGCTGGCCGCGCCGGAGCTTCCGCCACCAGCTGCGCTTGCACCGTTGCCGTTGCCTGACTTGCTACCCCATGCCATTTGGGGGCTCCCTTCGTTGTTGTTCGCCCCTGCGGGCTTGGATCCTGCGATCGGGGTGATCGTCGCGCCGGCCGGCGCGACGATGGGCGCCGTGGGCATCTCCGCCTTGCCGGACAGCCGGTCCTTCAGCCGTTGGCGTCGGGTCGGTGCCGGCGTAGCCGGAGTGCCCGACGGTGCAGCGGGTGGAGCTTGCGGCGCTTGCGGTGCCGCAACTGGTGCCGGCGGGACTGCGGGCGCCGGCTGGGTTGCCGCCGTTGCCGCTGTGGTCTTGGCCGCTTTGGGCTGCGGCCCGCAGTCGTGCGTGCGAAGCTCGTCGGCCGTCATGGCCTTGCCGCATCCGGCGCAGTAGTTCTTAGCCCGACCCCGCCCCGCGCCCCCAGTGCGCTGGGAACGGCGGTACTCCACGCGTTGACGCCACGTCGGCACCGCGCTCTCGCGCATCTCTTTCAGCGCGAGCCGGTTCTCCCGGCGGGCCTCAGACTTCTTCACGCTGTAGCGGTAGACGCCCCGCACGGCTTTGGTCCACCCGCGCTTGTTCATCCACTTGCTGATCCGCTCAGCGGTGTGCTCGCGGGCGTTGGTGGGCTTGGGTGTGATGCGCTTCTGCCCCGGTAGCGGCGTGACCTTCGTCCGGGGCTTGGCCGTCGTCTTCGTGGCCATCAGGCAGTCCTCCGCTCAGCGGTGAGCACGTGATCGACGATCTCGGGCAGGAACTTCTTGCAGTAGCCCTTGCCGGCGCCGATCGCGATGTCCAGCTCGGCGGCCACCGTGACCGCGATGTCCTGGCCGGCGCGGTGGCGACGGACCAGCTCGGCGACCGCCGCATCACGCAGGGTCGGCTTGGTGGTGCGCTTGACCGTGGGTTTCGGTACTGGGGTGCAGACCAGCGTCGGCCCGGTCAGCGCCGTGTTGACGACGGCCGCCGCTGCGGCGCGCTTGCGGGCGTCGGCCTCGTCGGCGATCCGCTTCGCGTCGGCCTCTTGGCGGGCGATGGTCGCGAGACGTTCCGCCCGTGCGATGGCGGCTTCGCTGTCGCGGTGGGCTTGCTCGGCGGCGAGCTGCGCGGCGATGGCTGCCCTGCCGGTGGCGCGGTGCTCACGGATCGCGGCGGCGATCATGTGGGCGGTGATGCCGCCGGTCAACGGGGGCAGCATGCCGATCAGCACCAGCCAGCCCACGGCGGGGCTGAGGTGCACCGGCAGCGCGAGGTGCAGCCCGGACACGACGGTGTCCAGGCCGATCGCGGAGTAGGCCATCCGGCGGGCATAGGTGCGGACGTCGACGGACAGGCTCTCGGTCATCGCGAAGATTGACGACACGAGCATCACGCCCGTGGTCGACGCCGATGGGATCCACGCGAGGTAGGCGGGGATGCCGCACGCCACGGCGAGCAGGAACACGCTCGCGGCGCCCCAGAGGATCAGGGGGGCGATGGTGAGCCCGACGGCGCCCCACGTCCAGCGGTTGAACAGGGGGGCCCTGGCGTCTGTGTCCATGTCGCCCCCCTCCAGTTGGTAGCGCCGACCGGCGGGGTTCGTTCCACCCGTCCGGTCGGCGACGTCTTGTGGTCCCACCACAGTACACCGGGTGTACGGACAGCTGAACAGCCTGACAGGTCGGCTATGATTCGTGGCGTGCCACTAACTGGGGTCCACTTCCGGAGCGTCAACCGCTTCGAGGTGGGTACGCCGCTGCATCGTCAGGTCGCCGACGCGATACGTCGTGCGATCACTGACGGCACCCTTGTCGCAGGTGAGACCCTGCCCGGTGAGCACACGATCGCCGAGATGGCCGGCGTCGCTCGCGCCACGGTGCGCACCGCCATGGATGATCTGGTAGCTGAGGGCCTGATCGTGAAGCGTTCGGGGTGCCCCACCCGAGTTGTGACCCCACCACAAGTCCGCCGGATGTCGACGCAGCGATACCAGGAGGCCCTGGACGCGATCCGCGCCAACGACGGCCGCCATCCGCTGTCGTCGGCGTTCACGGCGGATCACGGCGTGAAGTGGCCGGAACACAACGTGTTGGCCCACTACGTCGAAGAGCCGGCCAGTGAGGACTTCGCGGCGCGCCTGGGGCTGGCACCCGGAACGATGGTGCTCACGCGGGAGCTGATCAAGCAGGTGCGCGGGGTGACGGTGCAGCTGCAAACGTCAGTGATTCCCTTAGGCCTCGTGGCCGGCACGCCGGTCGCTGACCCTGATCGGCAGCCCTGGCCGGGGGGAACCCTGGCGGAGCTGTACTCCGTGGGGCTCGTGGTGTCGCGTGTCCTGGAGGAGGTCAGGGTTCGCCCCCCGACGCCGCGCGAGCGTCAGGTTCTGGGTATGGATGTGGTGGGCCCGGTGGGGGAGATCATGCGCGTGTTCTACGCGGGGGACCGGCCGGTGGAGTGTTCGATCGCGGTGATCGAGGCATCGAGCTACGTGCTCAGTTTCGAGACCACGATCACGTGACCCATCCCCAGCAGCAGCCCGGTTACCTCACGACCCGCGTCGGGCCGGGGGGACGGCTGGAGATCTTGCACGCTGATCCGGTGGTGGAGTGCACTGATCGGTTCTTGCGCAGTGTGATGGCGGCGCCCACTGAGACGCTGGGCGAGTGCGAGGGTCCGTCGATCGTGTTGGTCACGTTCATGGGAACAAACAGGTCGGTGACCTACATGATCGGTCCGTACGACGAGGCGCGTGATCTTTACACGCTGCGCTGGCCGGACTAGTTCTACCTGAGTTGGCCGCCTGGGAGTCGAACCCAGGGCCGCCCCGCACGGCGCCGTGCGGGCCGCTCTGCCGTTGAGCTAGCGGCCAATTCTTTCCTACCAGTCCCCGTCGGTGCCGACGACGTAGCTACCGTCATTCTGGCTGGAGTTGGTGGGCGGGTTGGGACAAAAGCCGGGGGTGTCGCCGCAGGCGAGCGCGGGCGCGGCAGTGAGGACGGCGCCTCCGGTGAGGGCACCGGTCACGGCGAGGACGGCAAGAGCGGGACGGAGGTTCATGGCGGGGATCCTTCCGGTCAGTGGCTGATACGGCTTATATCGCCGACCGCACCCCGCGTGTTACAGACCGCTTCGTTGATCGCGGCTGCGGCGATCTCACCGCAACGGTGGGCCTGCCGAGCCCGGCCATGGCAGGGGTCTTCCCTTAGGGCATTCAGGTGGGCGCGCCAGTTTTTGATCTCCCGCGCGGCGTTGTCGAGCAACGTCAGCGCGTCGGTCACGTCATCCGCATAGGTGCGAGTGCATGGTTGGGCCATGCGCTCACAGTAGCACCTGTCCGGACAGCTGGACAGCTACGGAACTCACCCAGTAGACTGGCCCTCGTTCCGGTATCACCGAGGGAGGGATAACTGTGTCGACTCTGCAAACGCTTGACGAACGAGGCCCGTGCAAGGTATGCAACGCCACCGTCGTCGTCAGGATTCGCCGCGATGGCGGAATCCCCGTCACCGCTGACGGCTACACCGGTCTCACCGACGACGGCGACGACTACGTCTGCCGCGACCACTACTGTCCTGTGTGCGGCGGCTACCACACCAACGCAGCCGCGTTCGACCGCTGCGCCCACGAGGGCGTCGAAGGGGTCGACATGACCCCGCCGTGCAGCATCGAAGCTGCCTACGCGGTGCTCGGGGCGAGCGCATGAGTACTGCCGTCGTCCCGCACTTCCGCTCCAGCATGCGCAAGCGACGCCCCGCTGACGAGGTTGAGCGCGGGGACTGCTGGGATCTCGTCGCATCCGCCCAAGGTGGGGACTCCGCCGCGTTCGGCATGCTCTACGAGAGATACGTCGATGTGGTGTTCCGTTTCGTCCTCTACCGCACCGTGGACCGGCCCACCGCCGAAGACCTCACCAGCGAAACGTTCTGCCGGGCGCTGAAGCGCATCGACTCGGCGCACTACCAGGGCCGTGACGTCGGCGCGTGGTTCGTCACCATCGCCCGCAACCTCGTCCTCGATCACGTGAAGTCCAGCCGTCAGCGCCTGGAGATGCCTTCAGGCGATGCGATCGACACGGGCGAAAGTGCTTGGCCGAGCCCGGCGAACATGCGTTCAGTGGGGTTCAGCAAGCAGATGCGCCGCCAGGTCTTCGCGATCGGCCTCACGGAGGACGCCGACCCCGGCGAGGAGGCCACCAATGTGGTCTACCTCGACCACGCGCGCACCGCGCTGGATCGGGCCCGGAGTCAGCTCACCGCCGGTCAGCAGGAAGTACTGCACCTGCGGTTCGACCTGGAGCTGTCGGTCGCGCAGACGGCCGCCGCGATGGGTGAGGGCTATAACGAAGGGGCGGTGAAGGCGTTGCAGCACCGCGCGGTGCGCCGGCTGGCTGACCTGCTCCCCGAAACGATCCGGTGAACACCGGACCCGATAAGAGAAATGGTGGTGGTCGCATGTCGACTATGCGAGATGTGCACGTGGGGCACGTCCGGACCGCTCGCAGCATGGCGGTGAGGGGCAACGCCAACCGCATCGACAACATCGACGAGCTGGAGGAGGCCGCACTGGCCCTGCCGGAGCACGCCAAGACGTTGCAGTGGGCCGCCGAACGCCTGCGCTTGGCCAACAGGGTGATGACCGAGATCGCCGACAAGCTGGGCGAGGTGGTCGAGTTCGAGCACATGGCCCGGCGGACTGACGCGGTTGTGGCAGCGCGGGAAGCCGCAGAGACGGGGGTGCGGGCGTGACACTGGATGACGTGATGCAGTCGGACTTCGCTGTCCGGGAGCGGACTGAGGCGAGCATTCGGGGTTTGCACAGCGTGCACACCGAGGTGGCTTACGAGATCGCCGAGCAGGTGGCGCACGATCACGCGGAGCGCCTGGAGCGGTGCGCGGCGGACCTGCCTGGGCAGGCTGTTGCACTGAGCAGCGTGATCGAGGCCCTGCGGGCGTCGCAGCGCAACCTGCGCTGGGCGGAGGAGACGCTGGGACGCCTGGTTAGTGATTTGCGCACCGACGCGCGGGCGCAGGAGCCGGATTCGGTGTGAGGTCCGTGTTTCACTGACCCAATGCTCCATGTAAATTGCATATGCATGAGCCCCCGGTTAATTCCGGGGGTTTTTGCATGTCAAGGGGGGCTGTAACTGTGAGCGACCTAAAGATCACGAGAGGTGCACGGCCATGGCACGACACCGAGCCCGGAATCTGCTCGGTTGCGGAGTTCTACGGTTGACCAATCACCGTGGAGTCAGCATCCATTTGCCCCTGAAGCCCGAGCTACTAAGGATGGTCACGGCACTGAATACGGCACCAACCCCCAGGGAGCTACTGCGCCGCCCACGTCGCAACATCGTGGTCCTGGCCCGGTGACCGAACCGACGCCCCCGACCCCGCGCGACCCGGAGATCATCCGGGATGTCTCCGCCGTGGGGCTGGGGGTAATCGGGGCCACCCTGATCGGAGTGTCCCTGTGGGGACTGTGGGGATGGGCGATCGCCGGACTGTGGTTCGGTGCCGTTCTGATCGCCCTAGCGGGACTGATCGGATTCGCGGCGGACAAACCCGTATAATCGACGCTGGCGACCACCACCCGCCAGCATCACCCCTCCTATCGACGCGCCGGGCTCCCACTCCCCGGCGCGTCGATGCGTTCCGGGCCTTCCGGCGTGGCTACATTGACCCGTCCGATCTTCGGAGGTGGTTGTGGCCCGTCGCTTCCTGCCGGCCCTGCGCGCGCGTTTCGCTGGGGCAGGCAGTCAAGGTGGCGGCCTGGACTCCCGAGTGGTCACCGGCCCGCGCGGCTACATCGTTCCCGGCCAGCCCTACGCCGTCGACTGGGACACCGACCGGGCGGTGCGCGAAGGCTACAGCTGGAACCCGTACGTCTTTCGCTGCGTGGAGTTCATCGCCGCCAATGAGCGCGCCAGACAGATCGTGCTGCGCCGTGACAACCCCAACGACGGGGAGGTCATCGACCCCGGCCAGCAGGACCGGGAGCAGAAGCGGATCCTGCGCCGCCTGAACCGCCGCGCCAATGAGTGGGAGATCGCCCAGGTTTGGCGTCACCGCCTGGCCGCCCAGTTCATGCTGTCCTCACGCGGAGTGTTCGTCGAAGCGGTCCGCACGCGCGGCGGGGGCATCCATTCCCTGTACCTGCTTGACCCCGATTCGGTTCTCCCCGTACCGGGGCGGCGGAAAAAGAACCCGCAAGATCCGAATGAGATCGGTGTCGTCACCCCCATCGAGTCATTCCGGGTGACCACTGCCGTAGCCAACGGTTCCCCCCGGTGGGATTGGCGGCCACCGTTTGACCCCAACGCCACCCCGGAGGACCAGCCCAGCGGCATCGTGTGGCTGCGCTCCCCGCACCCCACGATGTTCGAGCGCGGCATGTCCCCCATGGAAGCGGCCGGCCTGTCCGCTGACCTGGATCGCTACGCGCGGCTCTACAACAGAAGGTTCATGCTCGAAGATGGCCGGCCGGGCGGCATCCTGGCCGTGAAGGGCCCGCTGGACCCGAACTATGAGGACGTGCTGGCGGCGCGGTTCAACGGTGGCCCCAACGTTTCCAACGCCCGCACCACCGTCATCGAAGCCGACGACATGGCGTGGACGGACACGTCCGGGACACCACGGGACACCCAGTGGGCCGACACGATGGACCGCACCAAACGCGAGATCTGTGTCGCGTTCGGACTGCCTGAGTCCGTGGTCTCCGATGCGTCGGGGCAAACATTCGATAATGCTGATGCTGATTACGCTAAAGCGTGGGAACATTGCATGTTGCCGTTGTTCCGGTTATTGGACGCGCAATTGGATGTCCTGTCACCGGGCGGCTATGACGATGAGACTTACCTCTCCCATGATGTTTCCGATGTGTGGGTGCTGGGCCGGCACCAGCGCGCCGATGAGGACCGCGCGGCGGCCGACCTCGACCGGGGCGCGATCACCATCGACGAGTACCGCGAAGTGTGCGACCGCGATCCCCTGGACGTCCCTGGCTCGCGCGTGCTGTGGATCCCCTCAGCGCGACTGGCCATCGACGACGGCAAACCTGAGCACGACGGGGACGCTCACGCCGCCGGCAACGCCCCCATCGGCAACGGGCAGCTGGGTATGGCACCGGCTGGGGGCGCGGGCGGTGCCGGGGTGCCCAACGCGCTGCCGGCGGGGTTCGGTGTTGATCCGAGCGCGGACCTGGAAGGCCCTGGGCAGGGCGGGGGGGCGCCGGACGCTGCGGTGATGGCGGGGCCACCGAACCAGCGGGCCATCGGGCAGGCCGACCGCACCGCGCCGGGCAGCGCGGTCGACGCCGCGCCAGTTCAGGTCAAGAGCCTGGAGGATGAGCAGAGCGGGGGGCGACCCGCTCGCCGCTGACGCCCTCCCGGCGTTGGCCGCGCAGGCCGCGATGGTCTCCGAAGCTCCCCCCGATCCGGAGCCCGGACCGATCCGTTCCGCTCTGGCCGATCACGGTGCGGCCCGCATCGACCGGGCGGTGGCGTTAATGGACGCCGCGATCGGCGGTTACAACGATCGCCTCGAAGCGGTTGTCGAGGCCCGCATGCGTGGCCCGAAAGCCCGCAAGGGCACCCGCTTCTGGTCCGATGGGGTGAAATCGGTATCAGGGCGAGGGGAAGTGGCCTCTTACGGACATAGAACCGAAGTCAAGGCCCTCGACGCGTCCTACGTGCTACCCGAGCGGGTGGTCACTGAGGTCGCCGACGCCGTACGTCCGGTGGGGTTGCGGATCGTGGCGGACGCTTCCGCAGCTGTCGCGAAGTCCCTGGGGCGTCCGAACACGGGGCTCGCGGCACTGGACTGGTCAGCGATCTCCAGCGCGGTCGACTCGGTAGTGGGGCGGATGCTGGAAGTCAACGAACGCCACGCCGTCGACATCCGCCGGGAGATCCTGAACGCCGACTCCACGGCGGGGAACCTGTCTGAGGCGATCGACCGGGTCATGGAGGCCACCAAACGCGGCGGCCGATGGCTACTGATCAACGGGCGCACGCTGGCCACAGCGCTGGCTGGGGATGCAGCGCTGGGGGCGGCGAAAGCCCTGGGCGTCACCCACACTCAGTGGCTGTCGAGGCGTGATGACCGGGTGCGCCACACCCACGTCGAAGCCGACGGGCAGATCCGGCCCGTGGGGGAGAAGTTCGCTGTCGGTGAGTTCGGGTTGCGCTTCCCCGCTGACCCGCTGGTGCTGCCGGCCGGGGGCCGCGAAGTGTTCGGGTGCCGCTGTTCGCTGCTTTTCTCGAGACCGGCCCCCGATAAGGCCCGCGCGGTGGGCCTGGCGCAGCGCGGGACACCGAAGGCGGCGACCCGGTTACTGCGGGCGGGGATCCCCCGCACCCATGGTCCGCTGGTGGTCAGTGCACCGGAGCTGGGGGAGCCGATGGCGATACCGGAGCTGGCGGTCCCGGCTGACGTGGTGGGCTACCGGGTGCTCGGTGGCGAGGTGGCGGTGACACCGGGACAGCAGTTGTCTTGGCCGGGTGCGCTGGCGCTGGCGCTGGCCCCGCCTGTGGTCGCGGGGGCGGCGGTGCTGGCGGTGACGGTGCCGGCGGGCACGCTGGTAGGCGTCTCGGGTGGGGCGCTGGTGCTCGCGGCGGGCGTGGTGCTGGCGGTGGCGGCCGTGTCGGCGACTCAGATCGTGGCTACGCCGGTCGCTGCGGCTTAGGGTGCGCCCATGATCGGACTAATTATCGGCCTGCTGATCCTGTGGGTCATTCTGGGCATCATCGGCGCGGCGGTGCACGTCGTGGGGTGGCTGCTCTACGTGGCCATCGTGTTGTTCGTCGTCACGGCGATCTGGGGCGCGGTCACCCACTCCCGCAGCGGCAGCGGCCGGACCTGAGACGCCGCGAAACCCGGCCCGCTTGCTACACGGGCCGGGTTTCGCATGGCCGTAGACCGGGGTCCAGAGTCTGGCCCGATCGACTTTACGCCAGGGCGGCGATGGTGGCGCAGATGAACAGGACCATCACGGCGAGGCATACGTAGCCGATGACGAGTCCGGCGGTGGCGAGGCCCTTGCCCTTCTCTCCGGTGAGCTTGATCTGGTTGTGGGCGATGTGGCCGAGGACGAGCCCCACCGGCCAGCAGAAGAACGCGAAGACCAGCGACAGGATCGCCAGGGTGTTGGTGCGCGGGCTGGGGGTGGTGGGTTCGGCGGCTGGGGTGGTGACTGCTGTGGTCATGCGGTGCTCGCTTTCGGTTGGGTCGGAACGCTTACGGCCGGTACATCGCAGAGTTGCGGGGCTGCGTTACAGTTGCGGCAATAGCGCAGCCCCGCTACACTCGAAAGTGTTCCGACCGCACCCGACAACTGGAGACCTCAATGACCGCAGCACTCGCGACCGCTCCCGCCATCGACGGCCGCATTGACGCCATGGCCACCCTGGGCACCGACGTCCGCCACTCCGGCTCCGCCCACCAGGCCCTCATCGACGCCGGGATCGCCGGCATGTACGTCCGCAAGGTCCCGGTCCTCTCCGCCAACACGGGCACCCTCGTCGAAGGCCAGTACTGCCTGGAAAACGCGCTCGGTGAGCCCCTGCACAACATCACCGTCGGGGACGACTTCCAGGTCGTGCAGTTCGAGGACAACGCTGACGCCCTCGACGCCGTCGCCCGCCAGACCGGGGCCACCATCGCCAACGCCGGCAAGATCGACGTTCGGCACTACGGCATCGGCGGGGCGCGCGCGTTCGTCTCCCTGGAGCTGCCCGAGCCCATCGTCATCGGCGACGACCGCATGATCGGCTACATCACCGCGTTCATGTCCCACGGGCAGTCCTCGAACCACTTCATTCCCGGTGCGAGGCGCGCATGGTGCGCCAACCAGCAGTCCCAGATGGTCCGCGAAGGCCGCGACCTGAAGGTCACCATCCGGCACACCTCCTCAGCGCTGGAGCGCACCGCGCTGGCCGGTGACACCCTGCTGGCCACCGTCGCCGGCATGCGCGACCTGGAAACCGAAGGCCGCGAAATGCTCGCCACGCCCGTCACCGATGACGAGTTCGGCACGATTATCGACATCATGTACCCGCTCGGTGGGGAGTCCAAGGCCGCACAGACCCGCTACGACAAGCGCGTCGAAGCCCTCCAGGAGCTTTACACCGGTCCCACCAACGCCAACATCACCGGCACCGCGTGGGGCGCCTACCAGGCCATCAATGAGTACGGCCAGTGGGTGCAGGGCATCCGCAGTGGCGGTGACGACAACCTCGACCGGGCCCGCGCCCGCCGGGCACTGACGTCCTCGACGCTGGCCGCCACCCAAGTCAAGGCCTACACCGTGATCCGGGAGATGTACGGACTGGCCGCCTGATGCGCTACAAGACGCTCTCAGAGCTGCAAGCCGCTTACGCGTCAGGCGACGATTTGAGCCCAGTGATCCTCGACAATGACACGGTTGACGCCTACTCCAACACTGAGGTCAATGATCACGGCGAAGACCTCCAGATCTACCACTCCGACCCGTGGGCGATCCTCCGTGAGGCCCTGACCTTATTGAACATCCCCTGGGACGGGGCCTAACCCACAGACTCCCAGGGACCTCCAGAAGCGGGCATCGGGGAAGGATCGCTCACGACTGGCGCAGGCCCAATCGCCGGGTGGGAGCCGGTGCAGTAAGGAACGGTTCCGCTCTCCCTCGTCGGAACAAGAGCGGAACCGTTCCGGGACGGTCCCCCTGCCTAGTGGCACTGGGCGGGGTGGCCGTCCCCTCGCCCGTTCCGGCACCCCGCAGACAGGAGACCCCGTGTCCGCCATATCTGAATCCGGTGATCGCTACCACCGGATCTCCACTGTCCTGGCCCACTATCAGGCCCCTATGTTCATCGTCGCGCTCACCGTCGACGCCGCGCTCGCGCTGACCCATCAGGCCCGCACCCCGGCCGGTTACGTCATCGGTTTCGTCGCCCTCTTGGCCGTCATGGCGACCATGCTGGCGGAGCTGCGTCACTCCCGATCACCGTGCGAGCGGTGCGCCGCCAAGACCCCCCTGGATCCGCAAGCCGCAGTGCAGCGCCGCGCCCGGTGGCTACGGTTATTCCACCTCCTCAACAGCGTTCCCGCGCTCACCGTGCTGATCGTGCTGTATGTCACGGGAATCCTCGTGCTCCCCGCTGACTTCTCCTCCTACCTGGCAGAGGCGCCGCTGTACCTGTTCTGGGCGGTGGCGGCAGCCGCGAACCTCATTCACCGACCGCTGGAGCCGTGGTGCCCACAGTGCAACTGGGGCGACGGCGGCGACGAGGAAGACGTACCCGCACCGTCACCCGTTCCGGCCGCCACCAACACCCACTAGGAGCGTCATGAAGCGTTGGCACATCCTGCCCCGGCGCGTGCGCCGATTCCTTCACACCCACGGGTACTGCAACTGCCCCGCCAACCGCCGACTGCGCGAGCCGTCGCCGCAGCAACGCCGCCTCGACGCTGTTGAGCGGGCCATCCAGGAGCGTCGCCGTGGCACTTCGTAGATCGAAGCTCAAGCGCAGCAGCCAATTCCAGCGCATCGAAGACCTACCCTCGTGGCTCCGCGACAAGATCGAAGCCGATCGGACGCTGTGGCACGACGGCAAGTCCAAGACGTGCATGCACAACCCGACCCCCCGAAACGGCATGCCCGTGGTGATGTCCGCCGCGAAGTGCGGGCTCGTCGTTTGCGGCCTGTGCACCGACCTGGTGACCGCACCCAGTTCCCGCCGCGTCGCGAACCTCACCTGCGACGGATGCGGTCACGTCGTCGAGGACACCGCTACCGATCACCTCGTCGGGGCGATGGCGAAGCTCCAGGGTCTGACGTACGTCTTCGCCGTGTGCTCACTGTGCCGGGGTCGGATGTCGCAGGCCCGTTAACGCGAACAGCCCGCCATTGCTGGCGGGCTGTCCCGGTTCCGGCCTCACCCGAGGGTTATCCCACAGAGGCATAGCCTCAATGTGGGTCCCGAGATCCGCAAGGCCGAGTGTAACAGGGCAGTGCGGGCGATTCCAGATCATGCGGCGTGCCCCAGCTCCCGTCAGCGCCGTGGCTGACACCATGCGCTACGTGCAGCTCACTATCGGTGCCCGCGTGCACTACCGCAGCCACGGAAGCCCCATCCTGATCGACGGGTCGCAGGTCCACGCGCCCAAATGCCGTCCTGCTGATGTGGTCGAGATCATGGGCGGCGAGTTGTGCACCCTGTTCGTGATTAACCCGTCGGGCATTTTCTTTGACGAGTGCCGCCACGATGAGTCCCGCTGGCCCAAAGAGCCCCCCGGTACTGGCGGCACCTGGCACTGGCCGTGTGACGTGGTTGATGGCTGACGAGGCGCCGAAGACCTACAGCGGGGGCATGCTCGCACTGATCCCCGACAATCCCGGTGAGCTGGTTGTTGAGGGCGGTGACCCTGCCGAGCAGATTCACCTCACGCTGCTCTACCTGGGCGATGACGTGGCGCAGTGGCCGGCGGGGCAAGCCCAGCATCTGAAAGAGCTGATCACGGCGAGCGGGCCGGGTCTGGACGCGGTCACCGCCCGAATCATGGGCCACGCCGTGCTGAACCCCGACGGGGACGCCGGCAGTGACAAAGAACCGTGCGCGGTCTACCTGGTGGGCGACACGCCCGACCTTGACCCGCTGCGCAAATGGGCCACCTGGGTCATGGCCACGGGTGAGGATTACCCGGATCTACCCGACCAGCACACCCCTGTCCTGTGGCATGTGACGGCCGGCTACGGGATCGGTATCGACGCGTTGAGCTACATCGGCCCGGTGCGCTTCGCCACGCTGCGTCTCGCGCTGGCTGGTGACGTGCTCGATGTGCCGCTGGGAGATCAGGAGGCGGGCATGCCCGGACCACAGGTCAAGTCGATCACGTTCACGCCACCGAAGGCGGTGCGCGACGCGGCGGAGGGTCTGGACGGCCCGTACGCGCAGGAGGTGATCGAGGGCAAGGCCCTGGATATGTCGGGGCTGATCTGGGTCGCGGGGGCGTGCGGGCCGGCGGGATTGTCGTGGGCTGGGGACATGATGGGCCGCGCGGAGGTCAAGGCCGCTGTGCGGGAGATGAACATGGGCCGGGTGGTCAACGACGGCCCGCGCCTGGAGTCCATTGATGATCTGCACCGGGCGATCGAGGAGCACGGGAACTGCCCGGCTGAGGATCGGCCGGCACGGGTGCGGGTATTACGGGGCCACGCGAAGCGCCTGGGGGCTAACGCGCACACCCTGTCCCGCATCGACACCCTGGAAGGCGCGAGCACCGACGGCAGCGGTACGAAGTCTGCACCTGAGGATGAGGTTGAGACGAAGTCGTGGGCGCCCGGTAATGCCGCGCCCGCGCCGTTGCCGCACCTGGCCGCGCTGCACGCCGCGATCCGGGCGCACCCGAAGGTCCGCGACAGCCACAAGGCCAAGCACAAGGAACACCTCGCGGCCGAGGCGATCCGGTTGGGCGCCGAGCCCCACGTGCACGCCCAGATCGGCTACCTAGAGCCGCACTCGTTCCATGGGAAGTCCCTGGAGGACGGGGTCGAGGTCAAGGTCACCTCACCGTCGCCGGGGGCGTCGCGGTTGCGTAACTTCTGGGCACGCACCGCTAAGGGCCGGGCGAAGTGGAAGCCGGGCATTCCCGGTGATTTCAAGCGCCTGCGCCGGCACCTGGCGAAATACGTGCACAATCCGCGCATCCTGAATGGTTTGACCGCGAACATCCACAAGATCGCCACGGGTGAGTGGCCCGGCAAGAACGCGCACACCGCGAAAGCCAAGCCCGGCAAGCCGATCACTTATGGCGTGAAGTCTCTGGTCGATTGGGAGTGGGATGCCACGGAGATCAAGAGTCTGGCTGCGGCCGAGCCGGACCTAGCGGAGATGTTCGCCGGCATCGACGACTGGGGGCAGATCTTCGATGAGCCGTGGGTGGCGGGTTACCTCGCGGAGCTGGCCGAAGCCCAGGGCGACACCGATGAGGACGCCGAGCCGGCCAGTGAGGTGGAGCGCACCGCCGCGCTGGCCGCGTTGGGCTCCAAGCTCGTCGCCGACCCCGACCCCGTGGTGGTCGAGGAGGCCGAGCCGGAGCCAGATGCGGACCCGGTCGACGAAGCGCCGTCGGGCGACCCGGACTCCGGCGCTGATGACGGTGGCTGGGGCGCGCTGTTCGAGGCGGCATCGGCGGAGGCCGTGACGTGACCACAACGTTCCCGGATGACGTCGAGACTCCGGAGGACATGGACGCGCTGGAATGGAAGGCGCTGCCCACGGCGGAGATGACCTCCCCGCTGACCGGGGTGATCGGTCACGACGACGCCGACGGCACGATCACGGCGCTGGTCGCGGTGTCCGGGGTGGTCGATGAGGTTGGTGACGTCATCGTGCCAGGGTCGCTGGCTACGGCGATCAAGCGGCTGAAGCCCAAGGGCGTGATGTCACACAACTGGTCGGCGAAGGTGTCGCGACTGGTGTGGTCGAAGGAACTCATGCCGGGTGACCCGCAGCTGCCCAGGACGACCCCGCAGGGCGAGCCGTGGCCGGCCAACGCGGGCGGTCTGCTGATCAAAGCGAAGTACAACCTGGATAAAGAGATCGGCCGCGACGCTTACGCGGACGCCAAGTTCTACGGGCCGGAGGAATGCTTCTCCATTGGGTACAAAGTGCGCCCCGGTGGCTATCGGATGCGCAGCGGCAAACGTTACCTACACGATTACGATCTGTATGAGTGGTCCCAGGTATTGCACGGTGCACATAAGCTCGCGCACTTGACGGGGGTGAAATCCCTTTCCGAGACTGTCGCCGACGCATGGTATGATGACCCTCGTTCCGGTGTCACCGACGAGGGGACCACTGTGCTTGATGGCGTGGAGTACAAGGGCATCCGTGTCGTGCGCGACGCCGAGTTCTGGGGCATGCCCCTGGGCACCCCCATCAAGGCCGGCATGCGCCCCCGCAGCGGCCAGACACCCACCACCGCGCAGATCGCGGCCACCACCGCACCCGGCAGCGCGGACGCCAAGCCTGAGGTCCCCGGCAAGCCCGGCGTCCCCGGTGCTGCCGGCGTACCTGGCGCGCCCGGTGACCCCGCCCTGGCCCCGCTCGCCCCACCCGGCCCCGGTGTCCCCAAAGCACTGGCCGCGCTGCACCAGCGCTACCAGGAACTCAATGAGCAAGTCCAGCAGACCCCGGCGTTCGGTGACTCCAGCCTCGCCGAGAACTCCCTGGCGATGCTCGCCCAGTTCGCCGCCCCCGGTGCCGATGTCCACGCGTCCACCGACGGGCAGCTCGCCGCCGTCCACGGGCCCGCCGGCTGGACAATCGTCGACACCGCCAACGCGGGCAGCGGCCTATCCAACGCCGCCCAGATCCCCCCCGACGCGCCCCCCGACCAGATCGACGCCGCTCTCGAACACCTCACCCAGATCGGCATCCCCTGGGATGACATCGAAGCGCGTAAGAAGCGGTGGGCCAACGCGAAGCAGAAGACGGCCGACCAGCAGGCCGTCCGTGACGTCCTGTCTCAGATCACCCCGTTCTCCGCCCCCGCACCCGTCGGCGAGGACGACGCGGCCGGTGCCCGTGATGACGCCGAGTCGGCGATCGCCACCCAAGACCGTGATGGGCTCGCTGAAGCCCTCACGCGGATGGGCCTGCCGCCCGATCAGGACCCCCGTGAGATGGCCGCCAGTCTGCTGGTGCTGCCATCGGAGGTCGCCGCCAAACGTCTCGACGCGGTCGCCGCGCAAGCCGTGATCCCCCAGGTAGGTGCTGCCCCCGATGGCGGGCAGCAAAAGCCGGGCGTCGCAGGCCCGGCTCCGACGGTTCCACCGGGGGCAGCACCGCACGCTAACCCGCCCGCGCCCGTTAAGCCGAACCCGGTAGGCACCGCCCACGCTGACGGCACCACCACCGTGACGGCCGGTGCGAACACCATCCCCGGCGGCCACGACCTGCCCCAGACGCCGCCCGCTGCCCCGGAAGCGCCGGCCGCGCCCGCTGATGACCGCAAGTACGGCACCCCGGTGCTGGTCAACACCTACGGGGTGAAGCCCGGTAGCTACCCCACAGTGAAAGCCAGTGAGGTCCGTACGGGTGACCACGTCATGCTGTCGCGCCACGATGGCGGCAAGGTCACCCAGGCCAAGCCGGGCCGCACCGGGCAAACACTGATCACCTACGACGACGGCACGGGTGGCGGCACCCAAACCCGTGGGGTTAAGAACGGTTCCGCGCTGCCGCTGGTGTCCGCCGGCACGCCGGCTGTCGACCCGAGCAAGCCCCAGGCCGCGCCCGAGCACGAGTACAAGCCCACCGGCAACCACAACGCCCCCGAGAAGCTGACCGACGCGCAGCTCGCGGCGGAGTCTGAGGCAGCGCACAAGCGGCACATGGCGGCCCGGTCGAACAATCTGCCCAAGAACTCCCTGGAGTACAGCGACTCGAAGCTCGCCGCTACCCGCTTCGGTGACGAGGCACGCCGCCGGGCCGCCGCGACCGTCGCGGAGTCGACACCGGCCCCCGAGGTCGACGCTCACCCGCTGGTCACCCCGGCCGCCCCCGATGACGCCGCTCTGCTCGCCCAACTGTCCGGGCATGTCACCGCGCCGCAGTTGTCCGCCGCGCTGGCGACCATCGCCCGCGACCAGAGCGACCCGGCGCTCGCCCACGCGGCGACCATCGCCCGTGGCAGTCTGGATTCCCCGTCGGCGAAGACGCCGGAGAAGCTGGCCGCTGAGCTGATCCGGGTTAAGAACCAGATGGCGCAGGCGCCTGACTCGGCTACTTTGCACGCCACTCTGGACGGCCTGGAGCGCATCGTTAAGGCGCTGAAGGCCGATAACTCGAAGATCCAGGTGGGCGGCAAGGCCCGCGCGGGCTCCCCGCAGCGCCAACTCCTGCACGAGAACCTGGCCGAGTACACCCGCCACGTTCGGGGCGCGCTGCACGCTGACGAGAACCCCGACAAGCCCGCTGACCAGCCTCCGGCGACCGCACCGGAGGGCACCGGAGGGCCGGAGGCCAAGCCTGACCCGCTGCGGCCCGCGCCGGGGCAGGTCAACTACACCGCGATTCAGAAGCGCAGTCACCCCGCCTATCGGGACGCGGCACTGCGCCAGCTTGATGACGCTGAGCTTGCGTCGGTCAAGCGGGAAGCCGCCCGACGCGGTGGGCACGGCGCCAACATGGCCGACAGTGTCCACACGGAGGAGATCCGTCGTCGCATCACTCCCGACGAGCTGCGCAAGCGCGCCGACAAGACGGGCGGTGGCGCGTCCGACGGTGAAGCCAAGCGGATGCGGGACCGCGCCGACGATTACGAGCGTCGCGACGCCGCCGGCATCGGCCGCCATGACTTCGCGGCCCTGCCGTTGGGCGAGCACCCGAAGACACCGGAGTCCACTGGCGGGGAAGTGCCCGAAGGCACCCCGGACGGCACCGTGCCCGTGCCCCCGGAGGTCGCCGACTCCGCTCACCGCATCCGGGGTGAGGCCCTGGGCCTCACGGACGGCCCCGATGGGCAGGAGGAGGTCACCCAGGAGGTCGCCGACCGCCAGGAGCGGGTGGCGGCACTGCTGGAGACCGGGGAGACCGGCCTGGCCGACCAGACCGACCCGCAGCTGCACGAAACCCGCAAAGACCTCACCGACGAGCTGGCGCTTCAGGACGAGCTGCACCGTCGCGACACCGAACGCAAGCGGGAAGCGGCGGTCAAGAAGGCGGAGGCCGGGGCGTCTTCCGTGTCGGCGACGGACGCCCCGGCCGGGCCGGAAGATACCGGCCCGAAAGTCCGTCCCGGTGTCGCGGGTGCCGCTGAGGATCTGGGCGACGCCCTGAACGCGACCCCGCGCGATGACGCTGCGGTCGCGGTCGCCGCTGAACGCTTCGCGAAGATGATGCGCCGCCACGGGGAGTCCACGGCGTTCGACGACATCCGCACCGCCATCGGTGACGGTGACGTTCACACCGCGATCGCTTCCGGGAAGCTCAAGGCCGGCATGCTGTTCACCGCCGCCGGGGCGTTGCGTGAACAGCGTCGGGTGAAGCGCAATGAGGGCGCGAAGGCCCGCCGGCTCGCGAAGCGCCTGGACCGTGACCGGATCAAGTCCCTGATCGGTTCAGTGGATGCGGAGTTGCGTCGCCGTAAGGGCGCGACCGAAGATGGCAAGCGCGGCGCGGCGAACGTGGCCATTGGTCCGGTTTCGAGCACCGCCGCGCCGTCCAAGACCGCCCCGGCCGCCGAGCCCGCACCGCACCCGCAGCAGGCCCGTCGCGACGAACGCGACGCCCGCCTAGCCGCCGACGGCAACCGCGTTCAGCGCGCCCAGGAGCACATGCGGGAAGCCCGCACCGCCGCCGATGGCGGTGATTTCGAGGGCGCATTCGCTCACCTCGATCAGGCGCAGGAACTGAATCCGGAGCGCCAGCGACTCTGGGATAAAGCGCGTGGAATCGTCACCGGGCAGCGCGACCGCAGTAAGTCCACCGCTACACCAGCGGAGCCCGATCAGGCTCGTCGTGCTGAGTTCGATAAGGCCGTCGCTGAGGACTTCCCCCCCGACGCCTCTGTGCGACTGTTTCAAGACTGGGATCGGGACCACTCCCGCCCTGACCTGGCCAGCGATGTCACCGCTGTTCGCCGAGCCCGCAATGGTTACGTCACTGTGCGGGAGTCCAAGGGCACCACAGTTGACGTGTTCCCACGGCAGCTAGAGCTGGTCGGCAGCGCCCAGGGTGCACAATCGCCCCAGAGAGAGGGTGATGATCGTGGGAGTTCTGGCGAGACAAACCGAAGCGTGGTACCGGACGTACCAGCCGCAGACGTACGCGGGGATCAAGGACAAGCAGACGTTCTTCGCCGATCTGGAGGAGCAAGCCCGCCAGCAGATACAGCAGACAGCCGACCAGCTGGCCGGGCCGGATCCGGAGGGGGAGACCTACCAGGAGAAGCTGGGGCGCCTGAACGCCGCGCAGCAAGCGGCGACAGAGAAGGTGATGCGGGAGTTCCTGATGAGCCCGCCGCCCCCGAACGCCCCGGACAACGCGCTGCCACTGCCGGCGACACCGGACCCGTCGATGGTGCCGACGCAGGACCCGATAGATCAGGCGCTGACTCAAGCGCTGGCGGACTTCCAGGAGGCGGCCGACGAGCTGAGGCGTCAGGAGAGGGAGAGCGCGAAGGCGGCGATGCCGACACTGCCGGCGCGCCCAGCGCACCTGAGTTAACCGAAGCCGACCAGCCCAGCGCCGACATTGGGCAGGTCGATGCGATCCCCGACACCGGGGAGTCCTTTCACCCCACCGGGCTGGACGACTTCGCTCCGGCCGGTAAGAAGTCGAAGCTCGAAGCGAACCTCGCGGCGCTGCGCACGTTGCGCCAGTTGCAAGACGACCGCCGCAGCGCCACCCCCGAAGAGCAGGCCGTGCTCGCTCGCTGGGCCGGTTGGGGTGGACTGCCGGAAGTCTTCGACGACAACAAACCCGAGTACGCGAAACAACGGGAGGAGCTGCGTGGACTGCTGTCGGACTCTGAATGGGCAGAGGCTCGCCGCAATACCCTCAACGCCCACTACACCGACCCCCGCGTGGTGCAATCGCTGTGGAAGGCAATGGGAGATCTGGGGTTCGACGGTGGTCGCGTCCTCGAACCCGGCTCCGGATCCGGAACGTTCATCGGATTCGCGCCCGGCAACGCCGACATGGTCGGAGTCGAGTTGGACTCGACGACAGCTGCGATCTCTCGTGCCCTCTACCCGCACGCGACGATAAGAAACGAGTCCTACGCGGCCACCCGGCTACCGGCCGGCTCGTTCGACGCGACGATCGGCAACGTCCCCTTCGGTGACTTCGCCCTGACCGACCGGGTGCACAACCCCAATCGCAAGATGTCGATCCACAACCATTTCATCGCCAAGGCCCTGGCCCAAACCAAACCCGGCGGGCTAGTCACCCTGCTCACGTCGCGCTACACCCTGGACTCGAAAGACTCCGCCGCGCGCAAGAAGCTGGCCGAGCTGGGCGACCTGGTTGGTGCGGTGCGCCTGCCTACGGGGTCGCACTCCCGGATGTCGGGCACCGATGTCATTGAGGACGCCCTGATCTTCCGGCGCCGGGAGCCCGACGCGGCACCGTTGACGTCGCAGGACTGGGTGAACTCCCACGATCAGGACATCAACGGTCACACGGTCACCATCAACGACTACTTCACCGCCCATCCCGAGCAAGTGCTGGGTGAGGTCACCGCAGAGGCCGGCCAGTACGGCAGCGGGTCACTGATCGTCAAGGGCGACAAGACGATGGCGGACCTGCCGGCCGCGCTGGACCGGATCGTGGAGTCGGCGAAAGCCGACGGCATCACCGCGTCGCCCCGCATGGAAGGCCTCACGGCGTTCACCACCCCCGACGATGACCGCCACGAAGGCCACATCGCTGCCCACGAAGACGGCACATTCACCCAAGCCGAACAGGGCACCGCCGTGCCCCTGGACGTGCCCGCCAAGCACGCTGACGCGGTGCGCGGGCTGATCGGCCTACGCGACACCCTGCGGTCCCTGCTGGCCGCTGAAGCGGCTTCGGTGTCGGACTCCCCGGACATCAAGGCGCTGCGCAAGCAACTCAACGACCGCTACGACGCGTTCGTGAAAAAGTACGGCCCGGTCAACCACTACACGCTGACCAAATCTGGGGCGCGCAAGCCCGACCCGGCCCGCAACCTGTTCCGCAAAGACCCCATGTCGGCGATCGTCCGCGCCCTGGGCGCTTACGACGCCGAGACCGGCACCGAGGCGAAGACCAGCATCTTCCGCAAGCGCGCCAGCACCCCACGGGAGATCCCCACCCACGCCGACAGTCCCGAGGACGCCGTCGCGCTGTCCATGGACACCTACGGCCGGGTGGACCTCCCCGCGATCGCCACCATGCTGGGCACCGATGAGGCCGGCGCACGGGAACGCCTGGGCGATCTGGTCTTCGAGCAGCCGCCACTGTCAGCGGCCGACGCCGACGCCGCGTTCCGCGCCCACATCGAAGAGGCGTCCGGGATTGCCAGCGACGGCGGGCGTTTCGGTGGGATCTCAGCGGGCCTGAACCTCGACGACGCCCCGGACACCTCCGTGCTGGACTCCGTCGGGGAGGCGGTGCGCTCCGAAGGTTCCCTGGAGCCGGCCGCCGCGTATTTGTCCGGCAACGTGCGCCGCAAGCTCGCCGCCGCCCGCGAGGCCGCCAAGCGCGACGACCGCTTCGCCAAGAACGTCACCGCGCTGGAAGCGGTGATCCCCCCGGACCTGGGTGTCGACGAGGTCGACGGGCGTCTGGGCGCGGCGTGGATCCCCGCCGATGACGTTCGGGCGTTCATGGTGGAGCTGCTTTCCGACGGTGATGACCCGTACAACTCCATCAAGGTCTCCACGTCAGGTGGCGGCATCTGGACCGTGGAAGGCGGCCAGTGGGGCACTAAGGCCACTGAGGAGTGGGGCACTGACCGGCTTTCCGCCGGGGAGATCATCCAGTCCCTGCTGGAGCAGCGATCCATTCAGGTCCGCGACACCATCAAAGACGCCGACGGTAAGTCGAAGTCCTACCCGAACTTAGAAGCGACCACGGCCGCCCAGGCCAAGGCTGAGGAGTTGTCGGACCGGTTCTCCGAGTGGCTGTGGGAGGACTCCGATCGCACTCGGCGCCTGCTGGCCGCCTACAACAACCAGTTCAACGCGATCCGGTTGCGTTCCTACGACGACATGCCACGGGTGTTCCCCGGCATGGCCGACAGCTTCGACCCTTTCGATCACCAGGTGGGCGCGGTCAACCGCATGGTGTCCGAGCCGTGCGCGTTGCTCGCCCACGTTGTCGGCGCCGGCAAGACCGCCGAGATGGCGATGGGCACCGCTGAGCTGAAGCGCCTGGGTCTGGCGAACAAGCCCGCCATTGTCATCCCCAACCACATGCTGGAGCAGTTCTCCAGCGAATACATCCAAATCTACCCCAACGCTAAAATCTTGGCCGCCGGTACCGATGACCTGACCGGGGATAAGCGCCGGGAGTTCGTCGCCCGCGCGGCCACGGGTGAGTGGGATGCCATTATCCTCACTCAAAAGGCCATGGAAGCCATTCCGATGTCGCGCCCGGCGATGCAAGCCTACATCGACCGGGAAATGGCGACGATGAAAGCGCAGCTCGCGTCTGCGCAGGCATCGGCGGCGGGTGACTCCGCTAAAGAGAAGACCGTTAAGAAAATGGAGAACTCGCTGATCAAGGCTGAGGAGGCCCTGAAGGCGAAGCTGGACAAGGTCAAAGACGCCGGGGTGAGCTGGGAGGAGACCGGCATCGACTACCTGTGTGTTGATGAGGCGCATATGTACTCCAACCTGCGCACCATCTCCAACATCCAGGGCGCGGGGGCGACCGGGTCGGACATGGCGTCGGACCTGCACATGAAAATGGAGCACCTGCGGGCGAACAATAAGTCGGGCCGGGTGGGGACGTTCGCCACGGGCACCCCGATCCGCAACACGGTCACCCAGGCTTACATCATGCAGCGCTACCTCGACCCTGAGACGTTGCGCCAGGCCGGTATTCACTCATTCGACCAGTGGGCGGCGACGTTCGGCAAGACTGTTGATGAAATGGAACTCAAGCCCGAGGGCACCGGGTTCCGTCAGACCACTCGTTTCGCGAAGTTCCGCAACGTCCCTGAGTTGCTCAGATTGTTCCACCTGTTCGCCGATGTGAAGATGGCCGATGACCTGAACCTGAAGACCCCGAACCTGACCACGGGTGGGGTGCAGAACGTCATCGTGCCGGCGTCGCCGGAGCTGTCCGCCTATGTCCAGGAGCTGGGCCAGCGCGCCGAAGATGTCCGCAACGGCAAAGTCAAGCCCGAAGAAGACAACATGCTCAAGATCTCCGGTGATGGCCGCAAGGCCGCCCTGAGCATGGCGTTGGTGGGGCAGAAGCATCAGCCGGGCAAGATCGAACAAGCGGCCGACAACATCTACAAGATCTGGGATGAGAACAAAGACCGGCCCGTGCCGAAAGACATCAACGACCCCGCTGGTGGCGACGACCCGCCGCCCGGTGGCATGCAGATCGTGTTCTGCGACATGGGCACCCCCGGCGGTGCCGGCATGAACGCGTATCAGAAGTTGCGTGACGAGCTGGCCGCCCGTGGCATGGACCCGAAGTCGATCCGGTTCATGCACGAAGCCAAAAACGATCGGGAAAAGGCGGAGCTGTTCGCCGCCGCCCGCAACGGTCAGGTCTCCGTGCTCGTGGGGTCGACGGAAAAAATGGGTGTCGGCACCAACGTGCAGCGCCGCGCCGTCGCGCTGCACCACCTCGACGCCCCGTGGCGCCCCAGCGATGTGGAGCAGCGCGACGGCCGGATCATGCGCCAGGGCAACACCAACGCGGAGGTAGCGATCTTCCGCTACGTCACTGAGGGCAGTTTTGATGCCTATATGTGGCAGACGCTGGAGCGCAAAAAGAAGTTCATCGACCAGATCATGCGCGGCAAGATGGGCGACGTCCGGGAGATCGAAGACGTCGGCGACACCGCCCTGTCCTACGCCGAAGTCAAGGCCCTAGCCACCGGGAACCCGCTGCTCATGGACAAGGCGAAAGTCGACGTCACGGTCGGCAAGCTCACCCGCCTGGAGCGCCAGCACGCCAGGACCCAAACCAACCTGCGCCGCGACGTGGTCTCCTACGGGGCCAACGCGGAACAAGCCGACGCTGACGCCGCCGCCTACAACGCCGCGATCGCCAAGCGCACCGACATCAGCGGTGACAAGTACTCCATCAACGTCGCCGGCATTACCGCCCGGACCCGCGCCGACGGGGCGACCCTGCTGAAGTCGGCCATGCAGGACCAGATCCGGGAACGCCGCTACGGCTACGCCGGCTCGAAACCCAAACCGCTGGCCACCATCGGCGGTCACGTGCTGCTGGGCCAGCCCGAGATCCACTACGACAAGCTCGGCACGAAGCGCTTCGGGATGACGCTGTCCTGGGAGGGCCTGCCCGGCACCATCGTGCACATCAGCCCCGACGACGTCGACAAGCTCGGCGCGGGCATCAACACCACCCTGACGAACTCCCTGAACAATCTGGAGTTCCGCCGCGACCTCCAGGTCGACCGGGCGACGTCGCTGCGCAGCGAAGCCGAGACGATGAAGGCCCGCATCGGGGTGCCGTTCGCCCACGCTGAGGCCCTGAAGGAAGCGACAGCGGAATCAGCCCGGTTGCAGGCCGCCATGGAGGCCGCCGGCATGAAGGGCGACACCGGCCCGCAACAGGATGAGGCCACTAAGGGCCTGGCCACGGCACGAACGAAGGCCACCGTGAAGGTCGGTCACATGGGCCGGGGCAGCGCCGGGCCGGAGAAGGACCGCCTGAAGCGGTTCTCCATCCCCGCCGCGTCCCCTGACGCCGCCGCGTCACCGGATGGCACCCTGGCTGCCCTGGGCAGCGGCGACAAGCTCCAGGTGTTCATGACGTCGGACGGGGAGCTGGTCCCCCGACCCGATGACGCGCGCGGGGCGATCGACAACGTCCACGCCCTGCTCGATGACCTCGCGGCGCTGGACTTCCCGTGGGCCGAGGGGCACTGGGCGATCAACCGTCGCATTCAGCCCGGCTACAGCGGTGGCTACGAGGCCCCGGACTACTCCAAGCCTTATGAGGAGCGCGAGCGGATCCGCAAGGCGAAAGAGGCCGCGCGACAGGCCGAGGTTGATGCGGAGCGGGCGAAAATCGACGCGGTGTGGAAGCGTCACCTCGTGGGCGCTGCGGAGGAGAAGACGGCCGAGTCGCTGGTCGATGAGTGGACGATGCTGCGCGCCGCCCGGTTGGGTGTCGAGTTCAAGCTGCGCACCGAGCAGGGCCCCAAACCGTCGGACACGGGCGCGGATGGCCCCGACACTGACGGCGATGACGATGTGGAGTCCTACGAGGACACCGTCATTGAGGGCTACCGCTACGTCATGGACGCCGCCGGCATCCTCGTGAAGGTCGCGCCCTGCCCGGAGTGCGGCAACGACATCATGATCCCCGCCTACGGGATGGTCGGCACGGCACCGTGCCCGTCGTGCGGCACGGGCGCGTTGCAGGGCCGGGCGACCGCCACGGTGGGCTAGGGAATAAGAGACGGCCCCGTCGGGGGGGGATCGGGGCCGTCGGGCTGGGGCTACTTACCCCAGCGGGGAGACCTTCACTGTAGCTGACATGGCGGCGTGTCGCTGCCGCCATTTGCGTCACCAGTGATCTACTGCGCGCAACGCGCCTGGTACTGACCGGTGCGAGTCCCCGAGCACGATGGGGGTTCGCTTCGGCCTACCCGCTTCCCGTGCTCGAACACACACCGAGCGCAAGGGAGACGCGGCAGTGACCGCACCTACTCTCGACCGCCACGACAAAGACCTCATTGATCGTGGCAAGGTCGAAGTGAAGTCCATCAACGCACAAATGGACGAGATCACCAAGTCAGGTTGGCTCGACGGCGAAGGCAACATGCACGTCAAGCCCGAAGCCCTCACCGAGTTCAAGGCCCTGCTGGCCAAGGCTGAGGAGACTCACGGCATCGTCACCGCCCTGGAGCGCAAGGGCCTCCTGGATGAGTGGCTGGACGCCCCTGCCGGCACCCCGGTGGCGATGGGTGGAGCCCCGGCCGGTATCGGCATGACGGCGATGCCCGAGTACAAGTCATTGGGGCAGCGCTTCGTCGAGTCGGATGCTTTCAAGAGCCACCGTGACTCCGGTTTCATGGACAAGGCGTTCGCTATCGAGGGCGAGGAGATCACCTCCCCCAACGGCGGCGTGCAGTACAAGGATGTCCACTCCGGCAGCATCGGCACCGTTGTGCACCCCGGTTTCGGCACGGTGCAGCGGGCCCCGATGGTGAGCGCACCGATGCTCACCTGGCGGGTGCGTGACCTGTTCCCGCAGATGAACACCAACTCGGTGATGATTGAGTTCATCGAGGAGCTTGGGTTCGTCGATGCGGGCGACAACGCTGCGGCGATGATTCCCGAGCGCGACGGTCTGAGTCCGGAGAACTTCGGTCTGAAGCCGAAGTCCCAGATCCACTTCAACATCAAGACCACGCCGATCCGGACTCTCGCCCACTGGGTGCCCGCGTCGCGCAACGTGCTTGATGACGAGCCGCAGTTGCGGGGAATCATCGACACCCGGCTGCTTTACGGCCTGCGGTTGGTCGAAGACCAGCAGCTGCTTCTGGGTGACGGCACGGGACAGAACCTGCTGGGCATCTTCAACACCCCAGGTATCCAGTTGTTCCCCTCTGGCGGCTATCACGCACCGACTAACGAGACCTACGTCGATGCCATTCGCCGGGGCGCCACTCGCGTCATGTTGGCACAGTATGACCCGACCGGCGTGGTTGTGCACCCTTACGACTGGGAGCGCATGGAATTGACTAAGGACACCCAGGGCCGCTATTTGGTCGCGGGGTCGGTCACTTCCGGTGCGGAGAAGCGGCTGTGGCAGATGCCCGTTGTCGCTACTCCGGCGTGCCCTGAGGGCACCGCGCTGATCGGCGCTTTCGGGTTGGGCGCGCAGGTTTTCGACCGCATGCAGTCCAACATCCGCACCGCTGACCAGCATGCGGACTTCTTTATTCGTAACGCCATCGTGGTCCTGGCCGAAGAGCGGCTGGGGTTGGCCGTCTACCGTCCCGCTGCCATGGTCAAGGTCAACCTGGCCGCCGCGATCGCAGCCTGATCGGCGACTAGCACAAGAATAGGAGTAATCGAATGGCTATTCTGGCCGCCGATGGCACCACTGTGCTGAGTCTCACGGCGTTGCAGGCCAAGACCACCGATGTTCCCGCGACCGATTGCATCGTCAACGAGGACATTTTCGAGACGTTCAACTACGCCCCGTATAAGGACAATTTCAAGAACTTTGACGGGGAGCGCCGGATCAAGTTCAAGGCCGGCGAGCAGGTGCGCAAGGCCGACATCGTCGCGCTGTTCCCGGCCGCGTCGGTTCTGTCGATCAGCCCGGCCACGGGTGCCGCCGCTGGTGGCACTCCAGTCACGATCAAGGGTGTCAACTTCGACGGTGCGTCGGGTGCCGCCCTGGGTGGCGTGGCGTTGACCAGCTTCACGGTGGTCAACAACACCACCATCACGGGTGTCTCCGGTGCGCACTCCGCTGCCACTGTGGCCACCACGGTGACCGACGACAGCGGGACTTTGACGCTGGCCGCCAGTTACGTCTACGTGTGATGAAGCGAAACGGGGCCGACGCCCACTCGGGTCGGCCCCGTTTCGCACGTTTGCGCAGCGTGTGGGCATCGCCGCGTACGTGGCGACGGTTTCACGGGGCGATGACGGTGGTGTGGCTCTTGCTCGGCATCCCGTCGGTGTTGTGGTGGCGGGAGTCGATCGCCTGGCTGGTTTTCATGAGCGTGTGGGCGAACGTGGCGGGTCACTTCTCTGGCTGGCAGGGCTCGCGCGCGGAGGACAACGCGGGGTCAGCCGACGCTGGCCGGGAGGGCTCCGTAGGCGAGTAGCGCCCGGATGAGTCCGGCGAGCGCGGCGGGCTCGACGTAGACCTGCTCCCCGTCGGCGGCGAGGGAGTCGAGGTCGGTGAGGATCTGCTGCCAGGTCTTGCCGTAGGTGCCGTCGAGGGTCAAGACCAGCCCGCCGGCCGATTCGACCACATTACGTGAGCGACTGATCATGGCGGGTCAGCCGATCGGGAATCGGAGTAGCGACCAGAGAAAAAAGATCAGGAAGATCATCGTGACGAGCGCGGGGACGGCCGTCGCCACCAACGGGGCCACTGTGTAAACGACCAGCGTGATCCCCAGGCAGGCAACTGTGATGCCGCCCAGGATCTTCGCGGTCTCGACCTCGAAGGGCTCGCGGGGTCCGCTCACGGCTGGTCCTCCGTCCAGTGCTCCATGCAGTGCCGGCACGGCGCCATCACGAAACCGCAACCGCAACCGCCGCAGTCGAAGTCGACCATGCACTCGCGGGTGTAGGGCTGCACTGAAGCGCGGGACCGATCGGGTCCGTGCGCCGCGTAGGCACCGTCGTAGCGTTCCGGGTCTCGCTGCGGGGCGTGCTCGCTCGGCGGTGCGGCCACCGCATCGGAGACCAGTGGCGCCTCATCTTCGACCGTGAGCAGCCATTCCCGGTCAACGGCGTTCCACACGCAGCCCTCGCCGGGCCTCATCGGATCGCCGCCTGACGGGTGCGACTCACGCGGCGGTCGGTGCCGATGTCGGCGTTGCGCCCGGCGATGGCGCCAGCCCCGCCGCCGCTGCCGGTGAGGTTGCGCTTGAACGGCTTGCCCAGCTTGGGGAATAGGTCATCGAAGGTGTCGGCGACCAGCGCGGCGCGGTCACGGAGCACGAGCGCGGTGGACGGCCCGTCGCTGACGTGTTCGGTCACGGCCTTGGCGTGCGCGGCTTTCAGGCGCTTCTCGATGACGTAGGCGAAGCCCAGCCACCAGGTGCGCCGGTAGGCGGCAATGGACTCCATGGCGTCCCAGGGGCGCTGGCGGACCACCTGGGTGGTGCCTTGTAGGAGCAGGCTCGTGTAGAGCATTTCGACGAGTTCGAGGTCGGCGGGCATGCCTACGACGGTGGCGTAGTCGCTGGTGCGGGTGGTGCCGAAGATGGCGACCTTGCAGCCCAGTGGTTCGGTGACGCACCCCAGCAGGGTGGCCTTCTCCAGGCTGTAGGGATTGTCGAAGTTGATGCGGATAGAGGTGGCGCTGGGGCGCCGGCCGCTGACGGCGTCGATGTGGGCCTGTTCTACGCCGTGGGTGGTCATCATTTCGAGTGCCTTGGCGGTGCAGCTGTCGGCTTCGGCGGGGAACTCGGTTGATTCGGCCTTGGCGAGCAGGCCACGGATGCGGGCGAGGACTTTGGGGTCCATGTGGGTGGGTCTCCCTCGTACGGTCGGTCGGAACGAGTCCAACCCTACCATGGTTGCACAGCCCCGCAACACGCGGGTTCCTGAGAGGACCCTAAGAGCGTGACCGTCCGTACACGCGCGGTAATGTCCGCTCGCTACCGGAGCACCACCCGTTCCGGCCCCACGTAAGAGGAGATCACGTGCGCGCACGCAAGACCATCCTGACCGCCGTCACGGCGGGGGCATTCCTGCTCCCCCTGGCGATCGCCGCCCCCGCCTCCGCCGACCCCGGCCCCCGCCCGCTGTGCGAGAACCACGTCAACTGCGACGCCGGCAACCGTGACCTCATCCGCGTCAACGTCGGCATCGGCAACGGCGGCAACTGCGATCAGGACCGGCTGCTCCTGGTGCAGGTCCGGATCGACGCCGGCCGGCGCGACCAGCAGGTCTCTGACGCCCAACGTGAGGACCGCAACGCCCGAGAAGCGCTGCGCACCGCACAGAACACCTATGACTCCGCCGTCGCGGGATTCCACGCGACTCCCCCCACCGCCACCCAGGGCGACGTGAACCTGGCCAAGAATCGGCTTGACGCCGCGCAGACCAGAGCCAACACCGCCCGGCGCCACCTCGACGAGGTGCGGGAGTCCGGTCGCCTGCTCGACGCGAAGATCGCCCTGCTGACCGACCGGATCCACGGCTCCGAGTGCGCCACCCCCGCCCCGCTGCCCGTACCGGTGCCCGCGCCCGTGGACACCCCCGACCAGCCGCCCGCACCCGTAACCGACCAGCCGGCACCCCCGACGGTGATCAACAACGGCCCCATCGTCGTGACTCCCCCCAGTAACCCGCAGGTCGGCGAGGTTCCGTCGGGTCCCGCCCCCACTGGTGGTGGCGCCCTGCGCGACCAGATCTCTTGATCCGTGGTCGCGTCGCACTGCTGTCTGCGTTAGCAGTGCTCGCCCTCGCTACCGGCTGCTCAGCGGCCGGTAGCGGGGACACCCCCCCTCCGAGCGCCCCGCCGGTTCACAACATGGCGGCACCGCCCCCGGTGCAGCCGGCCAGCATCGACATTCCCCAGATCGGGGCGCACTCGTCGCTGATACCGATCGGCATCAACCCGAAGACCAAAGAGCTGACAGAGCCCGACGTCACGCACCCCCAGCAGGCCGCCTACTACTGCCAGACCGACGTGATCCCCGCGACGTCGTGTAAGTCCGGGGTGGTGCCCGGTCAGGCCGGTCCGTCGATCATCATCGGGCATGTTGACGGGTCGGTCGTGCACGGTGCACACCAGGAGGGGATCTTCTTTCACCTCCACGAGCTGCGCGTCGGCGACAAGATTTCAGTGACCCGCGTGGATGGCACGGTGCTCAACTACACCGTCTACCGGCTCATACAGAAGCCCAAGCCGCAGTTCCCCACCCAGGAAGTCTACGGCTACACCCCGGTATCGGAGTTGCGCCTGATCACTTGCTCCGGTCAGTTCATCGGGGGACAGTTCGGCTACGCCGACAACACCATCGTCTTTGCGAGGCTCGCCTGATGAAGCACCGTCGCCGTCGCTCAACCACCCCGTATCTCGCTGCCCTCGCATCGGTGGGCACGGTCGCGGCGATGGTCGCGGTCCCCGCTGCCGCCACCGCCGACCCGTGCCCGGTGGGGCAGATCGTGGGCGGCAACGTGCTGTGCGAGCCCATCTTCACTCCCGGCGACGGACTGGCCGCGCCTCCCCCGCCTGGGCTGGGGGGTCCGCCGCCGCGCGCGGTGCCGGTCGTACCACCGTGCCAGCCGCCGAAGGTGCTCTCGGGTGTGCTGTGCGTCGAGGTCGGCCCGCCCGTGGCAGCGCCGCCACCTATGGTCGTACCGCCAGCGCCGGTCGCACCCCCGGTGATGGCGCAGCCGGTTCACCGGGCACCCGTCCGGCCGGTACCGCTGCCCCGACCGCATCCGATAGTGCGCCAGCCAGTCGCGCCGCCGCGTCACGCAGCCACGCTGCCCGCGCTGACCCCGCCGGCCCCGCCGGCCCCGGTGGAGTCTGCGCCGGCCGCTCCGGTCGCCCAGGACTGCCCACCGCAGGAGGCGCTGGTGACCATTCGGGTCGCCTGGGTACCGCTGCGGGTGGGCCTCTGACAGCCTGGCAGACGTAGGCCCCCGGTCCGGCTCTCCGCGAAAGCGCGACTCCCACCGGGGGCATCGCTTTGTTCAGAGCAGGTTCGGGCGCTCACTGCTGACGATGGGTGTGCCGGGTCCGAGGCCGTAGTCGGCACGGATCGCGGCGAGCGCCTGTTCGGGGCGCAGTTCCACGCGGATCCGCTGCGGGGGCAGCACGGTCATGATGTCGCGTAGCTCTGTGCAGTCGGTCATGCCGCAGCGTAGAACGCTGGCGCGTGTTCCGCAGCCCCGCAGTTAACTGGTAGAGTAGGTGTCGTTCCGGTCTACGGGGAGGCGCCATGCGTAGCGACCGCTTGTGATGTCCACCGGGCACTCGATCTCGGGTGCCACCGCCGGCTACGGCGTTTGCCTGTTCTTTGAGCTGTGCAGTGGCATCAACCTCGCGTGGGGCATCCCGCACATCGTGGCCGTCATCGTCGCCGGCTGGGCCAACTGGCCCGACTGCGACACCCGGAAGTCCACCGTGACCACATCGCTGGGTGCGCTGACCATCGCACTGCATCACCTCGTCGTCACCCTGTGCGCGGTCATCTACTACGCCACCCGATCTGAAGCCGACGACCCCAAAAAGCCCGTCATCCACCGGGGCGCCACCCACACCTGGCCCGGTGCCGCGTTCATGGGCGCCCTGGTGGCCGTGATCTGCGCCGTCTGGCCGCACTGGGGCACACCCATCGTGCTGGGCATCTCCCTGCACTGGGCCGCACGCGGGCTCTACATGCCCACCAACCCCGATCGACAGCTGTCCGCCAGTCGCCTGAAAGGCAAAAGCGCGCCCCGTCGCCTGGGCATCGTCATCTACCACAACATTGGGCTAGCCCTGAAACACGTTGCCGTGAAAGCGATGCGCTCAAAGTGGGTACCGCTGCCAGGGAAGTACCTGCGCGCATCGGGCCGCTCCGGCACGGCAGCAGTGTGCATGGGCCTCGCGTTCTACCTCACGCAATTCACTGGCGGGGCCCTAGACACCCACTGGACGGGGCTGCTCGGCGCTGCCGCGACCCTGGGGTGCCTCACGCACATGCTCGGCGACTCCGTCACCGAATGCGGCATCTGCTGGCTGTTCCCGTTCAAGCACCCCCGCACCGGTAAGCGCTGGGAGTTCGTGCACCTCCCGAAGTGGCTGGCTTTCAAGACCGGCAAGGCCTTCGAGATCGGCATCATGTACCCGCTACTCATCGCGGGGGCGTTCGTCGCCGCGCCGGGCGGCTACCCGCTGGTCGCCCGCATGGTCACCGCGTGGCGTGACGGTGCCGCCATGGCCATGGCGTTACCGTTCGGCGCATGGCCGATGACCACAGAGACACCCGCAACGATGCCGCCGCAGCGGTGCGCAACCGTCGCACGAGCACCCCGAAGCCGTCCCGCCCCCAAGCGGTGCTCGGCGGGGGCGACACGGCCCCCGAATCAGCGCCCGTGTCGACGCCCGCCGGGTCGGCCGCGCGGTCGCGGCAGCTTGAGGTCTCAGCGGACCCGGCGTCCCCGGCGCACACCCTGACCGGTTCATGGATCGCGGGGCACACCACCTCAGCGGACTACGAGCCAGCCAAGGACGACGCTTACTACTCCTGGTATCCGGAAGGTTGCCAGCAGCCGTCGTGCCGGAAGCTGTGGAACCGTGGCCAGCACGTGCTGCGCAGCGTTTATGCCCGCTACGGCGGTGACGACGCCCCCAACACTCCGGAGACGGCGATGCCCGTGAATGAACCCGGCGGGGGCCTGCTCAGTGAGGCGCGCGGAACCCAGTCGCTGGGCGCGGGCGTCGGAGTCTAAGTGGCCCTGGTTGTCACTGTTCAGCAGGTCAACGACTACCTGTCGAACCCCCCGTGGAGCGCGCATCAGACTGCTACGTGCGCGCTGCTACTCGCACGCCGCCAGACGGACTTAGAACGGTGGATGCGCTGCCCCATCGACCCCGTGGAGCGCACCGAGGTAGTGCCGATCCTGCGGCGCACGGGGATCGTGGCGGCCAGCGCCCCAGTGTTCCGGGTCATCGACATCGACGGGGTGACAGCTGGTGGGTCGGCCACCTATGGGATGTCCCTACCCGCGCCGTACTCGTGGCGTGAGGAGGGCTGGATCGGTGTTCCGGTCGCCCCCGACACTCTGGCCTACACCTCACGCCCGTTTTCCCTGACCACCCCCCAGGACTACGACCAGCGGATCACGCTGCACTACATGGCCGGCTGGGGGCCGGTCGGTGACATCGTGGGGGCGATCGTCGACAAGGTGGGCGCGACGATGCTCAACCGTCACGACGACACAGTCGTTGCCCGCGCGCTGGACGCGAAAGAGCCACCCGCGCTGAAAGAGGGCTGGACTGACGACGAACTGCTGATGCTGCGGTCCCGGCGACGGTTACGGACCAGCGGATGATCCGGGTTAGCATCGAGGGCCTGGATCAGGTGCGCCGCAACCTCGAAGAGATGCGGGCACGGTCGACGGAGCTGTCCCCGGCGTGGGAGGAGTTCTTAACGTGGTGGGCGGTGACCAACGTTGAGCAGTTCAACTCACGCGGGGCCCGCTGGCGCACCCCGTGGGCACCATTGATGCCGGCCACGATCGCGCAGAAGCGCGGTCAGGGGTTCCTCAGTGAGCCGCTGGTGCGCACGACGTCGATGCGCTCGGAGTTGACGCGGCGCCCGCTGGGCGTGGAGCACATCCGGGCTCACGAGGTCGAGGCCGGCACTGACATCTCTTACGCGCACTTCCACCAGTCCGGTACTCGCCGGATGAAGGCCCGCCGGCTGATCAACGCTCACCAGGTCGCCGCTGAGGGGGCGGCGAGTTCGACGGTGCTCACGTGGATTATCGACGGGGTGCCCAACACGGGCGGTTCTAGGAAGCTGGAGCGGTGACCATGTGCCCCTTCTGTGAACGCATCGCCGCCGGACAGTTCTCCCCGGTGACGGCGAACTCTTACGCGGTGGTCTTCGAGCCGCTGAACCCGGTCGTTGCGGGACACCTACTGGTGGTGTCGCGCCGGCACATCATTGACGCCACGTCGGACCCGTTCACCACGGCGAAGGTGATGGAGCTGGCGGCGACGATCGCCCGTGGCTGGGGCGACGCCAATATCATCACGTCGATCGGTTCGGCCGCCACCCAGACCGTGCCGCACCTCCATGCACATCTGGTGCCCCGCTACGACGGGGACGGCCTGAAGCTGCCCTGGAGCGACCAGCTGTGACCGTGCCGTCTGAGCATGGTGCGATCGCCGTGCGGGATCAGGTGGCGAACCTGCTCATCGCTGATCTGCCGGGCCGGATCGCGGGCATGGTGCACTTGTGGGCGCTGGGTGAGAAGGAGATCCCCACCCCGGACATGATCACTTCGGGGGAGGCGGCGGACAACGCGCTGGATCACCGGGGTGACACCTGGGTCGAGGTCATCACCCCCAGGCTGATGCCCCGCACCCGTGCGATGGGCCTGAACAACCTGGGCTACATGATCTACCGTTACCGCTACACCGCGCGGATCTACGTCTGGGTGCTGTCGAAGGAATGGAAGACCACCCTGGATCAGCGTGACCGGCTCGCCGCCGCGTGCCGTGACTCACTGATGACCTACCCGACACTGGCGCCGCCGCCGGCTTTCGGGGACACCGGGTTCCTGCTCAATCCCGCCACGATCTCCGAGGAGTCATCGGAGCCGGTGCGGCTGAAGACCACCCACGTCCGGGCCGCCGCGCTGTTGGCTTACGAGATCGACCACGAGTACCCCTCCGGGATCCCCTCGACCCTGCCGGACCTGGGGACGTTCGACACGTTGGATCTGCGCGTCACCCTCGTCCCGTTCACGCACCCGATCGGAGCTTGACCGATGGCCACCGCGAGTAAGAAGTCCACCCCCAGCACTTTGATCAACCCCGGTAAGGCGGGCGTGGTCTACACCGATGCCGGGGACAGTCTCGGCGGCGGGGAGCGCGTCGAGGTCGCCGAGGTCGACGACGTGGGGCGCACCGCGCTGGACACGGGACAGCTACTGCTGGCCCCACCGAAGGCTGACGGCGCGTCGCGGACTGACTAGGCCCTTCGCGATGCGATGATCCGCCCCGTGTCCACATCCGGGAGGGCCGCATGGCTGTAGGTGTCACCGTCACCCGCACCGCTGCGGCCGGCTCACTGTTCCCCATCCCCGTACCGAGCGCGTCCTACTTCGTAGTAGGGCTGGCTGCACGCGGGTCGGCCACCGATGTGGCGCGCGTGACGTCACTGGCACAGTTCGAGGCCACCTTCGGCACCCGACCGTCCTACGGCAACCTCTACGACGACGTCGCGATGTTCTTCGCTGAGGGCGGCGGGGAGGCCTACGTCGCTCGTGTCGTCGGCCCGGCCGCCACCCAGGGCTCCCTGGGGACGCCGCTGGTCGACCGGGCTGGGACGCCGCTGTCAACGTTGCAGGTGACCGCCAAGGGCCCCGGCTCGTGGTCCTCAGACGTCACGGTGCAGATCCTCGCGGGCACGGTGCCCAACACGTTCATCCTCTCGATCCTTTATCTCGGGATCGAAGTGGAGCGTTACGCCAACCTGTCTTCCCCGCAGGACGCGGTCACCAAAACCGCCGGCAGCTCGTGGGTCGCGGTCACCGACCTCGCGTCGGCCACAGTGGCGCCGAACAACAACCCGGCCGTCGTCGGCCCGGTCGCGCTGGGCGCGGGCACCGATGACCGCAGCTCGGTCAACGCCGCCTCACTGGTCACCGCCCTGGCCCGCTTCGGTCCCCAGTACGGGGACGGCGCCGTGGCCATCCCCGGTGGTGGCGACGCCACCCACGCCGGGCTGATCTCACACGCGAAGCAAAACAACCGTCTCGCGATCCTGGTGTCCGCGCGCGGGTCGACGGCCACCCAGCTCGCCACCCTGGCCGCGTCCTACGACTCCGAGTACGCGGGACTGTTCGGCCCGTGGGTGCAGACCCGCGACGCTTTCGGCGGCCTGTCCTCCATTCCGTGTGACGGCTACATCGCGGCTGTGCGGGCACGGGCGCACCGCGACGTCGGACCGTGGCAGGCCCCAGCGGGTGACCGCGCCCGCTCGGTCGTGGTGGTGGCCCCGGATCAGATCTTCGACTCCGCCACCTCCAATGCCCTGGAGGACGCGAAGGTCTCCCCGATCCTGCCGGTGTCCGGTGGGGTCCGGCTCTACGGCTGGCGGTCGCTGTCTTCCGACATCGCCAACTGGCGGCTGCTCACCGGCATTGACGTCATCAACCGCATCGTCGTCGCCTCCCAGCAAGCCCTGGATCCGATGGTGTTCTCCACCATCGACGCGCGGGGGCACCTGCTGGCCCGCGTCGAGGGCGCCCTGACGGGGCTCGTGCTGCCGATGGCTGACGCTGGCGGGCTCTACCCGTGGATCGACGCCGACCCGCTGGGCGGTACCCCGATCGAACGTGACCCCGGCTTCTCGATCACCACTGACCCCAGCCGGGAGGTGGCCAGCGCGAACATGGTGCAGGCGACGTGCGCGGTGCGGGTTTCCCCCACGGGGGCGTTGATCGCGCTCACCGTCACCAAGGTCGGCGTGACCCGGCGATTCTGAGGAGTAGGTAGATGAAGGCTGCGGCACGTCAATTCTTGGTCACGGTGGCCGCCTTGGGCTCCCGGACGTTCACCGAGCAGACCGGCGGTGAGAAGAAGTCCGATGTGACGAAGTGGCGCGACGGTGGGGCGATCTCCAGCGACAACATTTTCTCCCCCCCGGAGACGTCGGATGTGGTGGTGAAAAACGCCTACGACTCCGATGTTGACGGCGCGATGCTGTCCAACCTGCTGGGGCAGGTGGGGGTGCTGTCGACCACGATCACTAAGGTGCCGCTGTTCGGGGATATGTCCCGGATCGCTGGGGTGAAGCCGTTCGTCTACACCGGGGCGGTGCTGTCCGGGGTGAAGCTCCCCGACGTCAACGCCAACTCCGGTGAGGCCGCCACCTACGAGCTGACCTTCGCGGTGAACAACCTGAGTTAGCCGCCTGCGGGCGGTGCGGGCCGGTCTCGGCTTCACAGGGGCGAGACCGGCCCGGACCGTCTGACCGCCCCTGTGAGGAGATCGCGTGACCAACGTTTACGACCCTCTTGCCCCCCAGCCGGACATCTACACCGCCACACGCCCGTCCGATGATCCGCAGATAGCCGCCGCGCCGCCCGCGATGTCGAGTCTCGATGACCTGCGCCTGGCGCTGGATCAGGCCAGTGAGGTCGCTGATCAGGACTTCCCCGACTTCGAGCTGTACTCCCCCGGTGACGTGATCCGCTTGACCTGCTCAACGGATCTGGCGCAGCCGGACTTGAAGCGCATCCAGCTCGCGGCGCTACCACTGGCGGCGCGGCGCAAGCGCATCCCGGACCTAAAGAAGCTCGACGAGGTCACGATGTACGCCGGCCTCATCGGTGAGCAGGTCACTGAGATCGCCCTGAAGCAGCCCGACGGCTCCTACCGGCCGCTAGCGGGTGGGTTCGACTCCCCGGCGGTTCTTGCGGCGTTCGGGGCCGCTGAGGCAGCGGTGGCGGTGCAGCGCATCTTCGTCAAAGACGTGTTCCTGCTGCGCGCGGGGGAGGCCCTGCTGGATCGCTGCGGCTACGGGGAGTCCAAGCCGGGCGAGAGTGATGCGGACCCTACATAGCGCCGCATCCGCGCGAGCTGCGGCGTGAAGCGACCATCGAATGGCTAGCGGGCTTGGGGCTGGTGCGGGAAGCGGCGATGGTGGCGCGGATGTTCCGGCAGGACCCGGCCGCGATGCTCGATGACGGCGGTGACGACTGGCGGATGCTGGTGCGGATCGCGGCGGCCCGGTATGTGGCCCGCAGTGAAGAGGCCGAAGCCAAGCGCGCCCAGCAGTCCTAGCCCCTGCGTGTCTGCCGGTCACCGACTGGCCGCGCTGCGACGATCACCCCTGACCCTGGGAGGTGATTGTGGCCGGCGCTGACGACGACGTGCATATCAGGGCGTCGATGTCCGGCGACATCACCGAGGCACTGGACAAGGCCACGGTCGCGGCGGAGGAGGCCGATCACGCGCTTGGCTCCCTGGGTAAGACCGGGGTGAAGGTCGGTGAAGAACTCGACGAAGGAATGGACAGGGCCAAGAACTCCACCCAGCGCGCCCGCAACGCTCTGGGCCAGTTCGTGCCCGCCGCTAACGCCGCTGGCAACGCCGCTGCCGCGTCGGGCGCGAAGGCCGCAGCGGGCAGTCTCGGGTACACCAAGCTAGCCAACTCGGTCAAGGGCGCCACCCAGGCCACGAACTCCTCGACCGGCGGCGCCAAGAAGCACGTGTCGCAGCTGGAGGCGTGGGCGAAGTCGGCGGATAAGGCCAGCAAGGCGACCGGCGGCCTGAAGTCAATGATCATGCTGATCAAGTGGGGCACGATCCTCACGGGCGGCCAAGCCGTCGTCGGCATGCTGGTTTCCCTGGGTGCCGGCGCGGTGATGGCCGTGGGCCACATGGCGCCCCTGGTGGGCGTCGCGGGGGCGCTGGGGCCGGCGCTGTTCCTCGCTGCCGCCGGCATGGCCCTGATGAAGATAAGCGGCAAGGACATCGGGGCACTGCTGCGCCCGCTGACCAACGACTTCATGGCGATGCGCATGGAGATCAGTCAGAAGATGGTGCCCGGCTTCCAGGCGTTCGATCGGGAGATCCATGATCGGATGATCCCCACCCTGCGCACCGGACTGGTGGGGCTGGCCGGGGCGTTCGGTGGCGCGGTCGCCCACGTCGGCGACATGGTCTCCGGGGCGCGCCAGGTAAGCCAGATCGGCACCCTGTTCGCCGGGGTGACCCCACTCGTCGGGCTGATGGGCAACTCCCTGGGCCACGTGCTGATCACGCTACTCAACCTGGCCGTCGCGGCGCTGCCCATGACGACGTCGATGGCACAGGGGCTCGACCGCGTCACCACGAAGCTAGACGCGTGGTCGAAGCGGATGACCGACTCCGGCAAGGCTCAAGCGTTCATGTCGCGGGCCTGGAATCAGCTCAAGACCGACGGCCGGATCTTAGAAGACCTCATCGTCGGGCTGTTCCACATCTTCTCCATCGCGGGCGGGGTCGCGCGCGACCAGCTCGGCGGGGGCATGGAGACCGCCGCTAAGAGGTTCCGGGACTGGACGACGTCGGCGGCCGGCGCCGCCCGGATCACGAAGTTCTTCACCGACTCCGTGCCCATCCTGCGCGAGACGGGTCTACTGCTACTGGCATTGCTGCACGGCATCAGTGGAATTGGCACCAACCCACAGGTCGCCGGGCTGATCCGGCAGATCCGCACGGAACTGCTACCGGCGCTGGGCGCGCTGTTCCACAACCTGGCCGGCACCAGTACCGGCGGGTTCGGCAGCGCCCTGGTCACCGCGTTCACCCAGATCGCGCTAGCCCTGAGCAAGATCCCCCTGGGCGGGCTGACGATCATCATTCAGGCGATCGCGGTACTCGCCGGGGGCATCGTCTTCCTAGTCGCCCACGTGCCCGGCCTGGGCCTGCTCATCGGAACGGCCCTGACCCTGTTCACTGTGTTCGGCGCTGGCGCGAAGGCCGTGGGCAGCGTGTTGGGCCTGTTCGCCAAGGTCGAGAAAATCATGGAGTGGTCGAAGTCCATCGGCGCCCTGGGGTTCATCCTGCGCTGGGTGGTGCCGCTGTTCCAGGGGCTCGGCGAAGGGATCCTGTTCGTCGCCCGCTCCCTGCTCTACGCGGCCATCTCCAACCCCGTCGGCGCGATCATTGTTGGCCTTACGCTGCTGGTGCTGGCTTTCATCTACGCGTGGAACCACTACGCGTGGTTCCGCGACGGGGTCAAAGCCATCGGGCGCGCCGTTGTCGACGCGTTCATTTGGATGGCCCAAGCCGCCGCTGCCCCGTTCATCAAACTGTGGGACATCATCAAGGGCGCCTACAACCTGATCGCCAAGGGCTGGAACCTGATCCCCACCATCGCGGTCCCCACCTGGGTGCCATTGATCGGGGGCACCAACTTCACCCTGCCGAAGATGCCGCTACTCGCCGAGGGCGGCGTGATCCAGTACTCCACCGCCATCGTTGGCGAGCAAGGTCCCGAAGCTCTCATCAAGGGCGGCCAGTTCCTGGGCATGATCGGCACGCACGGCCCGGAGCTGCGCACCGACCTCCCGCCGGGCGGCTACGTCGTGCCTAACCTGGGCACGTTGAGCAAGTTCCCGATGCTCGCCGACCGGCTACCGGCATCGGTCGCTGACGCGGTGGCCGGGGCGATCCCCGGTTACGGGGCACTGCTGGGCCGGGGCAGTGCGGCACCGGGCTCCCCGCACGTGTCGGTCAATGTCGACACCGGCTCGAAGGAAGTGGTCGACGCCATCAACGACCTGGCCGCTGCCGTGCTGGCCAGCACGCGCCGGCCACCCGACCAGCCGCCCCCGGTGCGCTCGTCTGAGCGTCTCGCCGGGCTGTCCGACCGGTACCGCTACAGCTCACCCAGGAGGCCGTGATGGCACTGGCGGTCATCCGTGACCCGGTGTCCGGGGTGAGCTTCACCGCTGTTCCCGGCCAGCGCGCCTACCTGCTCACTGAGGACGGGTCGGCGAGCTTCACGTTCCGTTTCGCGCCGCCGGTCATCGAGTACGGCGTGTGGGAGCAGGATTGGGTGCAAGTCTCGAGAGTGGGTCTCGTGCCGCTGCTGGTGCGCAAGGCCGACAAGCTCGACACGATGCGGTTCACCATCAACATCGGTGACCCGGACGACTTCTACGGTGACCAGTCGGGCTACATCAACACGCTGAAGCTGGTCTCGAAGTCCCGGATGCGGGTCATGATGCGCTACTCCGATCAGGAGGCCGGGCTGTGGCGGATCACCGCGCTGGCGGTGTCCAGTGTGTTGCGCCACCCGGACACGAACCTGATCATCCGGGCGACCGCCGACATCACGATGACCCGCGCCAGTGAGACCTCCCCGAACACCGGCCCGGTGTCCTCACCTGTGGCTCCCGCACCGGTCGCGGCACCGCAGAGCAATGCCCCGGCGAAGTCGTACACGACGGCACCGGGGGACACGCTGTGGGGGATCGCGCAGAAGCTCTACGGGCGCGGTGACCGGTGGCCGGTCATCTATGACGCGAACCGTGACAAGATCGCGACCCCGCAGACAATGGCCGTGGGGATCACGCTGGTAATTCCGCCGTAGGAGGGCTCTCATGCCGTGGCTCAACGCTTTGATCATGCTCATCATCGGGGTGGTGCTGGTCGCCATCAACGGCCTGCTGCCCTACCCGCTCAGTGTCATCTGCTACATCGTGGGCATCATCGTGGCTATCGTCGGGCTGGTCTTGCTGATCGTCGGCCTGGTGCGGGGCAGCGGGTGGAACACTCGCGTCTAGGACGGCCGCCCGTGGAGTGCCCCGGCGGTGCCGTGCGACCGCGACCGCGAGTACCTGATCGCCGTGCGGGGTGCGCCCAGCGGGCTTGAAAACGGACAGCGCGGTGGCGCCGAGCAGGCATAGCAGTGCCAGCACGCGGGGCAGCAGGGTAGGGCCGTGCAGTGCAACGGTGATAGCACCGACGATGGTCAAGACGTACACGGCAACGACCTTGCCCACGATCCACCAGTAGCGGAACAGTCCCCACACGGTGCTCGCCGACAGCGCGAGCCCGGTGACCAGCGAGACGGCCACGGTGGGAACCACCGCCCACCATGCCAGGTGGGCGATGAGGGCGCTCACGTTGGACGCTTCGACAGTGTTCCGGCTGGTGCGTCGGACGATCTCTAGGCCGACGACCGCGCCGTCGATGGTGAGCCATCCGACTGAGGCGGTGATGTGCACGGTCAGCAGTAGGGGCCGGGCCCACCGTGGGAGCCGCCAGACGACGGCGTGCGTCGTCCAGTGGGGCTCGTGCCCGGCAGGCCCGGCCGCGATGGTCATTCAGACATGCTTCCCCGCTGGTGGGGGATGCGGGCGAAACACGCCGGTTCAGGGGCGGGGTCGATGGGGGCATCGAGACAGCCGTGGACACCGTAGATGTCCATGACGATCAGGGTGGTCTGTTCTCGACGCGCGGTGGAGCTACGAGACTCTTCACAGGGGTCCATCGAAGGATGCGACCACACGTTACGTGATCAGGCAATCACCCAGAGGTGCCTATCTTACTCACGCTGAGTGATCGGAGTGTCGGACCCTCCGAAGCCACGCCGCTGCGTAGGGTAACGCCGACGATCACCCCCGGCACCTCCGGTAGCCCCGTCCACAGATCGGAGGCGCCCCCCGTCCATGGCCGCCGGTCAGATCCACCTCACCGGGCCACAGGTCGCCCAACTCGTCGTCGAGGTCAACTTCCCGCCGGAAGACCGCGTCACCATGGTCGCCATCGCCAAAGCCGAATCCGGCTGGACAGTCGACGCCATCAACACCGCCAACTCAAACGGCTCCACCGACCGTGGCCTGTTTCAGATCAACTCCGTTCACTCGCAGTACAACGCCCAGCAACTGCTGTCCGACCCCCGCTACAACACCCAGGCCGCCAAAGACATCTACGACTCCCAGGGCCTGAAAGCGTGGTCGACCTACAACGCCGGGGCGCAAACGCCCTACATGAACGAGTCCGCCCAAGCCGTCGCCAACGCGGGCGGGCTCGTCGGACTACCCCCCGTGGCCGGCTCAGACCCGGCCAGTCAAACCGTCGTCTACGGCCCGCCCGGTGGCGAGGAGGTACGCGCCGGCAAAGCGTTCCCACTGGAGTTCAATACCCCCACCGCCGACGGGTCGATCGGCATCATCCGCATCATGGGCACCCAGATCGCCGGCAGTCTCGGACTCCAGATCATCGACGAGCCCACCTTCCGGGCCGCCATGGACATGGTCCCCCACATCACGTTCTCCGTGCTAGACCCCGGTTTCAACCTGTCCAACTCGAAGCTGTTCACCCCAGGCAACCTGCTCACCTGGCGCGACGCCACCATGCGCACCGACACCGTGTCCTACATCCCCGGTGACCACGGGCAAGGTCAAGCCGACGTCACCGCCGAAGACGACATCGTCCACGCCCTGAAGCAGCTACGCGGGCCGCACACCGCGAGCAACATCGACGCCACCACGTGGCTGTTCCAAGAGATCTCCACCGTCGGCTATGACCCTACGAAGTTCCTGCTCGGCGAGTCCGTGCCCACCCAGACCACCATCGCCCGCGACGTCTGGGACCCGTCCATGGGTGTCGTCGCCGACACCGAGTTTCCGTCCGCGTGGACGACGATCGTGCGTCTCGCGCGCGAGCTGGGCAAGTGGGTGTTCGTCTCCGGCCGGCGCATCGTCTTCGGCTCCGCCCAGTTCGCGATGGCCTGGGCCGCCGCCGCCCCCGTGCGCATCGGGTGGGACAACGCGGTGCCCGAGGAGGCGTTCATGGACATCCCCACCACCGTGCGCGCCACCATCGCCGACCGGGTGCAAACGTTGCAGGTCAAGGGGCGGGTGCCGCACGCGCGCGCGGCGCTGTTCCGCCCCGGTGTGCCGGTGGACGTCTACGGGGTGATGGGTGCCGACAACACCCCCAACATCCAGCCCCGCAACACCGCCGCCGCACCCATCCGCATGATGGTCAGCGACATCGAACACGTCCTGGCCACCGACACCGACGGCGCCGACGTCACGTTCATTGAGCCCGTCAACCCCATCCCGCAACCGCCGGGATCCACCAACGACCCGAACAAAAACCCGCTCACCGCCGGGGCCGCCGGGATCAGCGGTGGCGGAGCCGATGGGCAAGTCGAAACTTTCGTGCGCAACGCCCTCCAGGAGACCGGCAAGACCTACGTCTACGGCGCCACCCCCGCCGCGACTGACCCCGACCCGCGTGCGTTCGACTGCTCCAGCCTGGTGCAGTGGGCGGCGACCCGCGCCGGCATCCCCAACGTGCCCCGCACGAGCGAGCAGCAGATCGCCGCGTGTGACCTGATCTCCGTGGCGACCGCCATCAACACGCGCGGGGCACTGCTGCACCAGCCTGGCCACATCGCCATCAGCTTGGGCAACGGGCGCACCATCGAAGCCAGCCAAGACGGGGTGCCCGTCGGCCAGCTCAACGCCACCGGCCGCAAGTGGGATCAAGGCGGCAAGCTGCGCGGGGCGTTGGGCTACCTATGAGCATGCAGCTCGCCGACTTCGGCACGATGCACCGGGGCCTCGTCGTGGCCGTCGACACCCACGGCGTCACCGTGGAGATTCCCCTGCTGGCGCCCAACGCCCCGATGGGGCCCTACCCGACAGCGGTGCCCAACCTCGCTATCGGTGAGGCGGTGCTGCTCTGCCAGATCTCCACCTCCCGCGACAGCCTCGCGGTGATCGGGCGCATCCCCGGCCGGGCGCCCACGATCGCCGAAATCCTCACCCTGGCCTCCACTCTGACCGCGATCCAAGCGGCGGCGACCGCATTGACCACCCGCGTGACCACCGCCGAAGGCAACATCACCACCAACACGACCAACATCACCGCCAACGCTGTCGCGATCGCCGCCCATGGGGTGCGGCTGACCACCGACGAGACGAACATCGCGGCCAACGCTGCCGCGATCACCGCTCTGACCACGCGGGTGGGCACCGCCGAAACGAACATCACCGCCATTCAGGCGGCGGCAACCGCGCTGGCCGCGCGGACGGCGGTGCTGGAGGACACCACCCGCGTAGGCGCGACCCGGTATGTCTTCCAGGCCGCCGACGCGACGGGGATTGTCAGCCAGACCACCCCACAGGCGACCAGTCTGATCATGTCGGTGCTCGCCGGGGCGACCTACGAGTGGGAGGCGCTGGTCATCGTTGACGTGCAGCCCACCCCAGGTTGCAAGATCACCTTCACGGTCCCCACCGGTACCGCCGTACCTCGTGTCGCGCCGTGGTTCTCCGGTGACCCCGCCGGCAACGCCGCCATCTGGCACGACGTGTTCGACGGACCCTCCTACGTCATGGGCGGCAAGACCGGCGGCGGGATGATGTCCTCGCGCCCCGCTGGCGGGCTCGTCGTCGCGGCCACCGCCGGGAACTTCGCCATCCAATACAGTCAGAACGTCTCCGATCCGTCCACCACACTGTTCAAGGCCGGATCGAAACTGAAGATGACCAGAGTGGCCTGACCACTCGGTTACCTTGTTTCCCATGGCCTTGCGAACGCACATCGTCGGCAGCGTCAGCCCCGACAACATCGTCGCGTCGATGAACCTGCTTGTCGACGAGCTGGGCGACACCATCACCACGCTGCCCTTCGAGCGCCGCCGCCACTGGGTCATCGAGTTCCTTGAGCAGCGCGCGCAGGACCCCCGCTACCGGATCCTGCGCCGGTCGCGCATGAGTGAAGACCGCGACCTGCGACCCCTGCTGGACCCGCCGCGCGCCATCCCCCGCCACGGCGTGAAGGTCACCGCCGACTCCCTGCCCCTGCCTTACGCCGCTGAGGTCGCCTACGCGCTGCCCATCATGCGAGCAATCCCCAGGCTGCGCACCGCCGTACGCCCGCAGGCCGGCATCGCCGACCCCATGAACGTCGGTGGATTTTTCTGGCTCAACCCGATGCGCCATTACGACGCCGAGGTCGGCGCCGCGCTGCGCGAAATCGACCTCATTCATGGCCTCACTTTCGGCAACGCCGTCTACCAGTGGGAAGGCCCCCTGCAAACCGTCGCCGTCGCGAAAGCTCCCCGCCGACTACAGGGAGTAGTCGCCGAGAAGATGGCTCGTCGGGCGTGCGAGTTCATCGCCCAGTCCCCGAAAGACTCCGTCTGGATCCTGCACTTCTGTTACGGCAACAAAAATGACTCCCCGCTGGCCAGCCCGCCCGACGCCGGCCCGCTGGTGGAGCTGGCCAACGCGATGTGGACCTACTGGCCCAAAAATCAGATCCTCGACGCGATCCACCTCCCCTTCGGCGACCGACACCACCCCACCCCGTACTCCCGGCACTTCTACCTCCCGATGGGCGAGCTGATCGCGCCCGAGACGGTGCACATCTCCGCCGGGTTCGTCCGCGCCATGGTCGCGTCCAACCACCCGCACTGGGAACCGCAGCTGGAGCAGCACCGCTGGGCCTGGGATGCCTTCACCCGGATGGTGAACCGTGACAACGTCGGATGCTCCACCGGGTGCGGCTGGGGCCGCCAGCCCGGCGCCGTAGTGGCCACCGCGAAGCTACTGTCGGCGGTCGCGCACTTCTGACCCCGCGCGCCCCGCTAGAGATCACCTGGCGACATGCCAGGATGCGCCACGTGGCACAAGTGTGGGACTTCCCCTTCGCGCTCGGACCGGGCGGCTCGGTGGCCGTCGTCGATCAGAACTCCGACCGTGATGTGGAGAACCAACTCGCCGTCGCTGTCCTGACCCGCCCCGGCGAGCGGGCCACCGTGCCCACCTTCGGCATCGCCGACCCCGCGTTCTCCGGCTGGGAGGCACCCGCGCTGTCGCGTCACGTCCTGGACTTCGGCCCGGCCGTCGACGTCACCTCCGTGCGGGTACGGCGCGGCGGGGACACCCGTGGAGACCGGGAAGAGGTCGCTATCGACTGGGAGCGCCAAACGTGAGCGCACCACTGATCAGGCCCCCCACCGACCTGGGCGCCTACGTCGACCTGCGTGTCTTCGACGTCCCCTCATCGGACCTGATCTCAGCGATGATCGCCTACTACGGGATCGTCAACCCCGGATGGGTCGCCCGCGAAGGCAACACCGAAGTCGTTCTCATGGAAGCGATCGCACTGGCCATCGCGGAGAACGTCGCCACCATCAACCGCCTACCCGGCGCCGTGGTCGAGGCGATCCTGCACCTCGCCGGGGTCGACAAGGACTTCGGTGCCCCCGCGATCGCCACGGCCACCATCAACGTCGCCGACGGCCTGGGCTACACCATTCCGACGGGGACGAGATTCTATTTGCCCTTGGCCACGGGCACGGTGGTGTTCCTGGCACAGACCCCGGACACCCAGATCCCCGCCGGGGCCACCTCAGCGACCGTGAGCCTCATCTCCCAGATCAACACCGCCGCCGCCAACGGGGTCGCCGCCGGGGCCCGGCTGGTGCTCGCCGACCAGCTGTCCATGGTGCAGACCGTGACCCTGGCCTCGACGGTGGCCGGCGGACGCGACGCCGAAACCGACACCGCGTGGCGTGATCGTGGCGTCGCCCGACTTCAGCGGCTTTCCGACTGTCTTGTGGTCCCGCGACAATTCAACGCCGCTGTTGATGAAGATGTGCGGGTCGGCCGCGTGATGACAGTGGATCTGTGGGATGGGTCTGTGGGCTCACCACATACGCCCGGCGCGGACCCCGGTCACATCACCATTTGCGTCCTGGACCCCACGGGGCTCCCCCTGACCACCCCGGACCTCACGAGCATCCAAACCACCATCCAAGCCCAGTCGGCGGCGATGCTCGCTGTGCACGTCATCAACGCCGCCCTGGACACCATCGCGGTGGTGGCCAGCATCCGCACCGCCGCCGGATTCACGCCCGCCACGGTGGCCGCCGCTGTAGTCGCCACGGTCCGCAACTACATCAACCCGCTGACCTGGGCACCGGGCGCACCGCTGCGCCACAATGAGTTCGTCTCCGTCATCGACCAGGTACCCGGTGTCGACTACGTCGTCAGCGTCACCCTCAACGCGGGCTCTGGGGATGTCGCGGCGACCACACCAAAGGCCCTGCCGCAGGCCGGGACGGTCACCATCACCGAGGCGCCTTGATGACCGATCCGACCGGCGACGTCATGAACCGCAACGCCTGTAGGAATTGCCGCCGGCCCATCTACCTACTCCGCAACATCGGCTGGCTACACGGTGAGCTGCCGCAGTACGCCTACGAGACTCCCACTTGCGACCACGCCGTGCCGGTGGACCCGCGCTGCCCGCACTGCGATGACCTCGTGCCCGCGATCTCCGTGGTCGGTGGCGTGCAACTGGTACTGCATCACATGCCAGGCATTCGACGCCCCTGCCCCGGTAGCGGCACCCTGACAGCGAGACCGCAGTGAGCACCGTCATCCCCACCCTGCCGGCGCGCCCGGTAGTGAACGGTTTCGCGACCCGCATCTTCGACCGCCTCCCGGAGGCCTACCGGACCTTCGACGCGAACACCGGCTACCCGTTCCTGCTCTACATCGACGCCGTCACCCAGGAGCTGGGGGCGATCGACACCGTCATCGCCCGCATCGCTGGGCAGCGCCCAGTCGGACCCGCCGCGCCGCTGCCGTGGTCACTGCACCCCGATGCGGTGGCCGACTACAACGCCAACCGCGTGCTGCGGCTGTCGGAACTGGGCGACCCCACGGTGGCCGACGCGGCGTGGCTGCCGTGGCTGGTGCAGATGGTCGGCGGCACCCTGGATCCGGCCGCGTCCGTCGCCGAGCAGCGCGACACCATCCGTTACGCCACCTCCGGCTGGCTGGCCGGCAGCGCGGCGAGCATTGAGTACGCGGCGCGCACCGCCCTGACCGGGTCGCAGTACGCGAAATGTGTTCCGCACATGACCGACGGGGGCGCGCCGGGCGGCCCGTGGGATGTGGCGATCATGACCCGGTCATCGGAAACCCCCGACCCGTCAGCGGTGCTCGGTGCGATCACCCGCAAGGGCGTCAAGCCCGCCGGGGTGATCCTGCACCTGGTGAACTTCGGTGCCTCCTGGGACATTCTGGAGTCCGCGCGCCCCACCTGGGACCTGTGGGAGTCCGACAGTCTCGGACCGGTCACCTGGGACCGGCTCGCCGACACGGGCCTGTCCTACGCCGACGTGCCCGGCAACCTGGTACCCAACGCGTCCTACGAGGTCAACGTCACCGGCTGGACGGCCGGGGCGAACACCACGGTCACGTGGCTGGCCGGCGGCGTGGACGGCCTGGGGCAAGCCATCGTGCACGCCACCGCAGCGGGGCAGGTCAAGCTCACCTCCTCGACGTTCCCGGTGACCGCCACGCACGACTACCGAAGCGCGTGCTCCCTGAAGCCCAGCAACGTCCGTACCGGGCGCCTGATCCGCACGTGGTCGACTGGGGCGACGGCGACGAGCCCGGACTTCACCCTGGCGGCCGGCGTGTGGACCCGCGTGCCGTTCTTTGTGGCCACCGCCCCGACGGGGGCGACCACCGCCAGCGTCGCAGTGCAGATCGACGGCATGGGCGTGGCGGAAACCATCGCGGTAGATGCGTGGGACGGTAGGGAATATCACGGTTAGTCATAGAGTGTGCCCAGGTCGCCTGGGGGTCAAGGCCGTCCCCGCCACTTCATAGTCCAGCGGTTAAGGTACGTTCGGCTGGGTCATTGTTGGGGATTCCGCCCGGCTGCCATGAACGTTCCTGCCCCCGGCGACCTGCCTCCCGCGTGTCACTCCCGGTCGGACCCCACTGCGCCTGACACGATCACGCCGTGACCCTCACCCGCACCCCCCGGCTGGGGCTGGAGCAGTGGTCTAGTGGCGTCGACTCCCCTTCGCGGACCGGGTTCAACACCGACTACCTGGATTTAGAGACGCGGGTCGCGGTCGATCAGCGCACCGCCGGGGCGACCCTGCCGATCGGTTCACCCGCGCTGGTGTCCGCCGAATACTTCCAGCGCACCCTGGATTTGGGCTCCGGCGCCACCGCCTACGGGCTGTACCGCACCGACGCGGGCGGTACCTGGCATGCGCAGTCCTGGATCCCCGAGCGCCTGCTGGTGCGCCCCCCGGACACGACACCGGGTGTCACGACTGAGGCCCTGCGAATCGAGCACACCAGTGTCGCCACCGCTGGGCTGACCTCGTCATGGGATGGCACGGTCAAGGCCCGCACCGCTCTGATCCTGGGCAACGCCGCCGAGCCCACCATCGGCCGTCTCGCGGTCGGCTCCCTGGACTCACTGCCGGCGGCCGTGCGGGCCCGGATCACCGCGTTCGGGGTGGAGCGGGCGCTGGAGCTGAAGGCCGGCGACGCCAACGTCACAGAGCTGCTGCGGGCGATCGACTCCAGCGGCAGCAACGTGTTGACCATCTCGGGCACGGGACAGCTCACATCCACGCAGAGCGCCGCGTTCGGTGGGGTCACGCCTAGTACGGCGGCGGGACTGTCGGTGGCACCGCAGGCCACTGGGGCCATCAACACGGGCCTGCTGGGCTACGGGCAGGAGTCCGCGCCGACACGGGTGATCTGGCAGGCGAACCGCTTCCAGCCGGGCAGCACCGACGCCGCGTCGATCTTCTCCGTGGCCCCGAATCTGATCAGCATCGGCCGGATCACCACGGACTGGACTGGTGAGCTGGACGTCGGGGCGAGCCTGGTGAAACTGGCCACTGCGCGTCTCGCGTGGTTCCCCAACGCCGCGTCGCAGTCGGGCTCCACTCCGTTCAACCCGTTCCCCGGCATGACCGGCTTCGTCGGGATTGATCAGACCAACGGCCTGAGTTCCACAGTGAGCACCCAGTTCAACAACTACGGTGACCCGACGCGCGACGCCGCCCGTTTCGCCTCCTACCCGTCATCGACGGCGACGTGGACCGGTGACCTGTCCCGCTGGTACCAGGCAGAGATCATCTCCGGGTCACCGGACTCGGTGATCGTGGCGAAAGTCAGCCCGTTCGGGCAGATGCTGTCCAACGCCCCGTGGCGGGGCAGCGGCACCAAACCGAACAACCTGCGTGACGTCCGCCAGCCCGTCGTGCACACCAGCAAGAAGATCTGGGTGGTGCCGGGCGACTACCCCGACGGCCAGTTCGTCGCCAGCAACGGCAGCTTCACCTACGACTGGCCCACGATGACGGTGCGCAGCGCGTCGATCACGCAGCTAGAGGTCGAGATGCGCCTCGAAGCCCTGTTCTTTAAGCAGAACTCCGGCGCCAACCCTGACCGCCAGGTACTCCAGATCCGCTGGTTTTACTCCATCGGTGGGGGCTCGTTCACGCTGGCCGACACCGACTACCAGGAGGCCGCGTCCACGACGGTGGACTCCACCTGGCCGCAGGCACCCGGTGTTCAGAACACCTGGACGGTGACCGTTCCCGTCACGGCGGCGGCCGGCACCACATTCCGCATGCGCTTCCAAGCTCTGCTCTACGCCTACGCCAGTGACGCACGTCTGCGTCGGGCGGACCTCAAGGTGAGGGAAAGCATCGTCGAGACCTACACGGCGGCCTAACTGATGCAATACAAGAACCTGACCGGGCGCGACATCGACGCGCTGCGCGCCGAGCGGATCACCGTGCTGGAGGGCGAGCACTTCCGGCTCGTGCTGCGCCGCGAAGAGGCCGTCGAGGTTGCCGAGTTCGAGCAGCTCAGTGCGCAGCTGGCCGAGCTAGAGCGACGCATCGAGCTGCACCGGGCCGATGAGGCACCGACCGAAGCACCCGCTGACGAGACCGTGAAGGGGTCCGCGTGAGCACCCCCGAGGCGTCACCACTGACGAAGCCTTGGCGACGGATCCCCTTTCAGACGACACTGACCGCGATCATTCCCACAGTTCTGGGGCTCGCGCTGATAATCCAGTCCGGCCGATGGTTGCGCACCCCCGCCTACGGCAACCTGTTGCGCATCATGCCCGCCGACACCTGGGGCGCCATCTACCTCATCGTGGCGGCTTTACTGATCGGCGGCATCGTTTACCGGAAGTACCACGCTCTCGGCATCGCCGGACATACAGCTGGCTTTGTGCTACTGGCGGTGTGGGAAGTGGGATTCATAATTCGGTGGATAACAGATCATAATACGACGATCGCCAACGTGCTCTCCTGGGGAATCTTCCTGTCACTGCTCGTGTGGTCTGCGAAGACGGCCGCTCGGCGGCCGAGTCCGTGAATGCCACAGTCCTCACCACAATAATCGGACTGGCTATCACGGCCATCGGAACGATCCTGTTCCCGCTCTACCTCAATCGCAGCAAGCACACCGAGACCGTCGCCGAACAGGACTCGGTAGACAGTCGCGAAGTAGCAAAGATGTTCAAGGAAGAACGCGACCGGCTCCAGCTCCGCCTCGACACCATGCAAGCGAACTACGAGCGCCAGATGGCCACCATGGAAGCCGGGTGGCGCTCGCAGCACGACAAGGATCAGGCACAGATCAATGACCTGCGGGCTGAGCTGCAAGGCGTCTACCGCCAGCTCTACCAGCAGCCCCCGCGTCCCGCTCCGTGAATGCGACGCTCCTGGGGGCACTGCTGCTGGCGGTGTCCCTGGTGAGCGTGGTGATTTATATGAGTGCCCTGGGGCAATTACTGATCGGAACTCGACGGCCCGGACTGGTGCGTACCGCCGTCTGTCGCCTGTTCGCCGCATTGCTCTATGTCGGGGTCGGACTGACCACTTTGCAAACCAGTCAGAACGGACCGCTCATCGGACTGGGAGTATTCACCGTTGTTCAGCTCATGTGGCAAGCCAATTCCGTGGCCGACGTCAGGCTAGCCCGACAGGCGAGAGGTGATCGCATGCCAGACCCACATTTCGACCCACCGGGCGTCACCGATCCAGTGGCGAATTACGCTGTGCCATTGCCTCCGGCCGTAGTCGCCGCCGAGATCGACCGGCTGTCGGAGAAGATGAACAAAATAACACGCCGCTTCGACAAGAAGCAGGAGGACGAAGCGGGAGAACGTGCCACCCACCAACTTTGGCGCGGTATTGTAGTGTTCGCTGTCATCCTGGGAATATGTGGTCTCATCTTCAGTTTGGTTGTGTTCGGTCGCGCCGATCGAGCCGACGCACTCGCCCAGCAGAATGCGCAGCTCATCGCCCAGATGCGCTTGACTCAGGATCGCTTGAACCTGTCAGTGCACGAGAATTGTGTGCTCTACGGGATACTCTTATCGACCTACAGCACCCGAGCTAAGGCCGCCAGCCCAGGGGGACCGGAAACTTACGACTCCGACTTCCGCAGGGCTCTCGCCAGCTCGGATCATCTCGGATGCAACTTGACCCCACCGCCGGGGCTGCCAAGCTGACCCACCCTTGCGTCGGGCTCTCGGCGCGTCGCCCCGATAACCCGGTGCGCACGCTCGATGATGGCGGGCGTGACCGAAGACCACGCGCAGCACGCTGGAGCCGTCGGGCACGAGCGGCACGGGCACCCGACCGACTCTGGCCGGTCGCTCATGCAGGAACTACGTCACATCCAGCGGCAGCACCGACACATTGGAGACCTCATGGCTGACGAGCAGACCCAGATCGACCGCCTCAACACCGACGTGGGCAACTACGTCACCGCGATGCGTGGGCAGGTTCAGTCCCTGAAGGACCAGCTCGCCACCGTCTCGGGTCAGGTGTCGACCGCAGCGGCCGACCAGATGTCCGCTGATGCGCAGGGCCTGTCCGACACCCTGGACAAGCTGGAGGCCGCGTTCGCGCAGGACAACCCCCCGGCCGCTCCGGCTGACCCTGGCACCGGTACCGACCCAAACGCCCCGGCCGCCCGCCGTCGGTGATCAGCAAGATCCTGGAGTTCCTGGCGATCAAGAAGTTGATCAATTGGCTTCGCGGTAAGCCGAAGCCGCCAGCCGACTCCGCATGAACGTCCGGTCCGGGGGGACTCCTCGCGCCCCCCGGACCGGCACTTAACGAGGAGGACCCATGCGCCACCCCTACCTGGGGAGCGTCCTGTGGTCCGACGTGTCGAAGTACCAGACCTGGGTAGACGACACCTACCCCTACCAGGTGCTCGCCATCCGCAGCAACGACGGCACCTACCGCGACGACAAGTTCCCCGCCAACCTCGCGTGGTCGAAGTACGCCCTGGACACGAGCCGGCTCCGGGCGCTGATCGACTACGTCGTGTACCGGCCCAACTGGCAACAGACCCTCGACACGCTCAAGGCGATGGTCGGCACCCCGGATCCCCGCATGGCCGTCATGGTCGATGTGGAGTCCTGGAGTGGCCAGATCAAAGGTGACCAGTCGGTTGGGGTGAACAACCTGGTCAACGGGCTGGCCGCCTGGCTCGGCGACAACCGCAAGGTCATCGGCTACGGCAACACCGGAGACCTGAACAGCCTATGGCCCCGCAAGCCCACCGGAATGCGCCTGATCATCGCCGCCTACGGGTCGAACCCGGACTACCCCGGCAAGCTGGGCCACCAGTTCACCGACGGCGTCACGAAAGATCACCTACTCGTGCCCCCGTTCGGCTACGCCGACGTCAACTCAGCCGACGGCTACGACATCGACTCATTCTGCACCGCGCTGGGGATCGGTAACCCGCCCACGTTAGGAGAAGACATGCCCGCCAACGAATGGGCCACCAGCACTACCCCACAGCAACACGCGGCGTGCTACCCGATCGGTGCGAAGGTCTCCAGTCTGACCGCCCAGGGCTGGCTGAGCATCTTCCCCAGCACCGACGCCGACATTCACGCCGACATCTACGGGGGTGGCCGGATCCTGGCCACCTTCACGGAGAAGGCCGCCGGGGTCAACAGATGGTGGAAAGAGCTGCCAGACGGCACGGAGGGGGCGCTGGTGACGATCTCGACGAAGGTGCCCGGTGTAGCCGGCTGGTGTTTGGAACTGAAGCCGAAACCGTGAGGGGAAAGTAGATGCTGAAGATCTTCGGGCGCGAGCCCGCGCAGTGGGCGCACCTGCTGGGTGGCCTGCTGATGATGCTGGTGCCCATCCTGCACCTGACCCCCGACCTGACCGGTGCCGTCCTGGCCGTCATCGCCGCCGGATCCGGGATCCTCACCGCCGCCACGGCCGGTGCTGAGAAGGCCGCCCCGCTGGTCGCCGGCCTGATCAAAGCACTGCTCGCGGTTGCGATCGCCGTGCACTTCGACCTCTCGCCCGAGGTCCAAGCCGGGATCATGGTGTTCGTCGAGGCCACTGTCGGCTTCTACCTGCGCACCCAGATCGTCGCCCCGGTCGCTCCCGCTCCCGTACCTGTGGCGGCACCGCAAGCGATATGAGCCGGCCGAGCCTGAAGCAGGGGACATCGCGGACGGTCCGCGCTTTCAACATCGTTGATGGCGCGGATCAGCCGCTGACTGTCACCGGCTGGCTTGTCCACGGGGTCGCCCGCGCCGACAACGATGAGGGCCCGGTGCTCGCCGAATGGTCGGACACCCCCACAGGTTTCCAGGGCCGGGCGACCGCGTCGGGGCGCACGGTGAACCTGTTCATCACCCCGGCGATGTCACTGGCCTGGGTTTGTGATCGCGTCGTCATCCAGGCGAAGATCACCAATCCACTCGACGCCACGCAGGTGGAACGGATCATCGACGTGGTCTACGACTTCGACCGGGAGGTCATCCCCGCATGACACAGGGACTCGTGCTGCACCGTGACTGGGTGTGCGCCAAAGACTGCGGCAGCTCCGCACGCACCTACGACTCCGCCCTGCCCCACCACCCGTGCAAGGCCATGGCCGGACTCATGGTGCCCCTGATCCTCGCGGGCACGAAAGCCAAGGTCGAAGCACAGCCCAGGCAGGACTACGTCGGCAAAGAGATCGTGCAGCGCGACGCCGACGGCAAGGTTTGGATGTCCACGGTTGTCACCAGGGATGAGGGTCAGGACTGCTCTGTCTACGCCCCCACCGCACTAGGTAAGAGGGAGTAGCAGTGACCGAGCAAGAGATCGAGCAGCAGCGGCGTGAGGACGTCGCCGCTGTTGACCTGCATGTGCGGGAGGTCGCCGCCGCGCAGGAGCGGGTCAACGGGGCCGCCGACAAGGTCGAGAAGTTCACTGATCACCTCAAGAATCTCAAAGAAGATCTGCGGGCAGCGAAGGCGAACCTCGCGGTCGAAGAGGAGATCCTGACGAAGGTCCGCAAGCGCGCCGCTGACGTTCTCGCCGAAGGCCCGGTCTCCATCAGTGGCGAAATGGTGTACGCGGTCGCCGAGACCGCCCACGGCCTGGGGAGCGTGAACTGATGGCGTTCACCGCCAGCCACATCAACCGTTCATACCTCGCGGATGTCCTCGACAACACCACCGCACTGGATCTCGGGTCGGACGCTTTCAAGGCCGCCCTGTTCGGCAACACGGGCACCCCGGATGAGAACGCCACCTCCGCCAACACCGCGTTCGGCGTCGGCCAGTGGGTCACCGGTAACGAGATCTCCCAAGCCGGCCAGTGGCCCACGGGTGGCGTCGCCCTGACCAGCCCATCACTGAACTCGGGCACGTCGGATGTGGTGTTCTTTACCGCCTCGAACACTGCTTCCGGTGCGGCGGCGACCCTGGCGAACATCTACGGCGTCATGGTCTACGACACCACCGTGGCAACGCCGGTCGCCAGCCAAGGGATCTGTTTCAACTACTACGGCGGCCCCAACTCCGTCACCAACGGCACCTTCACCTCCGTATGGGCAGGTACCGGCATCGCGCGGTTCACTCTCTAGGCGTTTGCTTGGGCTAACGGGATAGGAGCTGTGGGTGGCGACACGGCTCTATTTCAACAACACCACAGCCCCCTATACCCCGCCCACCATTCGGGGCACCTGGAGCACTACCGCTAGCGCAGTCACAAAGTTGCTGGGCGCGGTACACGACACGGGTGCGCCAGCCACGGTCGCCATCGCTGAAGCGGTCACCACTAACCCCTACAACGTGCTGTGGGGAAGATGGGTCTCCGCACCAGCGGTAGCCGCAGGGAACCTCTCCGGCGTCGTCTCCTGGGCTGTCGGTGTCAAGGAATCGAGCCTTAGCGCCAACGATTTCCTGCGCATTCACATTTACGTCACTACCGGTAGCACCGACACCCCGCGCGGCACGCTGCTCACCAACCTCACCGACACGGTCGAGTTCACCACCACTGCCGCTGGCATCTCCGCCCTCGACAAAGCGATCAGCACCGTGGCCGTGCAGGTCGGTGACCGTGTCGTCGTAGAGATCGGCTACCAGGCGCAGAACACCGTCACCACGCCGTTCACCGGCACCATGAACTACGGCGGCAACCAGTTCTTTCGGGACCTGCTCGCCAACGGCGCCGGAGCACGCGGCACCGACCCCGCTACCCGCTTTGGCTGGGTGCAGTTCTCCGACCCGAACAACGTGCTCGCCGCCGCCCCGGTCGCCGCCGCGAACCGCTGTTGGAATCCGTCAGCGAAGACCTTCCAGGACTTCTGGTCAACGGCGGCCGGGACCACGGTCACCTCACCCCCTCAGACCGGCTTCAGCCGCACCACCGGGCTGCACGTCGTCGTCGGAACCGCCGGGGACCCGAACGTCAACCTCCCCGTAGTCCCGGCAGGCGTCGGGGAGACGTGGTCGATCTCCGTCCAGGCCAAGGGGTCGATCACTGCCGGGAACACCACAACCTGTTGGCTGAACTTCACTGACGCAAACGGGAGCTTCCTCACCCCGAACCCTTCCCAGAACATCACGCTATCCAGCACTGCACAAACAATCACGTTCAACAATTACACCGCGCCCGCCAACACCGCCTATGTCGGAATGTCCATCGAGGGCACCGCTGCGGTCGGCGACACTTTCGACGTCACCTGCGCCTATTACGACATTGTCAGTGCCGTACCGGGCTATAACGATGGCGATTCCACGCTGTGGTCCTGGGACAATGGCCTCACTGACGGTGACTCGGCATCGCGCGCCCTGCCGGCGACCAACGCCAGCGCACCCACGGCCACCGCGACAGCAGCGGCGAACAACCCGAGCACCACTGTCGCTCCCGCCGCCCCGAGCGCCACCAGCGCCGCCAGTGCGCCGGCCCCGGCCGCCAGCGTCCGAGCCAACCCCACGACAGCGGCCAGCGCGGCCAGCGCCCCCGTCCCGTCGGTGTCAGTGGCCGCCAATGCGATCACTGCCACCGCTGTAGGCAGCGCCCCCGCCCCGTCAGTGGCGGTGCTGGGCAACGCGGTCACCTCGACCGCAGTGGGCACCGCCCCGGCCCCCAGCGTGTCGACCAGTGTCAGCGCCACAGCCGCCACCGCCACGGCCACGGCGGCAGCCCTGGGCGCCACCGGCAAGGTCTCGCCCACACCGGGGGTCGCCACTACGGCGGGCAGCGCCCCAACCCCGTCGGTGGCGGTCACCGCACCCGCCGGGCTCGCCACCGTCACGGGCAGCGCGCCGCCACCGGCCGCCAGCGTGGCCCCCAGTCCGTCCAGCGCCACGGTCCTGGGCACCGCCCCGGCACCGGGGGCCAGTGCGACCTCCGGCCCGGCCACGGCCACCGCAGTGGTCAGTGCGCCGGCACCGGGGGTCAGCGTCGCCCCCACGGCCCCGACCGCGACCAGTGCGGGCAGCGCACCCGGCGTCACTGGCAAGACCAGCCCGAGCGCCAGCGTCGCCACCGCAGTGGGCAGCGCGCCGGCCCCGGCCGCCAGCGTGGCCCCCTGCCCCACTACCGCGACCAGTGCGGGCAGTGCACCGCCACCAGTGGCCAGCGTGGCGGTCACCCCCGGCACGGCGACCAGTGCGGGCAGTGCCCCCAACGCGGCCGGGGTGGTCGCCGTGGTTGGGCTCGCCGCCACCGCCACCGCAGCGGGCAGCGCGCCAGCGCCCACACCCCGGATCCAGCCGACCGCGCCGGCTGCGATCGCCAGCGGTAGCGCCCCGACGCCGGCCGCACAGATCGCCCCCACCGCCCCCACAGCGACAGCGGCGGGTACAGCGCCGGAACCCGGCGCCAGCTCGGCAGCGGGCCCCACAACGGCCACCGTGACCGCCACCGCGCCCACCCCATCCACCGACGTCACCACCGGGGCGCCCACCGCCACCGCAACGGGCACCGCCCCGGACGCTGTGGGGTCCAGTGCGTCGCACACCGACGCCACCCCGGCCACTGCCACCGCCACCGCCCTGGCGCCCGACGCGTCGGTCACGGTCGCCTCTACACCGGGCACGGCCCTCGCCGCCGGTAGCGCCTTGAATACCGCTACTGAAGTAGCGGTCAGCGCACCAACAGCGGCCAGCGCGGGCAGTGCGCCGGCACCGACGGGCCGTGTCGAAGTCTTCGCTGGCGCGGCCACCGCCACCGCAGCGGGCAGCGCCCCGGCGCCCACCCCGGCCATAACCTCCAGCCCGGCCACCGCCACCGCAGCGGGCAGCGCCCCCGCGCCGTTCGGTGCGGTCGACGGCCAGAACGTCAACGCCACCGCCCAAACCGCCATCGCGGTGGGCAGTGCACCCATGCCGGGCGTGTCCATCACGTCAGCGGTGTTCGCCGCCACTGCCACCGCTGCGGGCAGCGCGCCGGCACCCACGAGCCGGGTGACGGCTAGTGCGGGCACCGCCACCGCCACCGCCACGGCGCTCTCGCCGACGGTGCGGGTCGCCCCGCAGGCCAGTCCAGCGGTCAGCGTGGGCACCGCGCCAGGGGTCATCGGATCCACCGCCGCCCTGACTTTCGCCCAAACCGCGACCGCCACCGGCAGTGCCCCGACACCGTCCCCGTCAGTGGCGGCCAACGCGGGGCTCGCCGCTGTGACCGGGGTGGCGGCCCGGCCGTCGGGCCGGGTGGTGGTCGGCGCTCCAACAGCTGTCGCGGTGGGCAGTGCCCCGGCACCGTTCCCGTCGGTGACCTTCGTCTGGCCGCCCAGCGCGGGCGCCCTGGGGGTCACTGAGCTGGCCGCCGGGGTGCTCGTGCTGGCGACGATTGCCGCCGCTACCGTGGAAGTCGCGGTCACCGCAGACAGTGAAGATGATCTAGTTGGGGTGGCCAGTGCGAATACCGCAGTCATTGGGGTGGCTACCGGCACGCCGGGAACCGAGTAGGGGGGACGTGGCCAAGCACAGTCTGTTAGAGCCCGAGCAGCCCCGTAAGCGGGACAGACTGGTGTGCATCTACCTGGGGGAACCGAGCAGTGCCGAGTCGGCCGTGCGGGAGTGCCGCGTGCAGAGCCCACCGTGCGGGGCGCAGGTGCAAGTACCGCTGCTGATGGTGCCGTTCATCGAGTCCGGGGAACTGGTCGCCTCCTGCCGGCGCTGCAACGCCGGCCGGCCGCTGAAAATGCACCCGCACGAAATGGCCCATCTGGAGAAGCGGGGACTCCTGGGAGCCGCGCAGAATCGCCTCACGGAGATCAATGAGGAGTTGGGTTGCCCACCGGACCCTGACCCGCTTACGGCTCAGTGACCGTGCGGGCTGCCAGCCTGATCTCCGGGGCGCGGGCAGTGAACCAGTCGGCGTGGTCGCGCATCATGTGTTCGCGCACCGCCGGCCACGAGTAGAGCAGCCGGGGCGTCGGCGAGTTGACCTCCATGATCGCCACAGGCGGGGGGAATCCCGCTTCGAGCTTCCAGCGGTGCAGCGTCGTCACGGGCACGGTGGACACCCGCGACATCCCGTGCAGCGACACGGCCTGGATCTTGATCGCACCGGCCCGGTCGACCGTGGGCAGGTTCGCGAACTCCTCACGCACGTTGTGTCGCGCGGCGACCTGATTGTGGTAGTCGGCGACCTGATCGGGGTGCCACAGGGGCACGCCTTCGAGGTCCCAGCGGGGCCGGGCGATCTGGCGCATCCGGGAACGCTCACCCGTGTAGGCCGTGGACAGCATGGCGGTGAGGATGTGGGCGGTGGATACCCCGATCTGGGCGGCCACCTCACCGATGGGTAGTGCGTCGAGAGGGTAGGTGCTCACCTGCTCGGCTTCGGCGCGCCAGCGTGGCCGCGTGGGCTTTGGGTTGGTCACGGCAACGGTCACCTGTCCCCCTCGTTTCTCTGTCGCTCGGACTCCATGGAAGCGGAGCACCAGGCGAGCCCGGTGTGCCACGCACTGTCGGGGCCGACCATGCCGGCGACGACGAGCTGGTCGGCGTGACCAACGACTACGACGGAGACAGCGCCAGGACGGGCGAACAGAGACATGCGGGCGCCCTTGCCACCTTCGGGGTCCTGCTCTAGTCGGTAGCGGGCGTCCTGGGCGAGTTGGGGATCGTAGGTGGGCACGATCAGTGCGTCGGGGTTGGCGGCGGCGAGTATGGCGTCTACCAGCTTCGCCAGGTCGACGATGGGCTGGTCGTCGTTGACTCCCTCGACGACGGGCGAGGATGCGAGCACTTCACGCGCCGCCCGAATGGCGGCAGGTCGATCTAGCATGCGGACTCCCTTCGGTAGATCGGAACACCGTTAACTCTACCAGGTGGGAGCGGATGATCTGGAGTGAGTCCAGGCCCCCAGGGGTCCGTCCCCGCCGCGTGCGGCAGGTTCACCCCTGGAGGGCCGACCTGGGGAGCTACCCCGGCCGGCGGCAGCCGACTCGTACAGCCGGTGCCCCACTTCGCTCTGTTGGAATAAGTCCAACCCTACCACGGTCAGCCGGGGATGGCGCCACCGGATGCGAGAGCCATCCGCCGCGACGTCCGCGCCAGCTCCGTGCGCTTCATCCCCTTGCGCCACTCCGGGTAGGTCTCCCCGAACTTCTGCGTCACCTTGCCGTCGACCATCTGCACGATGTAGCCGCCCCGCGTCATCTGGAAAGGTTTCGTGCATCGCTTCATGTAGTCGAAGCCCCCGCGCGCCTGCGGGTCGAACCAGTTCTCCGTGACGAAGTTGCTCACCATCACCTGGGTGGTGTCCACCTGCACCGCATAGGAGTCCGACTCCACCGGGTCGCCCACCTCAAGGGCGATCGAATGCCGGCCATCAACATCAGCCCACCGGTTGCACGACGGGTCGACGAACGTCTCCAGCACCTCGTGACTGAGCACTGAGGCGATCGACAGCTTCGCAGTCAACGCGTTGCCGCCGTTGTCCAGCACCGGGCGTGCGAACACCCGCCCGTAGATCACGCCCTTGTCTTCGGTGTGCCAGCCCAGCGCCCCGGCCTGATCAGAGTCGTCGAGGACACCGATGACCCACGAGCCGGGAGGGGCGTGCGCCTCATCGACCGCGTACACCACGGTCATCGGCACCAGCCGCCACGCCGGGGAGGCGTGATCGCGCAGCTGCGTCCAGCACGCCCTGGTCATGAGCTGAACGTCGGCGTTACTCACCAGCGTCGACTTATTAACTACGGTGATCAATTATCACTCCTAGTAGGTTGCGGACGGATCGCGGCCACACTATGCGATTACCCGCACTGGCGAGGGCCCCTTCATTGCCAGCGCCGGCATCAATCCCACGGCCGCCCATACCGCCGCGTCCAGCTCGTTCGGGGACTCCGGGTCACCGGGCACCCATGAGGTGAAACCGTCCTCGATACCGGGGATGCCCCCGACGATGTGGGCCCGGCACTGCTCGAATACCCCAGCGACCGGCTCCGCGCGGGTGCGTTTACCCAGGCTCGCGTGCACCTTCACGACGCGCGGCGTGCGAGTCTCCATCTCTTTCGCGACCATCCGCAGCATCGTGGTGCACAGGTCCCCGCCTTGGTTGGTCTCCACGATCATCGCGTCGGCATCCCAATCTTCCGCGACCTGGAGGGCCTTCAGCGCCCACGAGCGCGGCGTGCCCCGCATCGTGTGATCCGCCAGGAAGTACAGGTGCAGCCCCTCCACTTCGGCCGGCCGGCCCACCCATCCGTTCATCGGCGGCCCACCGAGCCCGGCGACGACGATGCCGCACGCATCGGAGGTCTCCCCAGCGGTCACGGCCGGGTCGACACCGACGACGATGCGCCGCAGCAGGGGCACGTGATTGGCGTCCATGACCCGCGTGGCGTCGATCAGCGCCACGGTCACCAGGGCGCCCTCGACCTCGTCGAGGAGTTCCCCGTCGAGTTCCTGGCGCCCCAGGGTGGTGCCCGCGTAGCGCGCCCGGACGGTGTCGAGGAAAACCTGGGAGAGGTTCGCGGCGTTGTCCATCGTTGAGCCACGGAGCAGGGTGACGTTGGGGTCGCCGCGTTTGCCCCGCTCATTCAGCTCTTTGATGATCTTGTTACCGCGCTTGGGCGTCGTCGTGATCAGCCGCCGGGACGAACCGATACGGGTAGCGAACTCAATGCCCTCTTCCCACGTCTCTTTCAGATTGCGCCACGAGCCCAGCTCATCAGCCCACACCCCGTTGAGGTTCTTACCGCGAAGCCGGGCCGGGGCATCATCACTGGCCAGATAGATCAGCGACCCGTTGCGCAGCCGGATCTCATACTTGGACTTGTCGTAGCTGACCAGGTCATCGCCCAGCGCCACCAGCAGGCCCGACGGTCCTTCGACGCAAATCTGCCGGGCGTCGGAGAACGTCGGCGCGACCACCGCCCAGTTACCCACCTCCGACAGCGCCCACTCAGCGAACGCGTTGGACGCCGCCCACGTCTTACCGGTGCCACGGCCGGCCAGGAACATGATGTAGGCCGTCGTCGACTCCGCCAGCTCCAGCTGCACCTTGCGCGCGGTGGCCCGCCACGGGCGCGGCGGGGGCGGCTCCAAGCACCGCAACGCGATCAGACTGGGGCTGACCTCATCAACCCACTCCGGGACCTCACTGCCCAGCGCATCCCAGTCGACACCGCGCCCGATCTGTGGCGGGGCCATCAGATCCGAGGTGGTGGGCTGCGCGGGAATGGACCGGATCAGCGCGGTGGCGGCAGCGAAAATGGCGGCATCGGGTTCGTCGGCGCCGACACGGGTGTAGGCGCCCCGTGGTGGGGCCGTCACAAGCGGAGACTAAGCGGAGCGACGCTCCACAAGGTCATGACACGCGTCGAGCAGCACCTGCACGGCACGCGCGACATCCTGATCAGTCCAGCGGGCTAGCGACTCCGGGCTGATGTCGAGATTGCTGGCCAGGATCGTCTCATAGAAGTCCACGGCGGCCCGGTGAATGGCGAGGCCAGCCCGCGATATAGGGAACAGGGTCGGCATGGCTTTGATGACAGCCTCATCGACCTGAAGTGGCATGGTGACGAACGTTCCTACGGGTGCGTCACCATGGGTCACCTTTGGATCTCCCGTCACCTGGATACTCGAAATCGTTGCGCCAGCCCGGTTCTTGCAGGTGGGACAGGAGTTGCTCAAGTTCAGCGACGGTACGTACATACCCGGCGAGCGCTCCCGCATCTTGCCACCGCCGTAACTCTCCGAGTTGAGCAGGGGTCGGTTCGTAGCCGTCGGTCTTGCATTCGATGACCACCATGCGGCCCTGCACACACGCCATCACGTCAGGGGTGCCCCGCTTGCCGGCGCCGGTCATGTGCTTGGCGATGCAGTAGCCCTTGATCAGCCGGATCTTGCGCATCACCGCGTCCTTGACACTGGCCTCCGATGGTGGCCGGGCCTTGCGTGCCCGCGACTTCGTCACCGGGACGCGCTGGGCGTCCAGCTCGGCGACCACCGTGAAACCGCTGAAGTCAGCCACCCGTCCACTCCCTCATGATCATGCCGCTGCGGCCATCCCGGCGGGTCAACGTCTGGTGCCCCGCTTCCGAGCAACCCTCCGCGATCCCTTCGAGCACCAGCAGGTCGGGCACGACCACCATGGAGCCCGCCGCGCCCCGCGCGCACCCACAGGTGCAGATGATCACCCGCTCCAGCTCGTCGGGCATCGTGCCCAACAGGATCACTGAGCTGTCCAGCTTCAGCGCCGCGTCCAACGCCATGTGCTGTGCCCGTGCCAGGCGCGGCGCCGGCAGATCAGCGGCGGGAATGTAGGAGAAGCCCTCAACGGTCATCGGACCTCCATCTCGCGCGGGCACAGCACACCATCAGGAATGTGGCGCTCGGTAGATCCCAGCACGACGCAGGTTTCCTTCGCGCGGGTTAACCCGACATAGAACTGGCGCACAGTGTGATCGCGGGCGCGGCCACCGCGCACCCACTCACCCCAGCCGGCACCCGACACCGACGGGCACAGGTACACCACATCGGCCTGACCGCCCTTCACGGAGTGGATCGTGCCCACCGTGACCGGCGCGGGGTCCATCAACGCTGCCGGACCGTGCGCGCGGGCCACCTCCGCCGGGTAGCCGACCTTGTCGGCGTACTTGTTCGCCACCGACTCCAGCAACCATCCCAGCTCAGGTTCGGTCGCCCGGATCAGCGCGTCCTCACTGGCGAACAGGGCCTCGACCTGGGCGATACTCAACTCGCCGGCCGGCAGCATCTTCATCGCCGTCTTCGCGCCCCGTGCCAGGCCGGCGTCGGAGCGGACCAGCTCAAGCCAGGCGCGCACGTCGTCACCGGTCCACAGCCGCGCCCGATCGCCCAGCGCGCGCTCGTCGAGGACGAGGTAGCGGAACAGCCGCTCGGCTGTGGTCATGCCCTTGGCGGCACGCAGCGGGTTCCACCTGCTCTCCAGGGGCCGGTAGCGGTTAGCGAAGGGCACCCCGAGCTTGCGCAGGTTCGACACCAGCACGCGCAGCATGTACTCACACGCCGCGATCACCATCACCTGACGGCCGGCGTGCGCGTCGCGGGCGATCGCTTCAGCGGTGCGCATGGATTCGATGGGGTGCGACACCGAGTAGGTCTGCCCGTCGACGTCACGGGGACGGTAGGGCTTGTCCCGGCGGTGACTGCACAGTTCGATCCAGGTCTGCGCCACGGTGTGCAGCGATGCGGGGATGCGCCAGGACTGGTCGAGTACCCGGTCGGTGATGTCGACACCGAGCTGCGGGCCACCGTCGAGGCCGGTGCCCAGAGACAGGATCGGGTCGGCGTTGCCGCCGCGCCAGCCCATGATGGCCTGATCGTCGTCCAGGGCGAGCACGGTGCGGTCAGCGTGGGCGCCCCAGGCGAGCACGAGCGCGGTCTCCAGCGGGGTCATGTCCTGGGCCTCATCGGAGATGATCACCTTGGGGCTGCCGGGGGCGCGTTCACCGTCCATGGCGCGGGCCAGCGCGACCTGGATCATGTCGGTGAAGTCGATCGCGCCCGTGTCGCGCTTCCAGCCCTCCCAGTGCTGCGCGAACTCGCGCACCGCCGCCGGCATGTCGGCGACCGGGATCAACTGGGAGCGGGCCATGTCGTAGGCGGCGATCAGCTCGTCACCACCATCACCACCGGGACCCATGTCACCGACGTTGTCGGGGCTGCCCCGGCGGCCGTCGGAAGTGATCCGCCAGTCGGCGCGCACGCGGGAGTTCCAATCCTTCAGAACCTTGGCGTCCAGTGCGACATCCGGGGTGCCGATCGCCCGGTAGGCCGCCGAGTGCAGCGTCCCCACCTGGCGCTCCGGCAGGGGCAGATCCATGCCGGCCAGGGACTTCGCGGCCGTGACGGTGAAGCTGGTGACCAGAACCGACTCTGTGCCGTGCTCGGCGACGGCGTCGCGGATCATGCCTTTCAGCGTGGTCGACTTCCCGGTGCCGGGCGGCCCGTAGATGCGCTCCACGCTGCCTTGGGCAAGTAGGTGAACGGTGGCTGTGGTCAAGTCGTCAAGCGGTGACGTCATCGAGTACCCCCTAGTGCGGACCGGAACACTACGGAGGGTATCAGATAGGGGGGTATTGGGGCGGCACGATCGACTCCCGGCCCGGCAATGTCGCCACCGGCCGCGCCGTCATCGTCATCACATCCGGCAGTAGCCCCAGCGTGGCCCACAGCAACGCGTCGACATCATCGAAACCGACCTCGATCCCCTGGTTGATCCGCATGCCGGGGATACGGTTGTGCAGCTCGGGCGCAGTAATTACCACCTTGCCCAACCCACCGGGCACCAGCGGGTGCACCTGATGGTTCCACTTGCCCATCATGGTCAACTGCCGGTTGGAGTCGGCCACCACGATCAACCGAGACCACCCAGGCCACCCGTCTGCGCGACGCCCGTTGACCAGCCACTGGATCAGCTCAGACGTCTTGCCCCGGTAGCGCGGCCGGGCGATCAGCAGCGGCCCGTCGGTCCGCCGGTCAGTTCGGGGTGTCTCTACTGGGGCACCGGCCTCCAGTAGGTCAAGCAGTTCCATGAGCACCGTGGGGCACCCGGTACCGGCGGCGAGACGTTCCGTGGCCAGTCGGGCCTCCTCAACCATCGCCCTGGGAATCACTGCGCCTCCTCCGGTGTCGCCTGCTGGCTGGTGTCACCGTCGAGAGCACCGGACAGGACCGCTTCGTTTTCCTGCTGGGTGGCATACCAGTCGCCCCAGTTCGCCAGCAGGTCATCGAAGATCAGCGTCGGCGCGTCGGGCGACTCAGGTTCATCCACGTCGCGCCGCCATCGCCAGCGCCGCGACGAACAGGCACCCGTGATGCAATGCCTGATCGGCCAGATACATGCCCTGCGGGAACTGGAACTTCACCGTCCCCCGCCGCGCGGAGACCGTCAGATCAGCGAACCCCGACGAGCCCGTGGCATCAAGCACGGCCGCGACCGGCCAGCGGCGGTCGATGAACGCGTGGCTCGCGGCGGAGATCACCGTTCCGGCCAGTAGGCCCCAGCGACCGCACCGCAGTCCCGTGGCGGCCAGCACAGCGCCCACCGCGACCGCCTGGGCGCCCTGATAGGTGGCGATGTGCCCGGCCATCGCCGACCAGTCCTTCGCCTTGCGGTTCGCCTGGTGGTCGGTCTGCGCGACGTGGTCACCCACGTTGTGGGCGGCCCACAAGCTCGGCAGGAGCACCGCAAACGCGAGCGGGTCAACCTTCATCTGGTGCCTCCAATTTCGGCATGAAAACAAGATCACATATCGCGGCGCTGTCGCGGCGAACCAGCACGCCCTCCCCGTCGGCGTTGACCTCCAGCACCATCCACCCGGAATTGCCCAGCAGGTAGGGCACCTTCGCGCGACACGCCTCCCTGTCGACATCACCCTGAAACGTCACCGTCAGATGGAAATCCCCGGAGTAACCGATGGCGGCGAACGCGGCCGGGACCTCCACGCTCACTCCCAGCACCTCTTGTCCCGCCCGTGCAGCCCCATGATTCGGGCCACCGCTTGCGCAGGGGACTCCGTGGCGGGGTCGGTGAACACCCGCATCGCCGTCGACCCGTGGATCGCACACCACGACATTCCGTGCACGATCAGCATCGCGGGCCTCTCGGAGATCTCCAGCGGTGCCGACTCGTGATAGGCGCAACCCACACACACCCAGCCGTGTCCACTGGCCGACCACACCGCACCATTGACCGGGACCTCCGGCGCCGGGCCGGTCACGCCGCCCACCGCTTATTGCCGGCCAGGTTCAGGTCGCACCGGACCTGCCACACTTCCCGGCCAACTCGCTCCTGCTCATGGATCGGTGCCATCACCAGCCGCGCCGCCAGCTCCGCATCGCGCGGCACCGGCATCAGCCCGTCGCCTTTGCGGGTCTTCCAGGCCCGCCCGATACCGCAGATCGCCGAATGCAGAGCGTTGGAGCGAAACGTGAGGTCTTCGCCCCAGTGCTCCTCCAGCTCCTCCCGGACACCGCCGTAGAGGTAGCCGCCGCACACCACGACCAACCACTGCGCTGCCGTATCGCAATGCGCGCACACATGGAAGACGTCCCAGCGGTCCGCGTCCGGCCCCAAGCCGGTCGCGTAGTGATACCGCTCGCCCTTAACGATGGTCCGGTCGCACTCGAAGCACTTGTGGTCTTTGCGGGCGGTGCACTTAGTTTCCCGATAGACCTTCCACGGGTCGCAATCCTGGATGCGGCACATCACGCGCCCTCCAGCCGAACCAGGGTCATGCAGTGGTTGCGGACGTCCTCGCTCTTGACGTTGCGCTGGCAGTCCCCAGTGCCGTGCAGGTGGACCTCCAGGCGGTGATGCCACCACACATCCCCGGTGATCGGGTTACCGCAGCCACCACAGCGATACTCCCGCCAACCCCGCGTAAAGATCTTGTCGGCCTTGTCGATGACCGCCCGGTCGAGGTTGATGCCGGCCTGCTCGGCGTGAGAGCGGATGGCGAGCACCACTCGGACCATGGCGATGCCCACCGCGCTCCACTCGCCGGACCGCCGGGCGTGCCCCAGTGCCCGGCGCAACGGCTGGGCGAGTTGGGTGACGTAGTAACTGGGCGCCTTGTCGGCGAACACCATCTCCGGCGTCGCGCCATCAGTCCACGCCGCCAGCTCCGCATCGAGGTCGACCTGCGGAAGGTAGTGGTTCAACAGATAGATGGTGATCAGTACATCGGCGAACTCCTCGCGCAGCTCCCGCGCCGTTCCGTCCAGGAGGGCCCGATCCAGCTCGTCGCCCTCCTCGACCATCGACATGAACTGGATTGCCGGCATGTACTGCGGTGGAGCCGGAAACTCCCGGCCCACCTCGCGAGCAATCCGCTCTGCCAACTTCGCCATGTTCACAGTGGTAGTAGCCATCAGGGCCTCGATCCGAAGGTCACAAGCTCGGTCGCATACCCCAGGGTCAGGGGATGCTTGGGTTCGCCCGACTTCACAGTGCCCAGGCACATCGGCGGCCGGGGACTGTGGCGCCAGATCCGCGCGGTCACCTCCGGTGCGCGGGTCGCCGCGTACGGGGTCGCACCCCAGCCGCACACCACGAGGGCGGCACCGCGCACCGCTGTGCTGATGTAGTGGTCGTTCTCCGGTCCCACGGCGTCAATACCGGGGACGAGTAGGGCTTTCGGGTCGCGGGAGCGCCAGGCGAACAGGTTGACGACGGTGATACCGCCGCACTTCCACGACATCGCGAAACCCATGCACTTCCTGATCGTGGCGTCGTCGGAGCGCGCGTCAGCGGTGCTCGGGTTCAGCATGACCCACACGCAGTAGGGCAGTCGGGGATTCCACACCCGAGTGAGCTGGTAGCGGTACTCGGAGTGCTCACCCCGGATCACCGCGTCTTTGCACACCAGATGCGGTGGCGGTTGCATCGTCGCTGTAGTCATCGTTTCCATCCCGCCCGTTTCCGGGCTGTCCTTTTGTTCCGTCCGGTTACCTGCTGGGCGTGAGGCGGCACCTTGCCGCACTTATTGGTGACCAGATGGTCACGGGCGTACCCAGCGTTGTGGAACGCCTGCTGGCAATACGGGCAAGCCTTCACAGAACCGACGCCCTCGTCGCCCGCTGACCATCCGGGCCGGGCGTCGGCAGGGCACTGCCCGTCGGGGCGAACGCGGGGCAGTAGGCCCGCACCTTGCACTCCGCACACACCGCGCCCGGCGTCGGTGTGAACTTCGTATCGGTCTCCGCTTGCCGCGCCGTGGCGGCCACCGCCGAGCCCGCCGCGCGGGCAGCGGTGACCTCAATCGGTGCGGACACCGCGACCGCCGCGTTGATCGACGCGATCTCGATCTTGACCCGCTTCGGGGCGTAGGTGCGGCCCGCGCACAACGCGCCCAGCGCAAGCTGGCGATTGCGCTGCAAGTCTCGAGAGCGGGGTAGCTCAACGGTGGACTTCCAGTCCCGCACCACCAGCGCGCTGTCTCGCTCGTAGAGCACATCGGCCCGGTAGACGATCGGCACCCCGTCGACGGCGATCTCCATGTTGACCTCAGTGCCGATCACGAAGTCGCCAGGCTGGGGTCCCAGGTGATGCAGCGCGCGCATCACCGTGTCGTAGGCCTCGTCGAGATCAAGGGTGTCCTCGACGTTCGCGCGGATCGCCGCTTCGATGATGGCGGAGTCGACAACATCACCGACCCGGCGATAGGTCACCGCCGGGGCCAGGTCCCGCCGCCGGCAGTCATCCCATTGGGCGTAGCCGACGGCGAGCCCGGCGTGCAGCACAATTCCCCGCGCGCTCTCTGCGGTGTCCTCTGGTTCGACGTTGGCGACGTTGCGCAGCCACCACGCGCGCGGGCACTCGCTGTAGAGCCGGTGCGCGGACACACTCCAGGGTCGACGTAGCGTCATCGCAGGATGCACCCCCGGTGCGGGCTGCTGTGATAGCCCCGCTTCGGGTCGCAGCGGTCACCGACGGCACCGAACTCGGCCTGCTCAACTAGGCGTGCCTGCGCCCACCGCAGCGCGGCGGCGTAGTCGGCACCAGCATCGGGCGAACTGAGATCACTCAACGTCGTCCCGGTCGCCCGATGGTCGAGCCACCAGGTGCGGTCGACCACAGTGACGTCGACTGAACCGAACGTGGCGCACAGCGCTCCGGTGGCCGTGATCCGCACATCGGTGGGCTGAGTCAAGGCCAGCACCGTGAATCTCGCGTCCTCCAGGGTGTCCAGGACGAAAGCGGTCATCTCCTCTGAGGTGGTGGGGACCTCCTCGCCGCGCATGAACCTGCGGAGGCGAATCGAAAACGCGTTCGCCAAGACTTCTGCTGGGGTCGGACTCACACTGCCACCGCCGTTTCCGGGTCCGCGTCGGACCACTCTTTGATCTGGCCGGTCTCTCGGTCGATGCGAATGCCGCGATGCGGCAAGCGGTGACCGTCGGCGAGCAGGCAGCGGTAGTGGTGCTCGGCCAGCTCGGCATAGTTGGGCGCGTCTTTCACCAGCGGGTAGTCCACCCAGGGATGGCGCTCGGCGGTGCACTGCGCGGCGTCGTCGATCCGGTAGCCGTGGTCGCCGCCGCTTGACCAAGTTAGTTCGCAGTGATCACAGTCGTACCCGTCGCCTGTAGCGGTCGTCTCGGTGAGGCACAGAGGGCAGTCGGGGGCGTTGAACTCCAGGTCAGGTACTGCTGGGGCCGACATCGGGGCCCTCCTCAGCGTTGAAAGTGATCGCGAACAGGCCCATGCCGGGTAGCTGTTGCTGACCGGGCAGGGGTGTCACCACGGGCATGCCGCCGCGACGGCGCAGCTCCACGATCAGGTTCTCGATCACGATCACCTCATCGAGGTCACTCATGCACTGCGCCCGCTCCAGGTACTCCACGAGGTCGCGCATCACATGCCCGCGCGCCTTGCGTATCCGCTCGCGTTTGCTCGCCATCAGAGGGCACCCAGGGCCTTCAGTAGTGGTTCGGTCGCCGCCTGCACCGACGAGGGGACACCCTTGAACAGGGGCACGATGTAGTCGGCGTGGAGCTCGAACCGTTCCCGACGGACCGGGTTGGTGGGGTACTGGAAAGACCACGTGCGAGCGCCCACGTTGACCAGCAGGATCCGGTCGGTGTCGGCCATACCGCCGCAGATGGGCAGCACCCGCACTCGGTAGGCGGCACCATTGCCGGGGCACCAATCGCGCCACTCCGACCGCGCCCGATCCAGGGTGAACTCTGGGCTGCGGGAGATCAGGTCCGCGATGTGCGCCTGATGTTGACGCTGCGCTCTGGCCGCCCCGCCCCGCGACGGGGGCAGCAGTACCTCAGTGCCCTTCCAGCCGCACTGGCACGCTGGGGTCGTCGCAAACGCGTGACTGCCGGTCTTGCCGGTCCTGCCCAGGTCGCGGCGGTCGGGGCGTTCAGTGTGTCCGGGTAGGACGTCGCGGCGCTTCATCGGAGCACCACGGGCTTACCGAGATCGCGGTGACCCACCACAGCTAGTCGCTGAGTCGAGGTCAGCCGGTAGGCGAGGTGATCGGCGAGAACTACGGAGCGATGCCGCCCCCCGGCACAGCCGATGGCGACCCTCAACGCCACTCCGCGCTCCAGTGCGATCGGATAGAGGGCGTCGATCGCGGTGAGTAGGCCGTTGATCAAACCGAGAGCACCGGGAGTGTCCAGTACCCGCTGAATGACCCGCACGTCCTGACCGTCGAGTTCCCGGAAGGCCGGGTCGACGTGGGGGTCTCGCAGGTGGCGCCGCACGTCGACGGTGAGGTCGTAGTCTCCGTGCAGCTCACCGTGTAGGTAGCCGAACGATCTGATAATGACGGGGTTGGACAAGGGAACCTCCTGGACGTCGACCGGAACGAGGTTCAGCCTACCATACCGGCTAGACCTTGCCGCGACGGGAATACGCCCCCCGCGACCGCGTCGGCGACTGATTCGGGATCACCGGCTCCGCGCCCCCATCATCGAGCGCGGCCATCGCCGCCGGAATACAACGCGGATGCACCCCACCGTGCGCCGGATGACGCCACACCGTCGAATGCCCACACACGATGCAGCGGTGCAGCGGCCCGTCATCAACCAGCACCGCCAGCCACAACAGCGTCTCAATCGGCCCGACAACATCGACCACCCCCGTGTCGGAACCGACCCACTCACTCACCGCCGATCACCCGGATGTCATTGCGCTTGTCGTCGCTGTCACGCTGCGCCGCCCGCATCCCCACCTGCGCCCACAACTCCGCGTCCACCAGATCCTCCGGCACCCGAACCCACTGCTCCGCGTCATGCACCACCCGATTGCCCTCCTCAATACCCATCCCCGCACGCACCTTGCAGCGCAACTCCCCCAGCGTGTCGCCCATGTGCGCCGCATCCGGCGGGGTGTGCCCCAGGCGCTGCATCGCGCCCCGGATGTTCACCAGCGGAATCCACACCCCGTCGTCATCAGTCACCCACGGGTCGCGCGTCGTGCACGCCGTAGCGAACAACCCCGTGCCCGTCGAATGCCGCAACAGCCCCACCACCGCTAGGCGCATCGCCTCAGCCGGGGTACCGGCCGGCATGTCCCGGCACAGCTCGTACATCAGCTTCAGACCCTGCTCATCGGAACGCCACTCCCGCACCACATCGACGAACAGGTTCAGGTCGTGCTGCAAGATCCCCGACACCCGCGCGCGGGCATCCCAGTCGCCCTTGGCGTGCCAGCGCGTCGCCCCCACCGAGCCCGGCCGCCACGTGCCCCCCTTGACCACGGAGTCGACACTGCGCCGCAGCCACACCCGGACCTCGTTGTTGCCGGTGAGCTTGCGTTCCCCCACCGCCCACACCGTCACCCCCGGCGGCAACCCCAGGGCCGTGGACAGCTGTGCGCACTGCAACTCCTCCGTGGAGTTGCGCGGCCCGCGCGGCAGCGAGTCGTCAATGCCCTGACGGGGCGCGACCGCCGCGTCGGCGTGCTCGGCCAGTAGGTCGGGCTCCACCGGGGGCACCGCCCGCAGCAAGGGCGGTTCCGGGACGTCGCCCTCATCGCCCGATCCGGATCCAACGCTGACGTCGTTTTCGTTGGAATCCGACGTCGAAGCTCCAACCTCAGTTGGTGCCGGCGCCTGAACCTCCAACGTAACGGCGTTTTCGTTATAGGCCGGTCCGTCATCTACAACTTCTGATGTAGGTGCGTCTACAGCATCTGAGGTAGCTCCCAGATTGGGTTCAGTTTGGAGCTGGTTTGGAGCTGGGTTGTCGTCGTCACCCTGGGCGGTCACCTCCGCCGTGACCGCCTGGATCGCCGCCAGGTGTCCCTCCGTCGTCGACTCCCGCGCCCGCATCGACGCCAGCACCCGGCCGATGGTGCGACCGATGTAGTAGGCGCCCCGCCGGGCCGGATCAACCTTCTCCACCCGGTGATCCACCCGCAGCCGCCGGCACATCAACGCCTCGGCGACGCAGTCCAGGCCGATGTTCTCCCGCAGCAGTGCCGTCACCAGCGCCGCGTCAATGCTGGAATGATCGTTGTCGTACTGGGCGTCGGCCGCCCCGGACCAGATCGCCGCCAACTCCGGTGCCCACCCCGAGTCGAGGATCGCTTCCAGCCAGTCCGGCACGTAAGCCGGTGCGAGCAGGCGCACGCCCGCCCACAGGCCCGGCAGGTCCACTCCCGCGATGGTCTGCCCACCGTTGCCGGCGTCCCCACCGCGCAGGGGTCCGAGCAGCTTCTCCGGCGCGAGCACCGCCCGGATGTCGTCGAGGTCGTAACGGCGTGACGCGTCGACATCGAGCAGCACCACCGGGCGGTGGTCGCCCTCGACCTTGTGGTTCCAACTACCGGGGCAGCGCACCAGACGGTTCGTGTCCGTCGTCGGGTCCACATGCCAGCCACCCAGGCGTTTCGCCCGGATCTGGAGGCTCTTGACGAACGACCACGCCAGCTCCTCCCCGGCCGCCCGGTCAGCGGCGATACGGGAAGGGTCGATGATCGGCACGCCGTCATCGTCGAAGTCCACGCAGCCATAGATCAGCGGCTCGGCCAGGCGCCAGTGCGCCTGCACCCCGTGGCCGGTGTTGACCAGCGCGGTAGGCGCCAGGCCGGTGCAGCGGGCGACCGCGACAGCGGTCTCCAGATCGGGAACCAGGGGCATGCGGGAACCGTGCGCCACCCCAGCGATGTCGATGTCGGACCACAACCAGGCCAGGCCGTCCACATCAGCCATGGCCAGGCGCTTGAAAGCCTTGCCGGTCTGCGGGTCGATCGCGCGGGCGCCACGCGTGAGGCCCACCCCGACGTAGACCCCCACCGTGGTACTGGCTGCGGCGTGGGTGGTGATCGCAGACGCAAGGCTGTCCGCCGTAGCAGGCAGCCAATGCGTCTGCGGTCCCAGCGCCCCGGATGAGAACGTTGAGAGCGTCAACCTCAACCCGTCCAGCATCCCGCCGTGATCGCCGAGCAGCGCGCCTGCGAAGGTTCGCGCCTGCTCGGCGTCGCTCACGTCCCTGCGCCCTCGCCGTGGTCAGCGAAGTCGCCGCCCAGACCGGTGTCGCCCGACGGTGCCGGAGCGTCACCCGCTGCGGCAGCGGCCAACACCTCCGGGGTGAGCAGCGCACCGAACGCATCGGAGTAGGCCTTCGCGGCGTGCGCCGGAGAACCCTCCTCCGGTCCGCCCGCCTTCGTCGCCCGAACACCGGGCAGCGCACCAGCGAGCTTGACCACGATCTCGCCGTACTTGTTACCGTTCTTAACCCGCTCCACCAGGGAGAACGCCAGCTTGAAACCGGAGTAGTGCGCGCGGGTCTTCACCGTCAGTTCGATCATCGCCTTGCGCACCGCCGCCAGCGACGTCGGCGGAACCTGGATCAGCATCGGCAGCATCGACTGCGCCTCCAGCACGAACAGCAGCTTCTGCTGCTTACACGCCTTGCCCTTCGCGCCTTCCTTCGGTGAGCTACCCCACTGATCCATCGGACAGCCGGCGCACAACCGCTTGGGGTTCGCCCCCAGCACCACCACCGGAAGGTTCTCGTGAGACAGATCCCCCAGGTCCCCGTAGAGGCCCATCGGGTCCGGCGTCTTGCCGTCGGTCGACCAGCACGACGGGGGTTCGCTGGACAGCTCCACGCCGGGCCAGTACACCCGTGAGTCCGCCCAGTGAATCGGGATCGCCTCGATCACCGGCACCCGAGTGGCGGCCCCCAGCGCACTGGGGATCTTCCATTCGGTGTCGCCGCCCGTGGGCACTCCCACTCGCACGAGGTCGGACAGATCCAGCTTGCCGCCCACGTTGGCGCCGAAGGCTTCCAGCATCCCGTCGATGCCTTCGATCAACGCCGGGTAATCCTCGACGTCAATCTGCTCAAGCGTCGCCAGCAACCCCGTGGGCTGCCGCTTCGCAACCGTTCCACCTGCCATGTTCCACCACTCCTCCTGCTAGAAGACCCCAGCGAACCCACTGCCCACCGGGGGGTAACACCACCCTCCAAACCGGGCACGGGGAGCGTTCAGCTTGCCCCGCACCCGGAGGTTTCAGCGGCCCGACGCGCCGTCAGGGGCACCGTCGAGCACAGAACTCGAAGCCCCAGCCATCCGGGCCCGCGCCCGGCTCGGGCGCGAGTTGGTGAAGCCGACCTTCCACACCTCTGAAGGTTCGATCAGCGCCGCCACGTGTGGCGGGATCGGCTTGCCCTCGTCCTCCAGGTCACGCAGCCACGCCGACAGCGTGTTCGAGTTGTAACCCTCTGGAGTGATCATGTGGGCCAGTCCGTCAGCGCGCAGGGCGGCGGCCACCTCGGTGGCTGTGGTCTCCTCAGCGCGCTTACGCGCCCAGATCGTCGAACGCAGCGTGCCCTTGATGCCGTCGAGCCGAATCTCATCGGTGCCGGCGGCGACGTACTGCTCCGTGAGCTGCGCCTGCCCTTCGTCGATCAGTACGGCGAGTTCCTTGATGCGGCGGGAGTGTTCCTTACGCTCGTCCTCCCAGGCCTTGACCTGGCGCAACAACTGAGGGTCGACACTGATGCCGACCGGGGCTGGCGGGGTGGGATCGGAGTCGCCGACGGCCAGGGCCGGGGCCTCACTTTGGGTAGCGGAAGTAGACATCTGGATCTCCTCACTCAGTGGACCGGAACAAATGAAACCTTACCACACTGATCAGCTGTTGTGACGCAGGGTGCATCCGTGTTTGCGAAGCAGGGCCGTCGAGTTCAGCACCCCCCGGACATCACTGGGGGTGGACGGAATGTAGACCTTCGCCCCGTCAGGGGCGTGGACACGCAGGTGGCGAGACGTCTGCTCGTAATGGACACCCTCATCGCGCAGCATCCGCAGCAAGCCGTCATGGTCCTGCGGGCCGGTCTGCTGCGCCGGGCGACGCTTACGCCGCGTGGGGCCCTGGGTGCGCCCGTTGTACTGCGCCGGCACCGCACCCTGCTCATAACGCCACGTGGCCAGAATCGAGCCGTCCGCGCTGACCAGCACCACCTGACCCGCCGCCCAGCGGCGCTCCCGGTCAAGGTGATCGGAGTCCGGGGTGACCATCTCCGGGTCGTAGTAGGCCCGTGTGATCGCCGCGACGCGCACCTTGCGGCTAGCGGCGACGCGGATCCGGTCGGTGCAGGGGGGCAGGCAGATCTCGCCCCAGTCGATGTCTTCGGCTTCGCCCCGAGCCCAGGCGTGCAGTCCGGCTAGGTCGTCGTCGGTAATAGGGTCCATCGCGGTCTCTCCCTCGGTACGTTGGGTGCCGGAACAGGACCCAACTTACCACACTATGTAGTCGCGGGCACCCTCGGTAACAACGGCCAGCACCCCACGGCTTGCGCCGCCACCCGATCCGCCGCCTGCGGCAGCTGCTCAATCCACGCCTTGCACTCCACCTCGGTCATCTCCCCGCGCGCGACCTTCTCCCACGCCTTCTCCACTGCCTTCGGAGTGCGCCAGTACTCGGCCAGACTGAGCTGGCCCTCCTCATGCCAACGGACCTGCGCCTCATGCAGCGCGGCGGCATCCCCGCCAGCGATCAACGCCCGAGCCGCCTTCGTCGCCTTGTTCGGCGGCCACTTCCCGCGCGGCCACGTGTTGTTACAACACCGTGCGGTGATCTTGTGAGCCAGCCGTCCAGCCGCCAGGCAGTCCGCCATCGCATCGTGGGCGTCATCGCCCAACGGGATGCCGTAATGCCGGCACTGACTCGACAGCGTCCGCTCCCCAGTGCGGTACATATCGCACGCCTTGTCCAACAACAGTGTGTCAATCACCGGGCCCCGCACCCGCAGCTCCACACCCATCGCGCGACCCAACTCGCGATCGGTCAGCGTGAGGTCATAGCCGATGTTGTGCCCGATGATCGGCACATTGGGCGACCACACGGTCAGGACGTGCAGCAGTTTGTGCATCACATGCTCAATGGGCTCGCCCTCGCGCTGCGCCCGCTCTGTGGTGATCTTGTGCACTGCCACCGCCTCGGCCGGGATCTCCCGGCGCGGCTGAACCAACCACTTCAGCGCCCGTGGGTCGCGACCAGGCGTTAGGTGCACCACCGCCGCTTGGATCATGAACGCCTCATCGGGATCCGGGGAATCCGACTCAATGTCGAACAGCAACCGCTGCTCAGCGTTCCAATGCGTCACCGCCGCCGCCCCCCGTTGCTCGCCACCGACTTGCACGACGCCAAGTGAGCCCGGTAGAGCCCGCCCCGCGTCCTGCGCACGGTCTCACGCTCAACGCGGGGCACCGTGCGCACCCGCAACACCTGGGAACGCCACGCCACTTCGAGCATCCCGTCAGGATGCGGCTCGGGCTCCACCGCCATCGGCACGCCGTTGTCGGTCGTGGCCACCATCACCAGCGCCCGACACGCACCGCACGGGGTAACCCTGCCCAACGCTTCCACGAACGAACCTCCACATTGCGAGCCGGAACGAACCTCAGTCTACCGGGAGGGTCCGACCGACCTAGAACCCTTCGAGTCCACCCAGGGCCAGCGCATACTGCTCCGCTTCACGCTCGGCATCCGGGACCGGACGCGGCGCGTCGACATCGGCGCCCTTACGCAACCACGCCGGCAGGTTCGGCAACTCACCACGCACCGAGCCCGGCGGGACCTCCATCTTCGGAAGCTCACTACTCGCCCGCTCCGCCACGTGATTAAGGTAAGCGCGCTCCACCGACTCGATGACGTTCTCTTTGCGAGCCAGCGCCGTATAAACATCCGCGTCAACCGTGTTCTCAGCGATCAGGTAGAAGTTCGCCACCGACCGGGTCTGCCCCGGTCGATCGAGTCGCTTCTGGGCCTGCTGAAACAGCCACAGCTCCCCGCCCACCGAATACCACACGCAAATCCGCGACCGCGTTAAGTCGATACCCACCCCGCCCGCCGCGATCTGCACCCCCAGTAGGTCACACTCCGGGTGCATCTTCGCGTCAGCATCCAGGCCGTCCTTACGCGGCCCCGAGATCTCCCGATACCGCAACCCCAGCTTCTTAGCCAGCCGCTCCACAGCAGCCAGGTGCGGGGAGTACTTACAGAACACCACCACCGGCTCCGGCCGCGAACGGCCATCATGGCCACCCTTGCGACACCCCACCTCATCGAGCAGCACACCCAACGCGTCGGCCTTCGCCGTGGACACCACCGTGACCCGGCCATCGTCATCAGTGACCGCACCGCCCGTGATCTGCGCCCACCGCAACCGCTCCACACCAGCGTTAGCCGGCGTCACCGTGCGCACATCACCGTCCGGGGTGGCCTCCTCGCCGGCCGCCACCGCCGCAGCGGTGATCTCCGCGACCCCCGTGTCGCGGATCGCGTCGTAAACCAGCCGGGCCTTGGGCTCCAGCTCGAAGGCCCGAATGGTGTGCGTCACCGGGGGCAGCTCCAGATCAACCTCAGGCACGTAGGCGATCGAATGGAACCGCCGGGAAAACTCCAGGCGCTTGGTCTTGCGCACGTCCACCGGGAACTCCCGCAGCCCATCAGCGGTCTTGCGGGTGACGATGAACTCGGTAGCGAACTCGGTGTAGTTCGTCCCGAAAATCGACGGATCCAACGCCCGGTAGGTGCCATAGATGTCCGCTGGGGTCTGGGGCATCAACGTCCCCGACAGTCCCCACCGCCGTTCAATCTGGTTCACCCACGACGCGGCCGTGCGCGACATCGCCCCACCCGCCGACTTCAGCCGGTGCGCCTCGTCATAAACCACCAGCTGCACACCCATCGACGCCAGGTCCGCGCTCGCCAGCGGATCGGCCACCAGGGCCTCGTAGCCCACGATGCACGCGTGCGGGCGCCCACAGGTGCACGCGTACAGCGCCCGCATGGCGTCGAAACGCTCCTCCAGGGTCAGCTTCTTAATCGTCCTACGGCGCGTGTAGCGCGTCCCGTTGTCGACATGCCACTCCCGATTGGAGTGCAGTCGCAACTCACGCGGGAACACTCCGAACGTCGCTGTCGGTACCACCATCAGCGTCTTTTTGATGTTGAGCAGGTTCATTCCGCCCACCACCATCAGCGACTTGCCCGTGCCCATCCCCGCGCCGATCGCCGCGCACGTGCAGTCACCCAGGTAGTTGATCCCCCGCTTCTGATGCGACCACGGATCGGTCGCCAAGATCTCATGCCAGGCCAGCTCCGGCAGCGGTGCCGACTCGTCAGCGGCCAGCGAACGCCGCGCTTCCCGCGAGTGCGCCTCGGTCGCCAACGCCATCACGCGCGGCGACACCATCGCACCCGACTCCGACAAGATCGTCAGAAGCGCGGCGGCCGTCCCCGGCGACACCGGCATCGCCCACCCCGGCGGCCTACCCCCAGCCCAGTACGCGCCCGGCAGGTCGCTGATCGCCTCATGCCACGGGAACACGTTCGCCGCCACCAGCCGGCCCCGGCCGTCGATACCCACCTGCGGCTTGACGGTCACGCGCGGAACCACCGTTGCAGACGCACCGACCACACCAGCTCACCGTTCGCGGCAGCCTTCGCCAAACGGTTCAGATCCTCCGTCATCCCCTGCGCCCCCTCCGTGAACCACCCGTACTCCCGGCACTCCAACACCCCAGGCCACAGCCCAGTCCACGTCGTCGGCGGGTGCGCGCCCGCCGGCAGCGCGCACTGCACCTCCTGGCGGCCCGTCACCGAACACCGCGCCACATCACAAAGCCCCCGGTGCTCCTCACCGGGTCGCGCACTGCAATCCGGGCAGCACAAGACCTTCGGCTCCGGGACGGTCACCGCGAGCACCCCAGGTTCAGTGACTCGGCCAGCGCGAGACCATCCTCACGACAGATGACCGCCGCGCACGGCCACGCCGTCGTGCAGCCATCACTCCAGCACGCCTCACAGATCCACGCGGGAGGCACACCCAGGCTGTCGAAGTGCGGACGGTGATACTGCCCCGGCAGACCGGTCCGTTCATCGTCGGACAGCTCCGCCATCCACATCCGGGCATAGACGCTGCCCGGCGGAGGCACTGGGGACGGCAACGGCGTGCTCACGTCAGCCTCAGCGAACCCTTGGACATGATGCTCACCTGATCCTGCGCGCGGGTCACCGCCGTGTAGAGCCACGACCGGGCCACCGCGTAGGACGCCTCCAGGGCCTCCCGCGCGCTCGCCCCCTCCCGCATCGCGTCCTTATACCGGCCCGACCCGAACACATCAGCCTCATCGACCACCAACACGCGTGGCCACTCCGAGCCTTGGGACTTATGGCACGTGATCGCCTGGGCGAACGTCGCCGCCGCGATCGGCCCCCGGCCGTTCTTCACCGCTACCTGCTCGCCCTCAAGGTTCGTAAACCCGCCCTGATGCGCGATCAGCTCCCGCTCGAAGTCACCATCGAGCACCCGCATCACGTACTTGCGACCCTCCGCCCGGCAATCCAGCACCGTGAATTGCTGGCCGTTGAAAACGTTGGCCTCGCGCGAGTTGGCCAGCGTGATGATTCGATCCCCCGCCACTGGTGCCGGGCCCCGCTTTAAGTGCATGCGGATCGCCCGAATGAGCTGCCAACGGATCCGGTTGGTGCCCACCACCACCTGGTCGTAGTCGGCCATCGCCGCGACACTCAGCGGCCCGCAGCGGCCCGAGTAGTCACCCACCATCCCGCGCACACCCAACAGTCGATCCCCCACCGGGGCGTTACGCACCGCCGTGGCGATCTTCGTCGTCGGTTGCTCCGCCGCCGTACGGTGCACCTCAGTGAGCAGGTAGTCAGGTTCCCCCGACGTGAAATATCCGGCCCCCGACACAGGCGGCAACTGCGCCGGGTCACCCAACACGATGATCCGGGCACCGAAGCTCAACAGGTCACTCGCCATCTCCGCGTTGACCATCGACGCCTCATCCAGGACCAACAGCTGCGACCCCGCAAGGTCCGACTCCTGATTCAGTACCCACCCCGGCTTGCCCAGGTTGATCTCCTCATCGCGGATCTCGCGCACCAACCGCGCCCGCTCACTGGGGTCGGTCTCATCGGCCAGCTCCGCGCGGAGGCGCTGCAACTCCTCCAGGGCCTTGTCGTACGGCTTGTAGATCAGTGAATGGATCGTTGTCGCCGGGCACCCCTTCTGGCGCAGTACGTGCGCGGCCTTACCGGTGAACGCGGCGAACGCCGCGTAATCCACACCCAGGTCCGCCACGATGGCCTTCGCCGAGCTGGTCTTGCCGGTGCCCGCGAAACCGAACAGCTTGAAAACCTGTGACTGCATGTCGTCATAGACATCGCCCTCGCACCACCACCGCTGCACCGCCTCCAGCGCCTCGCGCTGTTGCGGGCCGTACTCGAACCCCGACACCGTCGGCGCCTCGGTCGTCACCTCGGTCGTCACCTCGAAAGCCACCATCACCCCACCACCTCTCTCACTGACGCCCGCAGCTCCCGCAGACGTGCCACCACCTCCGGAGTCCAACCGAACCGTTGCGCGACTTCCGTCATCGCCACCGCGTGATCATGCTTCGGATTCCCTGGATTCGAGCACTCACCGTCCTCGCAATCCCACCCGCACAGCACCGCATAAAGCCGGGCATCAACATCGGACTGACTCCAGTCCCGCGACGAGAACGCCAACAGCTGGTCAAGCATCTTCAGCGCCTCCCGCGCGCCCCGCGCGCGAGCGTCGACCTCCGCCAGTACCGCCCGCCGCGCCACCGTGGCCAGCACCACCGCGTGGCCCTCCAGTGCCGCCATCGGCACCCCGAACGCCACCCCGGCCCGATACTCCGGGGTGGAACGGATCGCCTGCTCCACCCCGTCACTCACCACAGCACCGCCCGCATGATCAGCACTGTCACCGCGAACACCACTACGATCTGCCACCAACCCTCACTCACTCCTCGTCGTCATCGTCAGCGGTCCACTGCACGTAGATAGCCGCGTCGACCGGCCATGAGGTGATCTTGTGATTGTGGGAAGTGATCACACACGGCACCTCGCGCGGCTCAAACGGAACACCATCGAACTGACCCGGTGTCCCCTCCGTGACCTTCACTCCAAAGTTCAGAGAGCCACACCCACCGATCCAGTACCGCGACCGCAACTCGCGCACCACCATCGGTGCCGGCTCCGAATCGGGCTCGAACGGCTGCGCGGCATCCAACGCCGTCAACGCCCCCTCAAGGTCGTCAGGCAGCGACGCCGGGTCCACTTCCACCACGTCGAGGCGCGGGCGTCCGTTGGTCTCATCAGTCATTGTGATGCCCACTCCAATTCGTGCAACCGAAACATGGCCAGCGTCAACTCGCGGAAATCGTAATACATATCCAACGACAGCACTTCCTCCCGAGTGAACCAACGGAAAGGGTGCTCACCGGAATGCGCGACGATCGGCAACTCCACCGTCAACAAATAGTGGTGATCAATGTGGAAATGCGGATGCTTCAGGTGATTATCCGGCCCCACCTGCTCCTCGACCACCCACCACGGGCGCGCCACCACCAACGGCCGGTGCGGCTCCATCGGCAACGGCGGTATCACCGGGCCGCGCGGACACACCATCCGCAACCCCTTCAGGCCCGTCTCCTCCCGAACCTCCCGGTACACCGCCCGCTCCGGTGTCTCGTCACCCTCCACATGCCCGCCAGGCGGATGCCAGTGGGCGAAACGCGGATGCCAGATTAACCCCACCATCAGCACGCCCTCAGTCATACGGAACACATGCCCGCTGACCGTGGCGTGCTTCACCACCGGGGCCAGCCCCAGATTCTCCGCACTGATCAGTCCACCGCCAGCCATATACCGCTCATTGCGTTCAGTCATCGTGTGCCACCTCTCCCGGACGCATCGCCCACTCCAGGCACATCGGAATGTGATGCGCCTTGCTGTGCCACCAGTTCGTATTCCCCACATCACCATCACCGGGAGGCAGGCTGCACGACCAGTACCGCTGACCGGGCAAGATCGGATCCGTACACCGGTCACACCTGTGGCGCTTGCGTGCAACCCGCTCCCGATGAATCGTCATCCCGGCAGATTCGCCAACAGCGACTCGTTACTGACATCCGGGAACATCACCCAGCGAAGGGCCTCCTGCACCCCAATGGCCCGATCATCGTCATCGACAGTGATAGCCGAGAACCGACCCATCATCTCTTCAACCTCAATCTGTGCCCGCACACCCACCACCCCTTCCTACTTCGGAATATCCCCGCCCTGGCATTCCTTCTCCACCAGGTCAGCGAGCTGCTTTAAGTTCATCACCTTGGCCTCGTAAAGGTTCGAGATGTTCCACAAGAACTCAAGGCCATAGCGATCGAACAGGGCCTCAGCGTCACGGTGACGCCACCGGGGCACCGCCCACGTCCCGCCGTTGTACCAACCGTTGGGGTCCGACTCATCCCACAGGAACCCCACCGCGCAGAAGCGGCACCGACCCCCATCCCTGGACATGAACGTGTTGAACACCTGATCATCAATCGTGGCCGTGCGCATCCGCCGGATCCAGCGGTTCGTCAACGTGTCCACCAGCCACTCGATCGGCACGTCACTGCCCGCCACGCGGCGGCCACCGACCACCGGGGCGGAACGGAAACTACGCCGCCGCAGCTTGCCCACAATGCCCAGATCGGCACCGGGGTTAGCGAAATACGCTGACGGTGCACTCGACCCGAACAGCGCCGACGCCGTCCGGCCAAACCCCCGGCCCGACTCCAGGCGCGGCATGTTCGACGCTGCCATGGCTGGAGTCATCACCGTCGCCGGAGCACCCATCAACCGAGCCCGCCACGTCGAGCGGACCTCCGTCATCGGTGCCGCGACCGGCGCCACCGAGCCCCGGAACACCCGAGACAGCAGTGACTGAGGCTTGCCCGCGCCAGGCGAATAGCCCGCGCCCGGTGCGTAGGCATACCCCGCCGTGCTCATCGACTGCTCCGAGAGCACGCGCGGTGCCCGCCCGAACATCCGACCCAACGGGGACGACACCGTCGTGCCCGTGAACTCAGCCGGCACCGACTGGTCATCAACCGACTGGCCACCGAAGCTCGGCAGCGCGCTACGCGTCACCGACCGCACCGGGGCGACCGCACCCGCTACGCCGCGACGGCGAGCCCGACGCCCGGCCGAACCCGGAACACCCGGCATCGACGCGGCGGCACGCACCAAACCCACACCGACCAGCACCGGGGCACGCACCACCGTGGCCACGCCGCTAGAGGCTCCCGCAGTAGCAGCACCTCCGCGCCCGCGCCCCCCGAAGAAGAAAAAAGCCACACCCGCGATCAGCAGCAGGGGCAGCACACCCGCCGCGCCCACCGCCGCAGTCGACAACGCACCGAAGATCGCAGCGAAGATCGAATAGCCCACGTAGCCGACCAACCCGACCACACCCAGGCCCAACACGATCGCCACACCCGTCAGTGCCATCCCCGCGTAGTCACTGCCCGTGCGCCAGCCGCCCATATCGACATGCGACGGCTTGTCGGCCAGACCGGGCTCAGTCACCGGGGTAGGTTCAGCCGCCGGCCCCGACGGCGGCACCGGGGCCGGCTCCACCACCGGAGTGGGGGCGACAAACGGCGGTGCCGCCGCTGCCACATCAGCCGCGAAATCCGCACCCAAATCGGCCGGATAATCGGGGATGACCACAATCTCCGGAGGCTCAGACACCTTCCGGTCAAACGGGTCAGAATCCACTACGAACCACCTTCCGTTGGTTGGGGAAGCCAGTTCGGCAACCCCGCTTCGTACATGGTCGCTTCCACCAATACTCCCCAGTGATCGTCCGAGCCCAACAATGGGCGATTCCACAGGGGCTGATCAGGGCAGGTGACGTGAGTGCGAACGTGGCGCACTGGTGAGGTCACTTCCCGATCCAGGTATGCCGTGTCGACGAAAATCGGTTGACAACAGCGCGGGCAGGTGCGTGTGTTGCGCGCCCACCGAACTACGGCAGAGCGAAGCTGCGGCGCGTTCGTTGGGTACCGCCGCGCAGCACGGGTCATGCGGGCACCCCTTCGGTAGTCGCCGGAACAGGTACCAGGGTATCAGAACGCCACGGCCAGGTAGACGCATCCTTCAGCGCCGGGAAGATCGTTTCCGGCCATGCGGTGCGCTTCTCCGCCTGCCGGCCCCGCTGCATCAACGACCACAGTGACGCGGCACCGGCCTCCCACTGTGGCGACTTCTCCGCCACGTGCGCCGGCCAGTCGAACCGAGTGATCGACGCGGTGCCCGAGCGCGGAGCCGTGCTCGCCACCGCCAGCCGCACCGCCACGCTGCACAACGCCCACACCAGCACGTCCGCCTCCGCACCAGACAGCCGCCAAGCCGTCGGGATCGCCACCGCGTCGCGCCGCGCCGAGCTGCCCCACGACGAGAACACCGGCCACCACGAGTGGACGTCTAGAGCCATGTCCGTCAACGGCTCACCGCAGCGCACCCGCACCGGCAGCGCACCCTTCAGCGCGAGCTTGCGGTGCGTGTCGGTGAAATCGGCAATGCTGATCGACTCACCGATCGCGACCAACAACGCCAACGGCTCGAAGATCGCCGAAACGTCGAAGCCACCCACGTTCGCACTGATCGCGGCGTTGACCTTGGAGAAGATCACAGCCGCTGCGCTGCGCCCCAGCCTGTTCGGGTACAGCGCAGCGGCGGCCGTCGGTGCCACCTCTGGCAGCTCACCAGTAACCAGCGGGATCTGCCACACCCGCGCCGCCGTGGCCAGCGTCCGGCCATCCATCGCACGGCCGCCACGAGCCAAACCCATCTGCGCCTGGCGCCACCCTGCGATGATCTCCGCAGTGCGCACCCGCAGCTGATCCACCAATTCCGTGCGCGCCCCCAGATCGTCACGGCGTAGGGGTGCTACCGCACCCGGATCGTCGCTGAGCGGTCCCCACTCCAGCGCTAGAGCAGACACGTCGGCATTGCCACCGCTGACCTGAAACAGGCAGCGGTGCAGCGCGTCGACCATGTCGGGGCTACGCAGTGCCGCCACGATCCGGGTAGGGGGGCGACCCTGCCTCGCACGCAGGGCAGCGGGCACCTCGTACACGGTGCCGACACCCAGTTCGGCGAGCACATCGGACGCCCCGTCGGCGAGCACATCAGCCAGGAACGGCGCGTCTGCCATCAGAGCGTCATGCACGAGGCCCAACAGGCCGTGCCGTGCTGCCGTCACCGGACTGGAGGCGAGCAGCGCCCCCAGATGCTCATCAAGGTGACTCAGGGTTAGGTTGATCTTCACTCGATACTCCTCGGTAACTTAACAACTGTCCGTATATGAACAAACAGCAGCCAGAACGGCTCAAGTGGGTAGGTAGCTGGCGGGTGTATCCGGAACTTAGGCGACCATACCACAGCACGCACGGCACACCCTTACCTCCAAGATCACCGGCACCGGGTGAAGGGTGCCGCGCTAGCTGACCCCCCTTCGACTCGTAGGTGCAACTAACCGCCCGTGAAACAAGAAGCCATAGTGACACCCGTCCGAGCGGCACCGGGTCGCACTTTTCGTGATCTTGGATCGTCGCAGGTCAGGGCTATATCGGCATAAGCCTATGCAGCTAGTTGCCCAAAGAAGCTATACGTCTGCGGCACGGGGGAGGTTAGATTTGCAGCTAGATTTAGGGTCTATCCGGTCCGGTAACGAATACCTTCTTTGACCAACTAGCTGCATAGGCTTATCTCGGACCCCCTCTGACCTGCGACGATCCAAGATCACGAAAAAAGTCGCGCGCGCGTGCGCGAGGACCGTGTCGCAGAAAAAGGCTCGCGCTATAGAGAGCCGAATCCCAGATCTGGCAACTAGCTGCGAGACCGTCGCTACGCTGCCCCCGTGCCCACCGACCTCGTGGCCATCGCCGCCACTTTCGCTGACCGCCGTGAGCGGGCCACGGCGTTGATCGAACAGGCTCAGGCGTGGACGAGTCAGACCATCGACGAGTTGGGCACTTTCGACGCCTCCCCGCAAATGGATGGCGACGAGTTGGGCAACGTCTACGCCCGGCTGGTGTCGCTGTCGATCCAGCGGCTGCGGGTGGTGTCCGACCAGCTGTCCAAGGCGTTCGCCGAGCACGGCGTGGACGCGCTGGTGAAGGACCGGCTTGCGTACAACCCCGGCACGGAGGAACTGGAGGTCATCGGGGAGCAGGTTTCGGCGCTGGCGGAGCTGGAGGCCCGTGAGCGCAAAGAGCTGCGTGAGCTTCTGACGGCCGCTGTGCGGCTTCGCCTGGAGACTCGGTCGGCGGAGGCGATCGCGGCCCAGGGGCAGCGAATGGCGGCTCTCGCGCAGGCCTTGTGCGAGGAGGCGGGCCTGGATTGGAACACCGAGGCAGCGCGCCGGCTGGCGCAGCGGGCGGTGATCCGGGCGGAGGCTGCCATGGTCCGCCCGACGTAGTAGACTGGGCAGTGTTCCGTACTCGCTGCCCGTGGAGGTCCCATGATCGGTATTCCGGAGCGCGTACAGCGTTTCGCTGACCACGTCGTCGAAGTGGTGGGCATCGAGCCCGCTATCGAGTCCGTCGCCGGCTACTGGCTGATCACGTTGACGGCACCGCGCGTGGTGGCCACCGCGCGGTTCAAGCGATCCAGTGGTCGCGGGGGCCGGTGGTTCTGGCATGACGGGACGTTGCTCGTCGACGGCGAACCACGCCCGGTGACGAACTCCATGGAAGAGCTTGCGAGGCTGGTTGCTGACCCTGACGGCCGCGCTGTGGCCCCAGCACCGCTTCCCGCTAGTGAGCCGCCCGGTAAGGCCCCTGCGGCCGTACAGCGCGATTTCTGGGCGATCGCCCGCAAGCTCGGCACCGACGCGGTGACCGTGGGGCGCGACGGCAAGCGCTGGGTGGTCGCCCTGGAGATGGCCAAACCCAGCGGGGCCACGGCGTCACTGCGGATCAACTACGCCAACCACGCGCACCGCTGGAACCCTGACCCCTACCACCCGTTCACGCTGATCCTCAACGGTCGCGAGTGCACCTCACAGATCAACAACCTGGCAGAGGCCATGGCGTTGATGGCCGACCAGTCCGAGCCCGGTGAGCCCGGTACGGGCCCCGCCACCGGGCCGGCGCAGGGCGCGGGGTTCGATTCGGTGGATGTCCGGCGGCATTCGGTGATCCGGAACTGATGAGTGCCGAGCGGGACGCGCTGGTCAGGCTGGTCGGCCTGACCCACGACGCAACTAGGCACGTCTCCCACCGCACCAACGTGGTGCAGCTCTACCGCGACGCCAGCGACGTAGCCGAGCGGCGGTTGCCGGGACCTCTCGGGGTTGCCGTGGCCGCCGTGCTAGCTACCGCTGCCGAGCGCCGTCGGCTGTCCGGGATCGGCGGGTCGCTCGGCGCGGATCAGCCGATGATGGCGCTGGCCGTCGCCGTGTTGGAGATCATCCCTGATGACCTGTAACGAACCCGGTAGGGTGGGCGATATACCGAGTATGAAGCGCAACGCACTGATCGCAGAGATCACCGCAGCACAGACCGTCTTCGCCTACTCCCTGATCATTCTGGCAGTGGTTTTGATCGCCGCCGCTGCGCTCGTCTGAATCGCATGGTAGGCTGACCATCGTTCCGGTATCCCTGAGTGAGATTGGACCCCCATGACCGCACCCGAAGTGACCGCCGCACTGGGCACCCGCAAGGCCGTGCGCATCACCTTCAGTCGCAAAACCCTCCTGCACCGCGTGGACCTCGTGGTCGGCGACGACGTCACCGACACCATCGTTATCACCTCCAACGAAGACCTCGCTGAGGGCTACGCGAAAGGCGCCGCCCGCATCCTCGGCCTCGACATCACCCGACAGGACGTGCCCTGATGGCCCCCGACAACCAGCGCCCCGCACGCATCCACCGTGCGGGGCGCCCCGGCGTGCCCACGTTCATCGTGACCATGGACGCGGGCATGACCGCCGACGACATCGCCCGCCGCAAAGAACGCCTCATAGCTCAGATCATGGGCGGCGTGCCCACCTTGATGGGCGCCCCCGCGAGCTTCACTGCGATCAAAGAGATCGCCCGTGGCCGGCGCACGGTGCGGATCACCTTCGACCACGACATCGCCCGCGCCGATGAGTGCATCGGTGAGCATCCCGTGAATCGAGTGTGCTCCTGGACAGCCCGCGACTTCGTCGAGGACTTCGCCGGCCTCTACGCGGCAGCTCTGGGCTTGCCGCTGTCAAGGGTGGACGCATGAACGCCGACGGATCCATGAACGCACCCGACGGACCGCACGTCCGGGTGTCCTGGGCACCGGGCACCCTGGAATGGCGCGCGCACCTCATGACCCCGAACGTTGACCCGCCGGACGTGTGGCTGTGCTCGTCACCGCGCAAAGCCGATGTGCTGGCCAACGCGGCGGGCACCGCCGAACTGCGGGGCATCCCCGTCTACGAGGCGCCCATCCCGTCACCCCCAGCCGACAATGCGGAGCTGTCCGAGCATGACGTCGCTGTGGTCGTGTTCGCCAGAGTGCGGGCGGTCGACTACGGCGACGCCGCTGGTATCGCGCAGCGCGCGGTGGCCGCCGCGATCCGGGACGGCATGAAAACCGTCTACGGGAACTATCACGAGCCGTTCGGGGAACTGACCTACCGCAGTCTGCGACCCAACGCCCGGATCCCCGTGGTCGTCGCTGAAGTCCGGGACCTCGATGTGTGCCTCGGTGACTCCAGTGTGCGCATCGTGCCCACGTCGAAGCCCTACCGGCGCCTTGAGGAGTCCCGCGCCCGCTGGGCGGAGGACCAGTCATGAACTGGTGGGCTCTCGCAGCGTTCTACCTCGGTGTCGGGCTCGCGGTCGCCTGTAAGGACTGGGCGGAGTGGGCGCCGCGTGAGCCGAGCTTCTATGCGTGGCCCCGCGCCCGCGTGATCCTGTTCGCGGTCATGTTTTTCGCCATGACGGTGCTCGGTTGGCCGGTGGACGTCGCTGACTGGGTTCTCGGTGTGTGGCGTCGCCGGTACCCCAAGCCTGTGACGGGGCGACGGGGGCCGGGCTCGTGAGCCGGGACCGGTCGGCTTGGGTGCTGCTTGCCGCGATCGCCGTGGTGTACGCGACGGTCATCGGTTTGGCGGTCGTCTTGCCGGTGTGGCCGTGGCCGTGGCTGGTCGTTCGCCTGGTGCTGATCTACGGCGGCTACGAGTTCTCCAAGCGCGCGGCCCGCTGGTACCTCCACGCTGGCCGGCTACCCCGGTGGTGGTCGTGACCAGCTCGTGCGCGTGCCAGCGCCAGTGCTGCCACTGCGGTCAGGCAGTTACGGTCGTGCCCCGGCGGGCAACCTGGGAGCGGTACGTGGCCCTGTGGGTGTCCGCCACGTTCATCGGCGTCAACGTCGCGGTCGCCTACACGCTGCCCGAGTCGTGGGGCGCATGGCGCTGGTTGCCCACCCTGTTCGCCTGGGGGGCGGTGACGCTCGGCCCCGTTTGGGCCTACCGCTATCGGGTGCGTCGTCGGGCGTCGAAGTCAGCGGCAGCGATCGCCGCCTACCGGAACATCAGGCCATCGGATCCGAGTGAGGTGCGTCGTGGGTGACATTCCGAGCGTGCCCGAGCTGGAGGCCCGCCGCGAGGCTGCCAACGCGGCAGCTATGGACGCCGCCGTTTTCGATACGCGCTGGTACGCCGCGATGCGCGACTACCACCGGGCGGAGCAGGAGATCGACTCCGCCCGGTGGCGCCTGGCGTGTGCGTCGTGGCAGTGGATCCAGGGTCTTGAAATGCTGATGGGTGCTCGCGATGACGCTTACCGGTGGATGGTTGTTACGGGTGTCGCTCGGTTGCGGTGGATCCGGCGCAGCAGTGAGCTAATGGACTACCTACCGCCCAGTAAAGAGCTGGCGGTGCGCCGTGACTGATTTCAGTGGTCCTTCGGAGCTGCGGTCACGCCACGACGCGACCATTGTGGCGTTCCTGGATGCTTTCGCGCTCGGTTCACGCTGGTATTCGGCGATGCGCGACTACCAGCGCGCGGAGGAAGCCCTGGACAGTGCCCGCTGGTATTCGGCGTGCGAGTCCTACCAGTGGTGCCGGCGCGACCTGGTGGTGGAGTGGTCGATCCTCGTGCAGTGGCGGGCCCTGCGGTTCGCCTACGGGTGCTCGTACCACTCACCGGGGCGCGAGCTGGTGCTACGGCGCGAGAACGGGGCGAGCCGGTGACGTGGTATCGCATCACGAACGCGATCTACTGGGTGTTGCTGATCGGTGCACCTGTGTTCTTGGGCCTGTTGATGACGGGGGTTATTTGATGACTGGACCTTTGGCTACGAGCAGCGCGGCGGACCGGGCCGCGCTGTGGACAGTGTTCATGGCGGTCGCCACGGCCACGGCGATGGTGCTGGAGTGGGTGTGGGGCGCTGGGTGGCGCTGGGAGTTGTCCAGCCTGATCCTGGGCTTGGCGGCCACTGCACTGCCGATGGTGGCCGCTTCGCTGTGGAAGTCTTACGAGACGTCGCGATCGTCGGTGGACTGGCTGGATATGCCACCGTTCGCGCCGGCAGTGGTGCGACCTGGCGCGGTCGATGAGGTACCCGAGCCGAGCGTGGGGCCGTCGTCGGCGGGCTCGGCTGCGCCACCGCAGCCTCCGGTGAACTTCGGCAGCATGGCCCCGCCGGCCGCGTATTTCGATCCGATGGCAGCGAATCCGGATCTGGTGGATCCGACGGTGCGGTTCCCGAGCACGCGGGGGGGTTCGTGATTCATCAGGCCCTGCTGGCGCGGGCTAAGCGGGTGCTGGACTCACCGTCGACTGATGACGAGGTGTCTCCGGAGAGGTTGATGGTTCGGGAGCTGGTGGCGGCGATCGAAGCGGAGACCGCCGGCCCGAATGATGTGATGGTGCGTTTGGGGCCGGCGTCGCTGCCGGCGGTGCTGTACGCGTCGACCCATGGTGGCGTCGTCAACGTGTCGCATGAGGATGCGGCGGGTTCGGAGTGGCTGGGGCAGCATCTGAATCGTTTGCAGGCGCGGATCGCGGTGGTGGTGTTGGAGTACACGGTCGAAGTGTTGCGCGCCGTGCACAACATCGACTAGTGGTGTGGTAGGCTCGGTCACGTTCCGACCGACCGCTAGGGAGACACCAATGCTCGAACCACGCATGGCCGCCATCCTGGGCCAGCTCGAAGACCTCGCCCAATACCTCGACCGCACCGACGACGACGGCGCTCCCCGCTTGCGGGCCATCATCGCCGACCGCTTCGACTGCGGTGTCGAAGTCTCTTGGACCGACACCACCCACGGCCACGTACGCACCGGCATGTACCTCGACGCCATCGTCGACGATGACGACATCCTCGCCCGCGTTGTCCCCACTGAGCGGCTCGCCGGAGACGGCACCCTGGGCGCTCTGCTCATTCCTCGCGAAGACCTGCGCTACTCCCAGGCGGTGGCTCATGGCTGAGACGCCCGACCTGACCGGCATGACTTTCCAGGGTTACCTGTTCGCCTACTACCGAGCGCTGGTCGCCGCCTTCGGCGAGCCGGCGGTCACTGACGGCAAAACCGAAGCCCGCTGGGCTATCAACACTCCTCACGGGCCGGTCATCATCTACAACCGCAGCGACCTGCCCGCCACGGAAGCGATCTCCTGGGCCCTCGACGCACGCAACCTCAGCCCCGGCATCTGGGCCAACAACCAGCTCCCCGACGCCTACGGCCCCGATGGGCCCTATGGGTCGAAAGAGGACAAGCTGCGCGAGGCACTGCTGGAGCTGGCCGGGGCGTTTGAGCGCGACGCCCGCAATGCCCGCTGTGGCGTCGGCTACTCCGATGGGATCGCCGATGCTTACACCGCTGCCGCGTCCCGGCTGCGTACCACCCTGGGGGCCATCTCGTGACCGGCCTGCCCACCACAGAGCAGTGGCAGAAGATGCTCACCGATCATGTTGACGACATGACCGAAGTGATCAACATGGTGGAGTCGCAGCGCGCCCTGATCAAGGACTATCAGCGCCAGGTCACTCGCGCGGAAAGCCTCCTAGCCGAGTCCCACGCTCGCGAACGCAGTCTCGGCATGAAGCTGCGCATGCTCGCCTCCCGCTGGTCACGTCAGCCCGAAGGCTCCACCATCACCCACGAAGTCGCCGGGGCAGCACTGTCAGCGGTCCTCGACGGTGAGTCGTGATCGGCCTCTCGGAGTCGCGGCGCCGCGAACGCGAGCAAGAGCTTCGCCGGGCGCACCGCTACGTGGTGGCCGCGTCACTACTGGGCGCCCTGACCGTGATCACCCCCATCGCGCTGTCCCCGGTGTGGGCGGCGATCGCCGACGGGTTCATCACGGTGGTCGTGCTGTTCTGCGCCTTCCAGGCCGGCGTCATCATCGGGGAGGTTTTCAAGTGAGCCGCTACATGGATGCCGGCGGTCGCGACCTCGTCCTGTGCGCCCGCGATGGGGGCGGCTACTGGGTGCGCCGCGCCGATAACCGCCGCACCCTGGGCGTGGTCGTGAAGGTGAAGTCCCAGTGGAACTGGGAGACCACCTCCAACGCGTTCCGGGGCGATGGGCGCCCAGGCCGTGAGCGTGACGGCGCTGCCGTTGACCGCGTCCCTGAGGCACTGACCGGCCGTGGCCGGGCGCGCATTCAGGCCGATGCGTGCGCGTGCCTCGTCGAATACCTCGACGCCCGCCGGGCGCCGGTCCTGGGATACGCGCCGCACCCTGATGTTTCGGTGGCGCAGGAAGTGGGTTGCTCGTGAAGGACACTCGCGGTGGTGCCTGGGGCATCTTCGCTGTTGTGGTCGTGCTCGGCACGCTCGGTTCGATCTATTCCAAGACCGGTGGGGTGGGCAGCTTCATGCTCGGTGACGCGCCCTCATGGTTGCTCTACTGGGCCGGCGGGGCTGTCGCCGTCGTTTACGCCGCCTGGGCGGTCGTGGCCGTGATCGGGCACATCCAGAATCCGCGCAATCGGATGGTGTGGGCGCCCGGTCCTGACGAGCCCACGAAAGAGGACGTCGCCCGTACCAACGCCTACTGGGAGGCCACCCGGCCCATGGAGCGCGTCGATGTGCCCGTGGCGCCGCCCATCCCGTTCGCCCGCCCCGCCCGTAAGGATGATGCGGCGTGATCGCTTTCCTGATGCTGATCGTGCTCGGTGGGCTGTTCGTCTATTGGGCGCACCAGTTCTACAAGCTGGCCCGCTTCGGTGCGGTCGCTCCGGAGTTGATGCGCCGTGATCGTGGCGATGACCTGTTCGCCGCTGCCGGCATGGTCGTGCTCGGTTTTGTGGCCGGCTTCTACTACCGGTGGTGGCTGGGTGTGGTGTTCGCCTTCGTGTGCCTGTTGCAGGTCACGTGCGCGGCACTGCGCACCTACTACTTGCATCGGACGGTGCCGTTGTGACCTCCGACCTGATCAAGGTGGTGATCATGACGGCTTGTGCCGGGTTCAATGTCAGGGGCTCCTACAAGCTGTGGCGCGACGGGCTGCACTGTGCCAACTGTGCCCGCATAGGCCGGCCGATTTACGCGGTCCTTCTGGCGGCTGGTTCCGCGATAGCTGCCGCCTCTTTTGTTAACGGCGACTGGATCGAGGGGACGGCGGCCGGCGTGATCGTTGCCTCGTTCGTCTTCGACCTTGCTTACGTCAACCGTTTCCTAGACAGGCAGGAGAAGCTGTGAGCAGTCCGCAGCGGTGGACCGATCCGGTCACGATCAGTGAGAACGGTGATCGGATGGTGGTGGAGACCACGTATGACAACGGCGACCGCTGCCAGATGATCTTCGTGCGCTTCGGTACCACCTGGCTGATCACTCTGTGCCATCCGGGCATGCCGGCCATCGTGCTGCCGGCCGAGCACGCCACCGCGCTGGCCTACGGACTGCGTCGGGGGGCCTGAATGACCGCCTGCCTATTCGTCGATTTTGAGTGCACCAGCCTCGACTCCTACGCCACCTACCTAGAGGTCGCCTGGGCGATGTGCGACATCAACGGCACCCAACGCACCCCGTTGCGGTCGCGGTACTGCGCGTTCGCCGCACCCGGTGTCACCCTGATGCTGCCCCAGGCGCGTTCGGCCACCACAGCGCCCGTGTGGACGGCCAGCGCAGTCAACGACACCGATCAGGTGGCCCTGGACATGGCCGTCGAGTCGGGCCTGTTCGACGACTGGCTGGCGTGTCCCCGCGAGCTGGTTCTCACCGATGGCACGGAGCTTCAGCGGCTCCTGCTCGACGACGTGATCTCACACAGCCTGCCCGACGAGTACGTGCACATCGCCGGGGCCGGCGCGGCGCGCTTCGACTACCGCGTCTTGGAGGTGCACTGCCCTGGGGTGCTGCCAGTGAAAGGCGCGCGGCAGCCGACGCACTACCGGCCGGTGGACACTTCGATCGCCCAGACTGCGCTGTTGGGCAACAACAGCGAAGACAAAATGATCAAGTGGGCGATCGCGACCTACGCCGACGGTATTGACACCATCGAAACCGGCCGCCCCCCGGCGTGCATGTACCTCGGTGACGTCACCGACTGGTCCGTCTTCCGCCACCGCGCTGCCCCCGACGTGGCCCGCTCCATTGTCATCCAGCGGGCCCTGTGGCGTTACGCCGAACCGTTGCGCCTCGAACTGGGCCTGGGGGTCTCGTGACTATCACTCTGTTGGCTGGAATCGGCGCCCTGCTCGCCCTCGTGCTACTGGCGGTGCTGGCCATCATCAGTCAGGTCAGCACGAACGAGACGCCCGAGTTCGTCTACCTCGTGGGCCTCGCCCTGGCAGTGGCGGCCTGGATCATGCTCAGCAAAGCGGGCTTTTGATTGGCGGACTCGTCGAAGCCACCCGCGAGCGACAAGGAACGCGCGGAGCGCCTGGCCCTGAACACGCGCCACGGCGGCCTGGTGGTGCTGCGCGGCGGTTACTGGGATGCCAACACGCTGTGGCAGGACCAGTACGACGTGCTGCCGCAGGGGAGCACGAAACGCACCGGCTACCCGTCGGGTACCGGCATTTACGCGCGCACTGAGACCTTCGAGGACACCCGCCTGGGCTATGGCCGGGCGCGGGTCTACCAGTGGACCCCGAACACCTGATAGGGTCGGTTGTGTTCCGTCCTCTCGAGAGAAGGCACCATGGCCGACCTGCCCGTTAACGTCGAGGTCACCCAGTACCTCGTATCCTGCCTGCCGGAGCATTACGGCGTCCGCCGGCACTTCATGCTCACTGTCGAATACCGGGGCCCGGACTCGTGGGCGGTGTGCTCATTCGGTGGCGTCTACAGCGTCGACGGCCAGTGGACTTCTGAGCCGAGTTCGTCAGAGCGCAGCGACAACTGGAAAGTCCGCTACCGCATGCCCCTAGCTCAGGCCCTTGCCCTCGCCCAGCGGCTGGCGCCGGCCCTGACGTGCAACGGGGTCACCGTGGCCGCTGCCCTGGAGCGCGGGCCGGAGTGGCGGTGAACCCCAACGCCGGTCAACCCCTGTTGAATCTTATTGACTGGATCGACGGCACCGTGGCACAGCTGTTGGCCGCCACGCACCTCAACGTCTTGGCCGTGGTCACCCTGCTGGGGTTGATCTGGCTGGTATCGGCGTGCGTGGGGTGAGCGTTTACCGTTGCCCGTTATGTGCCGAGACGTGCGACTTCAGGTGCTGCCTTGCCCAGGGTGCGGCAAGGTTGGGACTCTCGCCGCGTGCCCGAAGATGATCACTTCGCTGGCTGACCCACCCCTGCTGGTGGATGGGCGGCAGGTGTTAGCACGGGAGGTTGACGCGCTGGTGTGCACGGCGGCACCGTGTCGCTACTACTGGTTGTCGGGCGTGGTCAGCGAGATCCCCGTGACGTCGCGGCGCGCCTGATTGACGCGGTAGCCGGTTTGGGTGGTAGGGTAGGGATCTGTTCCGGTCCTGTTCCCGAGTGAAACGAGCACCCCATGACCCGCATCCAGGTAGGCGACGTCCTCCAAGAGTCCAACGGCGACGAACTGCACGTCTACGTCCACCAGTACGCCGACGAAGAGCACGACGAGGTCGAGATCAAGGGCGAAGCTGCCATGATCAGCTTCGATCCCAGCACCCCCCAGGGGCGCACCCAGGTCAACGCCCTCATCGCGCGCCTACAGGAAGCCCTCGCCCTCCACGGGCAGTCTTGCGAAAAACTCTACGGTCAGCTCAAGGTTGGTGACTGGTGCGTCGGCATCCGCCTACCCGTCGGAAACGACGAACGCTGCACCAGCGAACTACCCCACCCCGAACACGGCTCCGTCCAGTGCTCACGCACCGCCCACGACGACCCCCACCACGTCACCGTCGACGAGCACTACGACGTCATCGCCGCCGTGCACCCCGCTGATGCCTAGAGGGGGACCGGGCAGCGCCGCACCCCGCAAGCTGCCCAGCGGGTGGCCTCGCACCGACCCGTTCCTCGTCTGGTCCTATATCGAAGGCGCGTGGTGGCGCGTCGACTGCGCGCTCAGCCTCGACGCTGCCCGTGACGCCGCCGACACGCGCCAGATCAACGTCACGGCCGGAACCAACGGCAACGCACACAACGGCACCCGCCCGATTAAGCCCCGCGCGGGTGCCCAGTTCGTCGCCACCGCCCGCGACGGTGACCCACAATCTCAGTGGGAAGCCACCCACTGGTATCTGGCGCTGGTCGCGGCGGAGGTCCGACTGTGACCCCCGCCGATCCGGACTTCTGGATCCTGCTGGGTGCGATCTGCGCCCCCTGGGCATTGATTGCCCTGTTTTTCGCCATCGCTGGACTGTTCCGCCGCTGACCCGTTCCGGTCCGCTCAACTGAGGGAGAACGCTATGACCGCTGCACGCGTAGTAGACGAAGATCGAGAGAAGAATCCCGACTGGGTGATTTGCGCCCGGATCATGTGGGGGCAGGACCCACTGTGCGAACCGAGCGAAGCCGAGATCCGCGCTGCGGTGTGGATCCTGCTCGACAGGGGACGCAACATCGTTCAGATCAAGCGCGACACGGTGCTGACCGACCAGCAGGTTGATCGCACCGTGGAGCTGCGTCGCCTGGCCCGCCAGCCCGACACCGGCCCCCGCCCGTGCGGGGGAATGACCCCCAAGCTGGCCCGCAAGCTCGCCCCCAGTCCCCAGTTGCGCTGGGTGCTGACCGGGGTCGGCAAGGTCGGCGGTAGCAGCCTGGCCCCCTACCTGGCCGAGCCGGCGGCCGTGATGCTGCTGGCCGGGGCACTGCTGGCACCGGTCGGCTGAGCTGTGACGACGTTGACGCGGTCGCGGCTCGTCCTGGCGGCAGCGGTGGGCGTGGTGTCCGTGGTGGCGTCCTGCGCCGGGTGGGAGATCCAGGTCGCCGCGACCGCGTTGGCCGTGACCGCCGCGACGGTGATCACGTGGCGTTGGGACACCTCGTGGGTACCGGACCGGGCCTATCAGCAGTGGAAGCGCGACACCCAGGCGGCCATTGATGCCCTGGACGAGGCGCAGCAGGACTACCTACGGTTGCCCGTGTGTGAACGGCAGCGCCCGGAGAACCGCGAGCTGTGGCTGCGCACGCAGGATCTGAAGACGGTGCTGAACGCGCGGTTTGAGCACCGCACTCTGGACATGCCGATCCTGGAGCCGATCAAGATGTGCTCAGCGTGCGGCTACTTCGGGGCCCTGTTCGCCGAGCTGGCACCGGGGGGATTGCGGTGGGTGCGGACGTGCCCAGGGTGCGGCACGCGATGGATGGAGCCCAACGGATGACAGGTCCCGAGCTGGCCCGGCTGTTGCGGCTCGTCGCTGACGGCCGCGAGGAGTACGCCACGTCGATTCCCGAAGAGGTGGCGAACTCGTCGCTGCGTGAGCAGCGCGACACCCTGTTGACAGAGGCTGCCGCGTTCCGGTCGGCCGCATTGTTGGCTGAAGGAGATATGTCGGGGGTGTGGCGGTTGCTGCCCACCTGGCGGATGACCACTGAGGTGCGCGCTCTGATGGAGCGCGCGTGAGCGCCCCGTGGCGGGCGGTGACGCTGTCGTCTGGCCCGTATTCGGGCCGGGGTGGCATGTTGGGGCCGGAGACCGCGCGGCGGTCGCGGCGCTGGACTCTGGTGCTGGAGTGCGGGCATGAGGTGAACCGCACGGTGCGCTACGGGCCGCATTCCGACGGCGATGAGCGGTCGAGGGGTGGTACTCAGTTCCGTTCGGGGGCTGATGTGTTGCCGGCGCCGCGTCGAGTTCGATGCGAGCATTGCGACTTGTAACAAACCTGGTAGGCTGGGCGATGTTCCGGTTACAACGTCCGCACAACGCCAGGGAGCACCCCGTGACCACCGCAACCGCCGCCCGCAACAGCGCCAGCAAGCCCCAGGTCGCCGACATCCAGCGACTCCTGGGCCAGCTCGACGCGCGCAGCGTGGACACCACCGGCTACCGCACCGGGTACAACCAGCTCTGGACCGACGGACAGTTCACCGAACAGTTCGCTTCGATCGTGCTCCGCGACCTACTGCGCCAGCTCGAAGCCATCGACGCCCGCAAGTCCGAAGTCCCCACCGGCCGCTACGCGGTCGCGACCGACGCCGGGCACTACGCCTTCTACCGCGTGTGGAAAGGCGACCGCGCGACCCTGGTGTTCCTCCAGCTCTCCGACGACGAACAGCGCCTGAACCGTTCGGCCGCCGCCGCCATCCTGGCCAAGATCGCAGCTGCGGGTGTCCTGGAGGCCAGCAAGACCTACGGCCGCGAGATCGGGGTGTGCGGGGTGTGCAACCGCACCCTGACCAACCCGGAGTCGATCGCAAACGGAATCGGCCCGATCTGCGCGGCTCGCCTCTAACCCGAGAGGGGGTGAGCAGTGAGCAACCCCGAAGGCTGGGATTCCGTCAAGGGCGGCGTGGACTGGCCGCCCAACTAGAGCCCTGTCCGATGCGACCCGGTGCCCGGAAGGGACGCCGCGTAGCCCGCCTAAGAAGCGGGCAGAAGGGAGGCAACCAGGACACACGCCGTCAGAGTCCCCCGCCGGGGTGAGAGCCGGCGGGGGCACCCTACCCGCAACCAGGAGGACCAATGTTTGGACGCAATTCCCAGCCCGAGCTGACCGAGCGGCATCTCGCCGCTGTCGCCACCGACCGGCGCGCCAGTGCTCTGGCGAAAGACCCCAGCGACATCCCCGGCATGACCCAAGCCGAACTCAACGACGTCATCAACACCGGCACGATCCCCGCCGCGCTACTGCGCGAAATCCTGTAGCACCTTGCCGACGTTCCGGCCCCGCCCGAAAGAGAGACCGATATGCCATCACACGCACAGTGGGGCGCCGCGTGGCGCGCCTCCGCCGCCAATGAGCGCGCCGACGGAAACGAGGAGGGCGCCGACTACGGCGATTACCTCGCCGACCAGAACGACAATGCCGACGCTGCCGGGCGCCCGTAGTACCTCCCAGATTGACCCCCTGTCGGTTACGCCCGGCAGGGGCACCCACAACCACCGTTCCGGCCCGACCGAAAGAGACAAGACCATGGCAACTGCCCAGCCCAAAGCCAACCGCCGCTACGTCGACCGCACCGTGATCGAACTGAAAACTGGTGACGTGTTCACCCTCGACGGAGGCGCCACCTACCACGAGTGCGCCGTCAACCTGTGCGCCACCGGCACCATCGCTGTCGCCCACGACTCCGGCCAAACCGTCCGCATCGACGTCGAAGGTACCGACCAGCCCTGCACCGTCCAGGTCGACTACGTCCGGGTGCGTATCGTGCTGCCCCTCGACGTCGACGTGGCCGCATGGAATGAGATTTACGGCAGTGAGGGCGCCACTGTGGCCGAGGTGCGGGCGGACGTCAAGAACTACTTCGACCCCGCCAGCCTCATCCCGAACCACCTGGCTGACATCGTCAAAGTGGCCGCCGCCGATCCCTTCGGTCCCCCCGAGACTCGGATCGAGTACTTCCGCGTCGCCTCTGAGGACTGGTGGGAGTGCCCGTGTGGCAATTCTCCTGACGGCACCGGTTTGGTGATCGCCATGCCCGACGGCACGCCATCGGACTCCGACCCCACCTACGCCTCACATCAGACCCTGGTGTGCCTGGAGTGCGGTCGCTACGCCATCCCCGTCTACCACACGGTCGACGGCGTGCGCGTGACCACCGTCAGGGGCCGCCGTGATGTGGGTGAGGTGCAGGCAGCGGCCCGCCGGGAGGGTCTGGTCTGACACCGAAGCAATGTGGTAACGTCTGGGGTGTTCCGGTCGATAGACCGAGTGTCAAGCTCACCGCCCCGAAGGGAAACCGCCCGAAATGATCACCCGCGTTCGCAACCTGACCCGCATGAACACCATCGCCCTCGACAACGTCATGATCTGCACCCAGGTCGGCACCACGTTCGCCGAGTTCGAGGGCTCCCCCGTCCAAGCACTCGCCAAGGTCACCACCGCCATGTCCAAGCGCGGCGCGGACTCCACCTACCACTCCCTGCTCGCTGTGCGCCGCAAGCTCGTTGACGCCGCAAACAACTGGGACGGCAACCTCGACGGCCAGACACTCGCCATGACACGGCACGTCACGGTCACTCGATGAACGCCCCGATCCGGGCTCGCTCGCTGGTCTTTGGCCCCCGTCGGCCCAACGGTGAACACGGCACCTTCGGCCACCGCGTCACCGCGTTCTCCGCACCTACCGTTCAGTTCCTGATCTCGATGTACGGCTCAGAGACGGCAACCGCACCCAATTGCAAGCTCCGCGCCCAGAACATCTGCCTCGCCGCCTACTGGCGGGCCGTGGCAGACGAACAAAGCCGCACCTGACCCACCGCGCGCCCCAGGTTTGACCAATCCCGGCCAACCCTGGGGCGCGCTGCTGTAACAAACCAACCCCGCGCAGCGACATATGAAGTGTTCCGGCATTAACCCCGCACCATTCCCCGAAGGAATCCCCCGATGACCGCCGCGCTCGCCACCCCTGACGACACCGAATCCGTCTCTACCCTGCTCGTGGGATTCGCCATCAACGCCGTCATCGCGGGCGCGAAACTCACCCTCGGTGTCCTCACCGGGTCCGCGTCGATGCTCGCCGAAGCCGCCCACTCCGCCGTCGACATGCTGTCGGAGGTCTTCCTGCTCACCGGGGCGCGGCACTCCCGCACCTGGTCCAAGGGCTCCTACTTCTGGGGCCTGCTCGCGTGCGTGAACCTGTTCCTGTCCGGCGCCGTCTGGGCCGCTTATGAGGGCATCCGGTCACTGGTCGGCACCGAGGTCGCCGACTCCCTGGGCTGGGTCAGCCTCGCCGTGCTCGCCGGGTCGGCCGCCATGGAGTCAGTGTCGTGGCGCACCGCGTACCGCACCCTGAACGCCCAACGGGGCGACACCCCGTGGCGGATCTACCTGCGGACCTGCCCGAACGTCGCGGTCCTGACCCTGTTCTTTGAGGACACTGCCGACATCATCGGCTGCTTCCTGGCCGGGACCGGTGTCGCCCTGGGCCTGCTAGTCACCGGGACGGCACTGTGGGACGGCGTCGCATCCCTGCTGATCTCCGCACTGCTCACCGGCATGGCCTACGTGCTCGGCAGCCGCAACGCCAAACTGCTCACCGCCACAGCCTGAACGTTGCCTGGGAGTCGGCTGTCAGGAGGTAACGAATCCCCCTCTCGTGTCGATGTAACTAGTGCACACTCATCAATCGACGCGAGGGAGTCGCGATGCAGATTTCGAGCATCTTTACGTCAGGCATGGGCCTGACCGACCGCGATGGCGATGACCAGCGCAACCGTGAGCGGCGTGGCGAAGAGGAGCGGCGCCGTCGGGGCGGACGCTGGGATCTCGACCGCAACCGTCACTGGTACTGGCACCGCTGGTAGGCCATCAACCTACCGCGCCTCACCGACCCCATCCGAGATCGTTTCGGGTGGGGTCGGTTTCGTCTGCGGGCACGCTAGCGGGCGGTTTGGGGCGTCGGCTTGTGCACCGCACGGCACACCTGGTAGGGTCGGTCTTGTTCCGGTAACCCGATCCGATTCTAGGAGTACATCCGCCATGTCCGCGCCAGTCCGCACCGTCTTCGCCCAGTCCCTGCCCACCCGCCTGCACAAGCGCTACGTCGAACCCGACGCCCGCCGTCGCGCCAGCGACCACAGTGCCCACGGCCAGATCCGAGGCCGGGGCGCTTGCAAGAACGCCGCCGTCGTCGCCTCGCTCGCCGAGTGGGGGTTCTGAGCCATGAGCAAGTCACTGCGCGAGCGGTGGAACACTCCCCTTCCTCCGCTCGGCAGCATCGCGCTCACCGCGATCGTTGTCGCGGAGTCGGCGATCCTCGTGGTGCTCTCCGTCGCCACCCATCACATCTTCATCGCGATGGTGGTGTCGGTCGCGTTCCTCATCTCACTGAACGGTCTCCGCAGGGCCGTCCGCCGCTACCGCAGTGGACGGGGGCGGTCGTGATGTTCGGCAGCCGCCAGTCACCCGACGCCGCATCCGCCGACACCCTGCGCGGTCACGCGGCGGAAGTCGCCCAAGACCCGCGCATGTCCGAAGACCTCCGGCGCATCGTGAACAACGTCGGCCAACAGGCCGACTATGAGGCCGGGGAGTACCGGTCATGAGCAACCAGCCCGAAATGGCCCCCGAGACCGAAGTGCGCGCACTGAGCACCCTCTGGAAAGTCCAGGTCAACGCGGGCAACGACGAGCGCGCGCAGGCGACCCTCGACCGAGTCCACCGCCTCCAGTGGGAGATCGGTCGGGCGGAGCGGACATGAGCACCACCCTGCGCACCGACGACGCCCTATGGCTGGTGCAACCCGGCCAGATGTACTTCGACAGTCACGCCGCTGACGGGATCCTGCGCCTCTACGTCGACGGCTACCGGGGCCGCGTACTGGTCTCTCGCGACACCTTCGCCTGGCTGATCCGCACCGAAGACGGGGACGGCCAGGTCGGCTACACCACCCTGGCCGGTCGCTTCGACGTCATCGTCTCGGTTGCCGAAACGATGCTCGCCGGGCTCGCCCGCAAAGCCGGCGTCGAGGCCATCCGGTGAACTGGCTCGTCGTGGCCCTGCTCGCGCTGGCCATGACCGTCGTCTTCCTCGCCCTCCTGTGGGGGGCGTGGGTGGTGACCCTGCTGATCGCTGTCATCGCATGCCGACTACTCGCAAGAATGGAACAGATCCAATGAGCCGCCTGAAGGTCTACACCTACCGCAACTCCAGTGACACATTCCTGCCGGCGGACGTCATCGCCGCCCTGGACGAACACAGCCACATCCGCCAGGGCCGCATGTTCATCTGGGCGGCCAGCGCAGTGGAGGCAGTCGGAAGACTGGCCGCCTTGAGCCTTAGCTACCGCTCGGCACGGGTGCTGCAACTCGCCGCCGGCCCCACCGTTGATGGTCTCGCCGCTGCCTGTGACTGGCCGGCAGGCACCGTGCTCGCCATGCGCCTGTCCGGGCGCAGTCCCGTCATCGAGATCACCGATCCGTCTTCCGACGACGTCCTCGCTCTGAGTCGCCGGGCGCTGCGTCGCGTCGGGGTTTTCTCCTACGACGGACACCTCATGCCCTTGCCCGAGCACGGTGAAGGCGAAATCGAAGTCACCGATTCCATGGTCAACGCTGCGCTGAACTCCTACCCGTCGCTCATTCCCGACTTCGAGCAGATGCGCGACGCCATCACCGCCGCGCTGCGTGCCAGGAAGGCCACGTCATGAAAAACGATCCCCGTGATGAACTGCGCCTGGGTATGGGCCTGGAGATCCGCGACCAGCTCATGGATCACCCCGAGATCACCGGGGAGAAGATCCGCGACATCGTGGACGCCATTATCAAAGGCTGGTCAGTGACCCGCAAGGATTACCCCAACATTGATCAGCACCCCCTGGAGGACGACAGCCACGGCCACCGGCTCGTTCTTACTGGCCCGTTCGTACCCGAAACCGATGAGGAGCGCATCGAGCGGGAACTGTGGTACGAGGCGTATTCCTGGAGTGCCGACGACGGTCCCCCGCCTGTGCGGGTCGGTGTTCGGCAGCTTCTACGGCAGGACACCTGGTGGCGCATGAACGCCACTCCCGAGCGCCAGGAGGGTGACAACCGCACGGTGGCCATCCGTGTTGAGGACATGACCCACGATCACCGGCTGGCCCTGCTCGCCTGGTTGCGCAGCAAAGCCCGCAACCTGCACGCCAGCGTCTTCACTGAGCTAAGGGGGGCGCCTGACGACGTGTGGTCCTCTCACGAGCGGCAGAGTCCGCGTGAGTGGCTGGAGGAGCAGGAGCTAATCCAGGCTCTCGTGCACTGGACGACGCCGGTAGCGGAGTCCCCGCTGACGTGGCGGCCGATGAACGAGGCACCGTCCGGTGCGCAAGCGGTGATCGTGGTCCGCTACCAGGGTCCCGACGGGGAGCTGACCGCCCAGGTGACCCCGTCACTGCCCTACGGGTGGGTGACCTTCCCCGACTACGACCCACTGATGGTCTCCGACGGTCTCGGTGGATTCGACTACGCCGATCCCACTGGGTGGCGTGAGCTGCGCGACGACGAACTACCCAAGCCGGTCGAACCCTTCGACACGAACTGTGATCACGGGTACGCCGACGACGAGCACTGCCCGCAGTGCTGCGGGGACTGCTGAACCGTGCGCAGCGAATCGCAGATCCTGGCTATGCGTGACCGAGTCCACCGTAATTTACTGATCAACGGTGGGGAGATGACCGAAGTTGTCCTGACCATCTTCGACTGGATCGTTTACCCGCACACGCCCGACGGGGACGTGATCGACCTCGCCGACGGACTCGACCTCGACGAGGAGTACGAACCGCGCCTGGAAGACCTCGCCGTCGCCCTGATCGACGCAGTGGCCCCCTCCACCCTGCCCGCCACGGAGGAGTCCCTGAGTCGCATGGCCCCGGCACAGCTCACCGAACTGGCCGCCGCCGCCCGTAAAGTCGATCGGCTGTGCAAGGCCGAGGCGACAGTCCGTAAAGCGAAGGAAGCCAAAAAATGATCAGGCATTGGCGCACCCGTCGGGCCGTCGCCATCGTCCGAGCGGTGCGCCGGATCAAAGACAAGCCCACAGGCATCAGCGCCCAACGCAAGACGATGCTGCTCGCCCACCTACGCGACAACCCCGAACCGATCACCCATCACGACGTTGCCGCCCTGTTCGGGATCCATTTGCGGAGTGCGTCGAGGCTGCTTGCTGAACTGGTCGACGAGGGCCTGATCTGCCGAGTTGACACCGCCCGCTACCACCTCACGAGGGATGACCACGAATGAATGGGCCTCTGATCGACAAGGCGTGGATCGACGAGGTCGCCACGGCGCCGTCGCGCCGCGACTTCCACGCCACCTACCTCACCGACCCCACCGCGATGGCCGCCGCGCAACGCATGGCCGCCACCACCGGGGAAGACGGGTGGGCGGCGGCCTGGACCTTGGCCCAAACGCTGCCCCCGGCGTTCTCCTCGCACGACGCGGCCGGCGCGCGCGAAATCCTCGCCCCCTCGACTCGACTGTCCGTACCGGAGGAAGCGGGCCTGAGGCGGGCATCGTCACGCGGCTACTACCGGAACCCCAACATCGCGCTCGGCAACAGCGACATGGCCCCCAGCATGGTCCGCCAGGCACGCCCCGGTGAGACGGTCCGGCCCGACCTGCGCTGCCCCCCGTGCTGCGGTAGGGCCGGCGAGCCCGAGGAGTCGGGGATGCCGGGGCAGGTGTACCGGTGCACCGACTGTGGCCACTCGTGGGAGTACCAGCCCCCGCAGTCCCGTGGGCAGGTCGATGACGTGTTCGGCATTGCGCGCGGCCAATTCGGGGTGTACCTGCGGGCCATGGCAATGGTGGGCCGGGAACGGGCGGGCCTGTTCGACGGGGAGATCGGGTACGTCCCAGGCGGGGTCACCTACGCGCGCCCAGCCGGCGGCACCTGCTCGAACGAGAACCCGTGCCCGGATTGCCGGCAGGCGATCGCCAGTGAGCAGGCCGCCGCTGATCCGGAGAACACGGCGGCCGAGCTGGCACGTCGTCGCCAACAGACGGCCGAACTGCTCGCCGAAGCCTTCGAGGTGCCCGTGGAGTTCGTCACCGCCCCCACGCTCACCCAGGAAGCTTTGGACTGGGCCGCCGTGCAGGATTCGCGCCACGACGCTGACCCGATGTTCATTGGGGTAAGCCCTGACCGGACCGCGTGGGCAGCGTCGCGGGGGGCGTTCTCGGAACGGTGGGAGCCCCAGGGGTTCATGTGGGCGTCTGACCCGCCCGCGCCTGGGCCGATCGTGTCGGTCGCTGAGCAGCAGGCGATCGACGCGGGCGCGATCACCGCTGAGCAGGCCCGTGCGGCGTTCCGGGAGTTCTATGACCGGCCGTGGGGGCCGCGCCCGGCGGACCCGGCAACTGAGCGAAGCGAACGCTTCGAGCTGCGCAACACCCTGGAGATGGCGTCGCGTAACCCGCCTACGGAGCTGGCGCTGGGGATGCCGTTGATGCGCGAGGCGATCCGCAGGGGCCTGGTTCGTGAGGATCAGCCGTCGTGGCGGGCGTTCGTTCGGGGCATGCCGATGCGGGTGGGGTTGACGCCGCTTGGACAGGTGGAGTTATTGAGGGTGTGTCGCGAGTTGCGCAGCCGGTGAAAACTGGTAGGGTCGGTATTGTTCCGGTACCGCTCTACTGAGGAGACACCATGGCGAACACCGCCATCCCGCACAACATCGCCGTCATCGGCCGTCGACTGAACGATCTTTACGTCCTGGACACCGACGAAGGTGACAGCTGGAACCGCCTCTACACCGCCGCGCTGGCCCAAGGTCGCCTCGACGACGACATGGCCCTGCGGTTCATCGGCGGCATGATCGAAACACTGATCGTCATCGAAGACCGCGCACCAGCCCACTGACTCACTGCCCGGCCCGACTCCCGTGCGGGCCGGGCAGGCTTCTATCTATCGGAAGGATCCCGCAGATGAGAACCATCGAAGTCCGCGTCCACCACGCCGACCCCGCCATGCCCATCGCTCGCATCGACTGGCCCTGGAACAACGCCAGCGACCTCGTCGGCATCGTGCCCGCGCTGGAACGTCACGGTCTGCGCGTGACCACCGACGTCCCCGCCCACGATGTTCGCTACAGCGGTTTCACTGGCCGGCTCACTGCCAGCTCGTCAGGCTTCTACTTCGACGTCGAGGCCAGCAACTGCGCCGTCCGGCCCGCCCCCTCGTACGCTGCCCAAGCCAAGCCCCAGTCATGACCGCCGGCAAGTCGACCGTCGCCGACCTCGTCCCCGCCCTGCGGGAGATCACGCCCGAGCTGGCCGCCCAGATCGACGACGGCTTGGTCCTGATCTGGTTCCTCGGTGACCCCACCGCGTGCCCGGTCGGTATCGAACGCGTCAACTGGCACGCCGTCACCACTGAAGCGCCCACCATGCTGAAGCACACCATCGACGCCATCCGGTGGCGGGAGAAGCACCTGCGCGACGCGAACGTCGCTGAGTGGGTCGCGTCGCGCCGGGCACCGCGCCTGCTCCTGTGGATCACCGACGAGGTGGCTTACGACAACGTGCTTGATGTCATGGCCATCGCTTTGACTGGTCGCATCACGGGGATCGACGTGGTGTGTGCGACGGAGCTGCAACGCGGGCGCTTCCACGTCCACCCGTAGCATGGTACGGTCGGCATTGTTCCGGTCCCGAGTGAGAGAAGACCCCGATGGCCAAGGTCGCGAAACTCAAGCACAACCACGAACTACTCCCCTTCGGTGCCTACGTCGCTGAAGGCGAGTGCCCGCGCTGCGACCAGCTCCGTATCGAGAAGCTGGCCATGGGTGAGACCCCGCACAACCACGCGCCCACCCCGTGGGCTCGTCGCGTCGAGGGTTGCCCCCGGTGCGTCGAGCTGGCCAACGGTGCACCCAAACGGCTGTCCCAAGCCGACCGGCAGGCCGAGTGGGACCGGAAGCGCTCCGAGGCGATCGCGGCGCACACGAACGAGAACTGCCACTACATGACCCGCACCTCGGCCGGACACTGGACCGGCGTGTGCGTCTGCTTCGACTGGTGACCCGGTGGACACCGTAGAACGTGTGTGGCGCAAGAACTTCAGCGACGCCGCCGACGCAATTCCTACATCATGGCTATACACCGACAAAGACGGCCTGATGTGGATCTATCCCGATTACGCCGACATGGCCGTGGCGCAGCTCTACCGCAACCTGGCCATCGTTGGCTTTGCGAAAGGCTGGATGCCATGAAAACCGTCCCCCGATGGGTCCGAGCACTCCTGCTGGCGCTAATCGCCTGCCTGCTCGCCATCCCCGTCCTGTCCGCGTGCGGCAGCGACAATCCCGTGAACAACGCCGCCGACGAGTCCACCATCCGACCCGACCCCATCCGCACCGCCAGCGGTGCCCTGTGCACCCCGTGGATCAACCAGCCCGGTGAAGCCGACGGGTCCGGCTACCCCGCGTGCGACGAGCCCATTCCCCACGAACGCCCCGTACGCGACCCCGGCATGTCCGCCGCTGACTGGTTCCTGGCTGGTGTGCTGTGGGACAACGCCATGGGCCACTCCAACTTCTACTACGGCCCCAACTACTACGACCGGTACATCGGTCCCGCGTGGAACCGCCACCCCGGCTACTCCGGCTACGGGTGGGGACATCAGCCGATCACCCGCGTCGATGCCCGCACCTACAACACGACCATCGTGCACGTGAACAAGACCTACGCGGCCGATGAGAAAAAAGCCGCCGCCAACCCCGCGACCAGCGGCTACCACTCCGCTGCCGGTAAGCCCTACAACGGCAAGACCGTCCCGAAGACCGTATTCAAGGGCTCCAATGTGCCTGTGACTGGTCCCGCCGGCAGTGCCCGCAGCTCGAACACCCCGAGCACGGGAAGCACCAAGACCGCCCCTGCTCCCAGTAAGGGCAGCAACACCAGTCCCGGCACTGGCTACAGCAAGGGCAGCAACTCCAGCAGTTCCAGCGGTCGCAGTAGCTCCAGTTCGTCCAGCTCCAGTAGCTCAAGTCGTTCCAGCAGTGGCAGTAGCTCCAGCAGTAGCCGCAGCGGGAAGTGACGTCGTGGCCCTCGAAATCAGCATCTGCGCTCTACTCGCCTGCCCCCGCGTGGAGCCCTCCGCCTGGCAAACCCGGTTCTCCCAGACCGAACTGGTCGACCCGGACCCGAAGGTGGCCAAAGAGTTCTTAGAGTTGGAGATCGACACTGAGGGCCTGGAGTACGGGGAGACCGACACGGACGTGCTGGTCTCCACCATCCACCCCGGCCACATCGAGAACAGTCTTCTGATCACTCACGCCGACATGGAGGTTTACGACGGACAGGAGGATGTGTGGGAACTGGGCACCTGGACGGTGTGCGGCATCTTCGAGGACAACGGGCAGTGCTATTCCGATGTCTGGGCCGCCCACGGACCCCTGGCCGCCTACGGCACCGCGTGGAACCACTGGAACAAGCGGGGCCGCAACCTGTGGATCGCCGGGGCGCACCCCGGTGATGAGGCCCGCACCCTGTGGTCCCCGACGTTCGCCGACCCCACCTGCACGACAGAGGACGCCATGGCGCAGCGTCTGGCCGAACTGATCCCTGGGAGGCAGACCCAATGATCACGATCACTCAACCGCCCCCGCTGGCCGAAGCCGACCGCTATCTACTGGCGATTTTGCAGCAGGTTCGGTACGCGCTGCGCCGGTCGCCGACATTCCAACCGCACGACGCGGGGTACTGCGATGTTGTGCGCGCGTGGCGCGCACTGACCAACCAGCTGTTCGGCCGTGACATCGCCCACGCCTACCGGGTCGAAGCGGAGAGATCCGGCGACGTCGACGCGGTGCTCGCCACCGCGTTCGAGTTGACCGCCCACGAGGTGGCGAAAGACGACGAACGCTGGCCCGACGTGGTGCTGCGCAACGCTCGCCCCACCACGGATCGGTTCGAGCTGTTGGCGGCTCGCGCGCTGGAGATCCGGCAGGAGGGTGCACCCGTACGGCCGTAGCACCCACCACCTAGCTACCTGGTATGGTAGGACCTGTTCCGGTCCCCCTGAGTGAGAGAAGTCCTGTCATGGCGCAGACCGCCATCCCCACCGACTACTGCCCCGACTGCCGCCTCATCAACGGCCTACCCCCCACCACCGACCCCGTCGGCACCTACCAGTCCTGCCCTAGCTGCAACCCCGACACACCCATCCTGTGCTGCCCCGAGCACCGCTCCGCCGCCCTGGCCAACCTCGACCTGCCCGCCAACACCTACTACCACTGCCCCCTCTGCGACGACGAATGGGTCAACGGCCCCGACAACCCTCCGTGGCGCGCCTACGACTACGGCATGGCCCTGCTCGCCCTGACCTGGCTGACCTTCCAGTGCGGCGTGTACTTCGTCTTCCTGCTCGGTTTCGTCCTCGTCCTGCACCAGAACTACGGCCACACCCCCGACGACGCGGTCATGCCGAGCGCCTTCTACGCGTTCCTGGTATTCATTCTGTGGATCACCGTGCTGTTCCCCGCCCTGTGGTGGGCTGTCGACGAGACCTGCCGCCGCGTGTGGCGCGGCATCTGGGGACAGGCACTGTGAGCCGCCGACCCGGCAGCGTGCCCCTTACCGGCATCCTGCGCGCCTGGCTCACCATCTACGTCCTGATCTGGCCCGCCCTACTCGTCGTCGCCTTCGACTGGGCCTTCGGCCCCCAATCCACGGCCACCTCCGTGGCGTTCCTCATCGCCGTCGGATGGGCACTGTGGCGGTGGCGGCAGGTCGCCAAACGCATCCACACCGTTCGCGTCAAAACACCCCGACGCAGAAGGGCACACCGATGAGCCGCCCCACCACACCCCCCGACATGCTGCGTCGGCTCGCCGACATCGGTGCCATCGACGACTACCAGCTCGACGACGGGCACCACCGAGTCACCGTCAAAGGTGACCCGTCCTGGCTGACCGCCGACGAGGTCAACGTGTTCCTACTCGGCTTCGGCGCCGCCATCGACCACTCCAACCGCCGGATTGGAGACCTGCTTACATGAACGGCCTCGACGGACTCCTCGCCTACATGCTCGCCCAAGCAGTGGGAGTGATCCTGCTGGCGCTGGCCATCATCGGCGGGGTCGCGCTGTTCCACCACCACATCGCCTACTGGGCCGCCTTCCTGATCGCCTTCGCCGTCGTCTACGGCGGCATCTTCATCTTCGAGGGGGACTGGATCGAATGAGCAGGCGTCTACTTCTAGGCGCCTGCCTGGCGCTCGCCCTGGCCGGTGCCGCCTGCGAGGTCCCAGCGAGCACGACCGGCCCGCACTGCACAGCGACCCTCGAAAACGACCGCACTCGCACCGTGTGCACCACCGTGGAAGGCGAGCCCGACCCGCGCACCGTCGAGGACTGCAGGCTCAACATCACTGGCGAGCACACGGTCTGCGTCGTGACCCGCCCCGGACAGGTGCCGGTCACGACGTACCACTGCGGGATCAACGACGTGTTCATGCGCCACGTCTACGGCCTGGAGCCACAAGCGCACAACGCCGACGCCGCTGACGCCTACTGCACACACCAGGTGCAGGCCCACATCGCGGAGCAGGAGCAGCAGACCGGCGGCCCGTGCCCGCTGATCTGCATGCGGCCCGACCAGTAACACCGGACACCCGGTCAGCGACATACCGGGTGTCCCGCTTCACCGTTCCGGCCCCCAGGAGTACCCGAAATGATCATCTACGCGATGCTGCGGCTGTTCGTCGCCCTAGCTGGCATCGTCGCCACCGTGTGCGTCTTCAGCGCCGTCGCCTTCGCCTACCTACTCGCCCTGCCCATCGCTGGCATCGTCTACTACGCCACCGGCCGCTGGATCCTGAAACGGAGCACCCGATGAGACGCCACCGCAAGCCGAACCCACTGTTCGACCCCGACCACGAGCCCAGCGATATGGCCGCGATCCGGGCCGACGACGCCCTACTCGACAGCCTCCACGCCGCCCAGCCGCCCACAGGTGCGGTCGACCCGTTCCGCGAGGAACTTGCCAAGCTGCGGGACTCCGCACGCGGTGACGAACCCGAACTGGTCACCGTCGACACCGCCCAGCACGCCATCCGGTGCGGCCGGCGAGCACGGAGGCGCCGCCGCTGGTTCCCGTGGGTGTTCGTCATCGGTTGTGTGGTGGCCGGCGTCCTTCTCCTGGCGCTCACCGGGTGCGGGGTGGGCGCTATCGACTCCCTGGCGGTCCCCGCCCCGACAACCGCACAGCCTGACCCCGGTGGGCTTCCGTCACTGCCGCCGGAGGAGGCGCGGGCCCTGATGGCACCCATCGGCGACGGCGGCCCGAAGGTCATCATCGCGCCGACCGCGCACGTCACCGGCACCTACCCGACCCGCTGCGTGCGGGGCGCGGCCGATGACCCGCGACTGCCAGTGATGGCGTGCACGCCGGGCTCGGTGCGCAGCGACATCACCGACGACACGAAAGCCGCCACGATCTGCAATCCGCACTGGTCGACGAGCACGATCCGGGCCCCGAAGTCTGAGACGGACCGGCTGAAAACGATCGCGATGCAGGCTTACGGGGTGCCCGCGTCGGCGCGGGCCACGACGGAGCTGGATCACGACGAGCCGCTGGAGCTGGGTGGCAGCAACGACGTGAGCAACTTCTGGGCGGAGCGATCCGATCTGTCGGGGCAGGGGTTCCGCAACTCGAAAGACGACGTTGAGAATCGCCTGCATGCGGCGGTGTGTGGCCGCATCCCCGGTATGCGCCCGGTGTCGTTGCGCGACGCTCAGATCGCGATCGCGCGGGATTGGGTGACGGCTGAAGCGGTGCTGCACGTCGCCGCCTAGTTGCGCATCCCCGCAACTCTGGTAGGGTGGGTGTTGTTCCGGTCCCGACCTGGAGGTCACCATGACCGCGCCGCACATCACCACCCGCTCCCGCCACTACTCCCCCACACTGCGGGCCGAACTCAACGCCTACAGTGCTCAAGACGCAGCCGAGAACGCCCGCCTATGGCGCGAGATCGCCGCCGACGCCATCGGCGTCCCCCGCGACTGGGCCATCGCCGCCTACTGGCAGTCCATCGCCGACCGCAAATCTCGCTGCATCTGTGGATCTGTTCGCCCCTGGATGCCCACGATCACCAATCCCGACTGCCCGCAGCATCACTCCAACATCTGACCGCCCGTTCCGGCACCCAGGAGACCCGCGCCATGCACATCTACCACCTCGCCCGCAACGAAATCATCCACCGCGAAGAGAACGCCGCACTCGTCGTCATCGCCATCGACGAGTACGCCGCCCGTGAGCGCGCCGCCGACCTCTGCGGTCCCGAAGGCGTCGCCCCATGGCTGGAGCGCGCCGACTGCGTCCAGATCGGTGTTGCCTTGCCCGAGTTCGACGCTCACGGCTTCGCCTGCGTCGACTGCCTCGAAGCCTGACCCCCGACCACCCGTTCCGGCACCCCAGGAGAGACACCGTCATGATCCCCATCAGCCACGAAGACTTCACGGCCCTCAAGGCCCTCGACGACGCCCGCCG